TTCCCCTTTTTTCTTTTTCTTTTTAACCGATTTTTCAGACATGTTTCATTATGTTTTTTGATGTTTTTACCATAATGGTAATTATTTTATAACAAAGATAATATAAAATTTGATACCCAGTATCCGCAAATAACACCAAAACTTCCACCCAAAGAATAAGTGAATCTTTCCTTTAATGTTCCAAAAACAACGGTTTTAACATTTCCTGACCAAATAAATGATATTACAAAACCTGTTATAAACATCAGAAAAATCATGTTATTTGTTATAAAAACAATATTCATACAAGTAAAGAACACTTGTAAAAATGCCATTATAAATAACTTTAACTGCTCAATTTCAAATTTCATATTCTTCTTCTATCATTTGGTCTATACGTTCTTCCATTTCATTTTGATAAGTTTCTTTTCTAACATTAATTAATTTGCAAAATAAAATTTGAGTTAAGTCAAACATCCCTGAAAACCAATTGGTTAACTCACCTTTTTCGGTAATTTCTCCCCTTAATATATCACCATTATTTGTTTCAAAAGTATAATAATAACCCTTTAGTTTTTGTTCTGCAATTTGAATTTGAATATCCATTATGGTATATTCATCAGCAGAACATAATAATTCACCATTGGGTTTATAAACAAAAACCTCGTTTCTTTTAAATTTTCTAATTATCATATTTTAAATTATGTAAAATCATATTAACAAATCCTTTTATCAGTTATACAAAAAACTGGGGAACAATGTTTTAATCTGCACCATCTTAAAAGATTAAAAGTTTTTGGACAAACTAATTGACCAACACCTTCACCACCGTAAGAAATTGTATGATAATAAATTCTACCCCAATGATAAACCAAAATTAAATTACCTAACCATTCTTTTTTTTCTAATTTATGGTAAGGTACTTGTTTACCCAACTGATAATTTGATGATAAAGAATTACCTTTCTGTTCAAAATTTTCCATTTTTCTGAACTTTTTTCCTGAATATTCCCAATGATGTTTAACATCACGAAAATATTCATTCATTAAACGAGAAAAATCTTGTTTTTTAAGTTCCCTTTTTTCCCATTTAACAAATTCATCATATTCAATCAAATCAACCTTTGTTTGTAGGGATGATATATAAATAACACTAATGGTTACAAGATTAAATTGAGTAATTTCTTTACCCCTAATTAAATAAGTTACAATAAAACTTTTCCCAAAAAATACACTAAATATTTCTTGTAAAATTTTTTCTATTTTTTTCATAAATCAAAAATACAAAAAATTTTGGTAAATATTAATGCAAATTAAAAACCTTTATCTTTTCTCTTTTATCGGAGTATCTTGAATTTGTGGTAAAAATCATTTCAAAATGTTTTTCCAAATCATCATAACCATTTGAAAAAATTCCATGACTTATTGCAAGATACAATTTACCATTAAATCCATTTTTTCTTAATTGTTCTGCAATATTAATAAACGTTTTGCCACCAAGACAAATATCGTCAACCAAGAGTAAATCACAATCTTTTACAGGTGGAATTACTGTTACTATATTTCTTGTTTGTTCATCACGATACTTTGATGCAGAAACCACAGGAATAAATCCCAAATTTTCTGATAGTTTGAAAATCTTTTTAAAAGAACCTGCATCACTTGATAATAATTTCAAATCTTTTCTTCCTATTATATTTACAACCCATTCAATAAAAGATTTATTATCAATTCTTACACATTTATTTAATAATGCAGGTGCAACATCTGAATGTGAATCAAAAACAAAAAACTTTTTAACTTCCAAAGTGTTTAGTATTTTTGTTATAGTTTTTAAGGAAAAACATTCACCCACACCAAAATCCCTATCTGCTTGTTGATAAGGAAAATATCTAATCATTACCTCAATTTTAACATCAAAATCCTTATTAATGGTATCAACCATCAACATCAACAATAAAAGGTCATCAGAACCCTTAAAATACCAATCTATCAGTATTATAGAATTGGGGTTACAAACAGATAACTTTTCAATAACCGAATCATTTAATTTTAAATGTATTTCACCACCTGGAAAAATCCATGCATTATATTGATTGGTCTGCCTAACACCGTTAAGATTTATTATCATATTAATTTTTTTAAATTTTCTAACTCTTCATTTGTTAATCTTTCCAAAGGAATTCTATTTGTTGCACCTAATGTTTTTAGATTTAAAACAACTCCATAAGGAATAATAATATTATGTGAAACTATTAACCATTTAACTTTTCCTATTTCAATTACTTTTTCATAGGAATTTGTTATTTTTGGAATAATTTCTTCAATTAATTCTGTTTTTGACATAAACTATTTTTTACTCTTTCACGAATTTCATTAAATGAATATTCTTTAACAATTTTACCATTATAATAAACAGTTTCAAGCAAACCACCCCTTTCTTCTTCCCATGATACTTGGTCTTTTGTTATAAATTGATTATTTTCGTAATCCAATCTCATTAACCCCTTTAACGATTTTTTACCAGTATCAGTAATTGGGTCTTTCATAATTTCTATTGGTTGACCATTTACTTCAACATAAGTTGCCTTTAATGCGAAACCTAAAGTATCTCTTGAATGATTACGCATAATACCACCAACCCCAATAACCAAATTTTCTGGTGAATATCCCATTTCAATTAATTTATTTAATGTTCTTTCATATCTTTCATAATACTGACCATCACCATAAATTAAACCAACTTTATCATTTAAAACCTTTAAACCTTGTTTATTTATTGTATGACCAAAAACTTCATCCAACAATCTTATTGCACCCTTCCATTCCAAAGAATCTTCTTCTGATTCAGGATTACCGCAAATTATATATTCAGGATTACCAGAATCAGGTCTAAAAACTACCTTACCTTCTCTTGATAAAATTTGTGGTTTTAATTTTGTTGCAAATTCTGTTAACACTTTATATACATTATATGTATCTGAAACTATTGACACAATACCATCAGGATAAAGTTTTAACATATTTTCAAAGGCAGCTAATTCATCTTCACGACCAAAACTACACATAACAGAATGTTCTGATGCAGGAACAGATTTCATTATATTATCATCTAAAGAACCATTATAATAATCTAATATAAAAGGAATAGATGATACAGTATCACTACCATAAGAACTTAATAAAAATGCACTTCCAGAAATTGCAGCAGATTCTTCACTTGAATCACTTCTATACCCAAAATCATGTACTGTATAATCTTTTTTCCAATGATTTTCTAAATCAACTAATTTAAACTTTTCTTCAACTAATTTTCTATATTTATAAACACAAGATGCAACTGTTGTTGGAAACCAAACTTTTAAAATTAAAGATTCAAAAAAACCTGGCAACCAATGAAAATCATCATGTGTTGATACTATTGTTTGTAATACTTGTTTAGTTGGTATTATTGTACCTTCTGGTACAGATTTTATATGTAAAGGAAAATAACCTAATTTTAATAAATCCATTAATTGTTTTCTACTGTTATTTCCTTCTGAACCTAAGATATGTTTTTTATATCTAAGATGTTCATCAACGTTACTTTCAGTAATAAAACGAGAAAGATATTTTTTTAAAATACCTTGTTGACCATAATAAAGAACATCCTTAAAATGTTTATCTGAACGTGCAACCAAATGGTTATATACTTTATTACAACCAGGAACATATTGTTCCATGTGACCCATTTTGTAAACATCAAGACCTAAAAGTGGATTTTTTTCTACTGACATAATATTAAAATTTAATTTTTGATTGTTTTTTATTAAAAATATTTTTTTCAATTATTGATGAGCATTCAGGACCAATTCCATTTTCCAAACTTTCAGGATGTGTTAACTTTCTTCCACATCTTCCACAACGACCTTCGTGCATGAATTCCAATTTAAGATTCTCAATATTATTCAACAAATACATAAAACCCAAAACAGAAGGTGAATTAGAACTTATTTTTGTTTTATTAGATTTTCCATGATAATATTCACTATTTTTAACATAACCAATATAACTATAATCAGTTTCGTTATCTGTTCCTGTAAGTACTTTAACAAAGAAAATATCTTCTTTTTCTTTGTTTTTATTTGGATTATATACTTTATAAGTAAAATGTTTATTTGTGTTGGGATTCTTTAAAGTAAAAGTGGAATTCCCTGCGAATATAAAATTCTTAATATCAGATGGATTGGTTATTTTATTCATTATCACTTTTGTTTCCACAAATTTACCAAAAAAATCAATATCAGATTGGGCAGAATTCATTTATAACCATGCACGTTTTTTAGGTTGTGGTTTAAATTTCTTTGGTGTAAAATTTATTTGTTTGGTTTTTTGTTCATCCAAATTATTTTCTTTAAATTTAATTTTTGTTGATGAAAATTTATTTATATCCTTATCAGTTAACTCTTGACCTTCTTTAAAGGAAAAACAACCACTTCTGAATATCTTACCATCAGAAATAAAATAACAACCCAAATCATCAATTAAAACTTTCATAGTGAAGTTATTTTGATAATTTTAATTTTAAAACATGGTGATGAGTTTGTCTATAACAAATTATTACCAATTTTGTTTGTGGGTTGAGATTCAAATCTTTGGTAATTTTTAACCAATTTTCACTATTAAATTCATATTCAGGAATTTCTTTTTGTTCCCTATCTTTATAGTCTTTGGTTTTTCTTTCTTCACAATATTCATTATATTTACCAACCCAATCCTTAATATTTTTTATAATAAAATTATTGGTGATACCTTCCTTTAAACGATAAGTGGTAATTGAATAATCTGCATGATAATAAAATTCTGATTTATTTGTATTTCGTTTCATCATAAACTTTTATGTTAAATCACAAACATTTATATATTTTCTTCCTGTTGAATACAATTTTACATTAGGAACTGCCTCACGATAGGTAAAAGTTAGGGAATGTTTTATACCAAAAATAAGTAGGTATTCATCTTCTCTATCATCACAATAAGTAATTTTAATTTCATAGGTTTTTTGTTTACAATCCATACAACCAATAAAAACAAAATAAAAGTATCTTCATAACTTTATAAATTGAAGTACAAATATAGTGATAAAAAAATGATATTTACTATGCAAGAAAATAAATAACCCACCCACCCAAATTTTTCTTTAAATGGTATTAAATTAAAAATTATTAATATAATGATTTGATAATTAATATTTAAAAATAGACAAATCCATGATAATACTGCAAAAAAAGAATATTTTGTTTCTTCAATTGAATAGTTCTTTTTTATTTGTTTTAGACCAATATAAATATTAAAATAATATTTAATATTTGATAAAATTATTATTTGGTGTAAAATAGTATATATTAATAAAAATTTCATTTCATTTTTGTTTACAAATTTCGTAATAGTTAGTTTCTTTCATATTGAAAATCAATTAGTTATGGGTAGTTAGATATATACGATAGTTAGCAGTAATATCATTTTTGTTCGTGAGCAACCCATCCATTTTGTTTTAACTCAGTTGTATATTCGTGAATTATTTTATACTGTTCATATTGTTCATCTGTACAATGATATGAATTGAATTTTTGCAAAAACATTTCATACACTATCATTTCAACAATTTTAGGTGTTCCACTATATGCTTCCATAAGTGCTTTGTAATTTTTTTCCTGACCAAATGTTTTTGCAAAAAACAAAATGGCGTTTTCTACTTGTTCTTTACTTGCTTTCATATTTTTAAATTTATCGTTAAACAAAAATGATACATACTGCTAACAGCGTATAAAAAACATTAAAACGATTTTTTATACGCAAAACGTTATAAAACATAAAAATTATTCTGCTTTATCCCTTAATTTATGTTCACCGTTTCTAATTTTCTCCTTATATAATTCAAATTTGTTTTTGTCTGATGTTACTAAAAAAGGTTTATCATTTAATCTATCTTCTTCACATCTGTAAATGTAATATGTGGTTTGTTCCACAAAAACATTTGAGTAGTGCTAATATCCAACTTTATTTCCATAACAAATATAATCAATGTGATTCTCAACATATCCAGCAACAATAAAACTATTTCTTTTTTCTATAATCTTATAGATGTGAGTGAATCTATCTTTTAATATTGGTATTAGTTCATTCAATATCGAATCTTTTTCATCTTGATTTAACAAATTAAAATCCTTGTTTAATTCAAAGGTTCGTCTTAAATTAATTTTACGTAGTCCACATTGATGTCCATTTCCTTTATATTTATAAATTGGTGAATCAACCTTTAATTCATTCAATCCAATTTCATTTGGTAAAATATAACAATCAAATGGTTTATTGTGTTCTGTAATTTCAGAAACAGCGTTTGATTTTAAAATTTCACTAATACCATCACCTAAGTTAGCGATAGTTTCCATCTTGTCATTTAATAATTCTTTAAACATAGTTTTATTTTTAATTTATGATTATTTTTGTTAAACCGCACCTACACATAACAAGGTGTATAAGAAAGTTTGCTATCATCAGTTGTAGTTAATTTGAAAGTTCATCTAAGCAAACCTTCTCATACACCCAACCGTTATACACAATAATATCACCCAAGTAAATAATTATCAACTATCCTTTCAACCCCAACAGATGTATATCCAAGTTTCTTATTATCATTCAACCAATTCATAAAATCAAGTAAATCTTGTTTATTTTCAACACCCTTTAACACCGCTTTAGCACATTCTTCATTGAAAATATCCGTTAAAGCACCAACAGCATCTAATTTACCATCAACCATATTACTGTGTATAACACCAAATATATCCAATTTTGGGGGTTCATTTAACTTTTGTTCTTCTTCCATAATTTATCTTGTATTTTAAGGTTTGTAATTCTAATTCCAAAACTGTATATATTTGCAACCGTTATATTCAATATCAAAAATTTAGAAACGATTTTGATTCCAATATTCATCAACCTTAATCTGTTCTTCTATTTTAGTAATAATTTCATAAGCACTTGTTGAGGTTCCTGATTTAACATCAAAATCGTATGCTATCCTACCAACAGAAAAAACAAATATTCGTAATATGTTTCTTGGTATTAAAACCTCAATCGAATCGTCATGTTCAATGTTTAAATCATAAAGATATTTCAATGACACATTATCTTTGAACCATGATTTTGTTTCAATAAACCAATCTTCTGACATTCTTTCAATTGAAGAAGTTTTAATACCTGAAATCCAAGTATTACACCAAGACCACTCACTCTTTGTAAGTTTAATTGATATTGTTTTTTCTGTTTTAATTAATCCCATTGTATAAATTTTTGATACTAAATATAACAACAAATATAAGAAATAAATCTTACTTTGTCTATTTTTTAATGAAAAGATTTACTTCTCATATTTGCAACCGTTAGCGGTAATAAAATTTACTTTGCTTCTACTAACTCAAACAGTTCTGGTTTCATCCAATATTGAAAACCTAAACCTTTCATTTTTCCATTATCATCCATAACCCAAAAACCAGGTGTTTCATATCCTTTCTTTACTCATAATTTTATTTTTAAATATAAAAATTCTTTTTTTAGTTCTTCGATTAAAGTTTTGTACTAATTAAACCGTACTTATATTTTCGTTTATCAAAGATAAAAATTTTTTTTTAAAAAAATAATGCAAAAAACGAAATATTTATTATTAAATCAAACCACAAATGAATATATTAAACCTAATAAAAGATTATTTCATAACAGTTTTTCATAAAATTAATTTAAAGAATTGGTTTTATTTATTTTTAGGATTCATTGCCCCAATTAAATCGTTAATTTTTTTGTGTATTTTTCTAATACTTTTAGATTTATTTTTGGGGGTTAAAAAGGCACTAAAAAGAGGTGAACGAATAACAAGTAGAGGATTTTACTCAACAGGAAAGAAAATATATATATATAATATGATTATCATTAGTACATTTATTTTAGACTATTTTTTTCTAAATGAGTTTATTCAAATATTTTTTTCTAAGATAGAATATTTAACAACAAAATTAATAACTGCAGGTGCAGTTTTTACTGAAATAAAATCAATTCATGAAAATATTGAGATTTTATATAATATAAATTTATTTAGTAGATTAAAAACATTAATTACTAAATTTTTTAACGTTAAAAAAGATTTTGATAAATTTTCGGGTAATTAAAATTTAATCCTTTCTGTAATATAATCAGGTAAAAAACTAACATATCTTTTAAGATAATCCCTATTCCCATATTCATGGAGTTCTAAAGTTTTTTTATATTGCGTTATATCACAACAATCATCTTCACCAAAAGATAAGAAAATTTGTTCATCCCACTTATATTTTTTAGTATCTTGGATTTTGTAAGAATGATTTATTTTAATTTTATGAAATAAATAATCTGCAACATAACCTAATGAAACATCAATCTCTTTACCATCTTTTTTTGCAAAATATTTCCCATTTTTATATGAAATAGGAATACCATTAAATTCAAATAGAATTTCATAATCACATTCTTTTTTTATATAAATTATCCCACTTATTATTTTTCTTGCATTATCAATAATTTTTAATAAATCAGTTGTACCATAAACAATTATATTATCATCAATGTAATTTTCATCAACATCTTTGAAGAAATAAATAATAGATTTTTTGGTTTTAATTGATGCAATCCAAATACCTTTTGACTTACCAAATTTAAAATCATTTACAAATTCACGTAATTTACCAATATTATCTTTCTAGGGTTATCAATATCTTCACTATAATCTTTTAACAAAGAAAGTGGATATAACCATATTGGTTTACCCAAATCCCTTATTTTTTTTTTCTTTGTTTTAATCCACCAAAGTTTAATTTCCTTATATTGTTCTTTATTTACATAAGTTTTATCTATTGTTGCCATATTATATTTTTTCTATTTTAAATCCAAATTTGTTTATTCTGTCATTATAATCAATTTTATAACCCTCCTGAATTAATCTTCCATAGAAATTAACCACATCTATTGCATTCATATATGCAAAACCTGATGTTATTGGGTTTCTATATTTATCATGCTCAATATCAAGAAGATTTCTAAGTGCAGGTTTTCCCATAACTTCATTAAATTGACCGAAATGTTTATAATCTTCAATCTGATTACCTATTCCATTATCATATCCTGTGTAGTGCATAATGAAACCATCTTTTTTAATATCTTCATTACCACTATAAGATATTAAAAAATTTTCACCATCTTTGTTTACAAATACTTTAGAATGTTTCATAAGTTTTATTTAATTAATTAGGACATAAATTAGTGAACTGAAATCTTTCTATTGAGAATCCCCAATATTTACCCATACTTTCTTTTTGAATATCCAAACCCAAAATCTGCACCATTCCAATTGCAGATGTTGTTGAATATCTTATATCTTTTAGTATATAGGTTTTTCCCTTTTCAGGAAATGTTTCAAATCCTGTTAGATTTTCATCATCAATACAAGTAACAAAAATTGTTGGTATATTGAATTTTTGTAAATTATCATCAGGAAGAGTTTGTACTTTTTGCATTATTTATAATTATTTATTTCTTAATAAAACAATTTCAATCATAAACCACCAAAATAGAAGAAAAAATGATACTGAAAAACTATAAACAAGTGGTGTTAATTCAATTAACATTTGTTTTGGTTCGTTATAATATTCACCTATAATTAAACCTCCTATGAAAAAAGAAATTATCAATATACCTATAATTAATAATGATAAAAGTGTTTGTATTGTTTTCATAATTTATTTTTTTAATCTTCTGAATAACCCAATTCCTGAAATTCTTTTTCTGTAACTCGTTTCCTACCCATTTTTTTCATTTGTTCAACAATGGATAAAATAATTTGTTCTTGCACCTTAAAGTCCTTATGTAATCTTTGAATAACAAAGACCCATTTCTGTGATATTACCTCTGATAAAAAAAGTGGTTGTAAATCAGGTTGTGATTCCATCAGTAAACCAAAATGAATAACCCTACCAACATGACCAGGATGTTGTGGATTACCTGTTTTTTTATTTGGGTGCAATTTACCAATGGTGATGAAACCTTCACCTTCTTTTTTTAGTTTTAAGAAAGTCAGAGATTCTTCTAATTGTTCTTTAAATTTTGACATTATTTCAATAAATTTATTAATGTTAATATTATCAACATAAAAATTGTTATTCCAATTGACACATTCCGTTCTATTCATACTCCACATACGCAAATGATTAGTTTTATAAGTGAGCATAACGTTTTATGATACCACGTAACCTATCAATTTCCTTATATCGAATTTTTCCATAATTCAAATATACAAAAAAATTTTGGGTTAGAATTGAGCAAACTCTATTTACAATGTTTGTCTATTAGTAAATCAGTTTGCCAAACTGATTGTCCTTCTTTTAAAAGATATTTTCTTTGTTCTAATAATTCCTTATACCAAATTGCAGAACAATATATTTTTTCTATCATAAACAAAAAAGAATTGTTGGGTTATTTCGATGTATTTGCACATCAGGATATTTTTCCTGAAACACTTTACTATTAAACGGTAGTGTTATCAGGTGATGTCCTGACCTTGTGGGAATATTACCCAAAATTTTCATTTTATTATCTTCTGGTTGTAAACTATTTATAAATTCCTGAATTTCTTTATCAAATTCTTCATCTTTATTATCAATATCTACAACCCAACTTTTATCACCTGAATGATGTTTTCCGCAAACTGATGAATAAATTTTATGTAAACCGTTAACTTGATTTGAATTAAGATTATGTGCCAAATCTTCCATCATTTCAAGTGCAATCTTCCAAGAATTTCTTCCCTGCAAAAAAATAAATCAAACTGAACTTTAATTTAATTATTTTTTTTATGAAACTGATTTTTATATTGCCATTATTTATTTTTTTATTTTCATCTTGTGATAGTAAATTTAGTAAACAAGAAAAAAATGTATCTTCATTACCACAAGAAGAAAAGACAAATAAAGAAAAAGTTACAACACTTTATGATGGGTTTATCCTAAAAAGAAAAATAGAAGGAACTCCATTTTATCATTTTGGTGTGGTAAAGGGAGATAAAGTAATACATTTTGACCAATTTGGTGTTCATGAATCAACGACACTAAAAGAATTTTCAAAAGGATTTGAGGTGGAAGTTGTTTCTGCAAAACCAATTGATTTTTCAAATAACATGAACAAACTAAAGGAATGGAAAAATCAAAAGTATGATATGATGACAAATAATTGTGAACATTTTGCATACGATTTGGTTTTTAATAAAAAAGTATCAATCCAAACAGATAAAACATTTGAATACTTACAGAAATCTGCACCTGTAATGGAAGAATACTTAATTAAAAAAACACCAAAAGATTCTCTTGAGATTAGAACTGTTTTTAAAATATTAAATCAACAATATGAAAAAAAATGATTATATAATAGATTTGATTAAATCTTATTCCAAAAATTTGCGATAAATAATTAGGTTATTTTTAGTATTTTTGTCTTACTGATTAATGAAAATATTTTTTATGAAAACTCCTACAATTTGGACTGAACAAAATCAAACAATTGCCTACTACCACTATCGTCATGGTATGTCTTGTTTGAATATGAATATTAAAAATCTTTGTTCTTTAATGGGTACAACACATAATTCACTTAAAATGATGTCTTTAAACTTTGAATTTATGATTAAAGGTGAAGGTTTATCTGATTTTAAAGTAAATCAAACATTGGTTTACGAAAAATATCATAAACATTCACAACAACAACTTGCAACAGTAGTTAAAGATATTATTTGGAAATTACAAGTTAAGGAAGAATTAAGAAAATTAGGGAAAAATCCTAATAAATTTATAAAAAATTAAAAAAGAAAAATGATTAATAATATTGAAATAATCAAACCATTTTTGAAATTCCATAATGAACATGATTTCTACTTCATTCAAGTTCTGCAACGTTCAAAAGATAATCCTGAATTGGGTAAAAATAATCGTTTAATTAAACCTTACTATATCTATTCAATAGAACAGTTAGATAAGTTTTTTCCTGAAATGGTAACTCTTGCAAAATCATTTAATGCAAGAATTATGATTCATCTAGGAATACTAGAATCGAACTAATATCTTAGGTTTTTACCATTAAACTAATTCCCTATATTCAGATTAGTTACCTGTTTTTGCTGAAGTAAATTCTTTACCGAAAGAAACTATATCACGTATAGCAGCATAGTCAGGATTAATTAAACCTACCATTATTTCATCAAAATGCCAAGAACCAAATACAGTTAACCCTAAACCTAAAACCATAAATAAAACTGATGGTAATAATTTATTATGTTCAGTTGCCGATTTACCATAAAACCATACACCAAGAAATAATAATATAACCCCAACTATTAATGGTATTAAATAAGTTACTGCCTTAACTCTTTGTTGAGCCACAATTACTGCATAACCTGATGTTAAAGTATTTCCAGCACCAACTGCAGTTTTTTCCAAAATACTCCTTCCTGTTTCATACAGAGCATCTTTCATAGGGTCAGATGATGATTTTACATTAGTGGTTACATTTACTGTACTGTCCACTTTTACTTGTGCCTGTGTGTGTTGTTGTGTTTTTGTAAATCCAATTACAAAAAACACCAATGATAATAGTTTTTTCATTTTTTTAATTGTTTTTTTGTTTATGTAAAGTTAATAAAAATTTTTTGAATTATTTATGCAATTTTATTTTTCCAATTTATTTCAAATCCTTCATCAATAAGTGATAACACAGTAAAAATATTTATTAAAGGTATAAAAGAAACAATAAAGATTAATGACATAAAACCTAATTCATTTTTATCATAATTTTCAAATAACAACATTAATCCCAATAATTTAGGGATATAATAAAAAAGAATACTAAAACAACTAACCAAAAAATTATTTTCCGTTTCTAAAAAAGAATAAGTTAAATAAAATTCAATTATTAATATAAATGAAAATAGTATTTTTGGTAAATGAATATAAAAATACTTTAATAAAATGTCTTTTTTAATGTTTTCCATAATGTTAAATTTTTTTTTATTATTAATTATAATGTCCTTCATAAAAAATCTTTTCTGTATTTAAACACCGCAAGTTCCTTATTCTTCACTTCCAATGTAATATATAAATCTTTATCAAAGATAGGAAATTTTTCGTAAATAAAGTCCGCATGACTCTTTATTGTTGATTTTGCATCTTCATTTAACTTCTTTGATGAACTGTGATGTACTTCTGGAATAATACCACCCCAAGTGGATTCTGCAAGAGCAAATGCAAAATTATTATCCACACCACCATCATTACAATAATGATGAAGTGAATCAAATACTATTGGTATTCCAATTACCTGATGAACACCATCATACAAATCTTGAACTGTATAACCATTTGGTGAATCATCATTTTCAACTGTTAATCTTTTTTTGGTTGATTCATTAAGTTCCAAGAATTTTTCACAAAATCTTTTCATTGCAGATTCCTTATCACCATATACACCACCAATATGAATGTTAATATTATAAAATGGATTATCATCCAATTCCATTAAATCCATAATAAGTGAATGTTGATTAAGTTCATATATGGTTTTTTGCACCACATCTTCTTTAGGTGAACACAGAACGTTAAACTGTCCTGGGTGATATGAAACCTTATGTTTGTAGGTTTTAATCAATTTACCCATACCAGAAAGGATATTTCTAATCTTATAGTAGTTGGGTAAATCTTTTAATTCATAATGGGTGAACCAGGGGAAAGAATCTGAACTCATTCGGTAATTTCTAATACCATTTTGTTCATTCCATTTAATTATTTCAATTGTATCCCTAAGATTCTGCAATACCAATTCTGAAACATAGGTTAAACCTTTTTCTTCAAAGGTCTTTTTAACCATACCACGATTAACTTTAATTCCTTTTTGTTCAAGTGTGGTATTAATACAACAATATCCTATTTTATCTGACATTCAACAAAGATACAAAAAAATATTTAAAATATTGTGCAATTATATTAAACGACATATAAATCTGCAAGTTGGTCAAACATACCAATAGGATATTCTAAGGTACAAAAAAAATACTAAAATAAATAGCAAAAAAATCCCATCCTTAGATGGGATAAAAATTAGGTTTTCCAAAAAAGTTGCCTTTACATACAATTCAGAATCGAACTGAACTTAATACTTTCTTACTTAGTTACACTTTTACACTTTACAATTTACCTTTTACAAGATACCATTAAGAGTGGTTTAGTTTTTCAGACTAATAATGTTTATTTGATTCGACAAATATTCCAAAATCTATCGGCATTTTTCTTCTTCCGAAAGAATATCACTTACCCAGTGATGGGTTTGTACTAACCTAATTTTTAAGATATTAAATATTTTCCAAATCATCAAAAGAAAATGAAAGTTCAATTTCCCTTGTGTTTAATTTTTCAATTTCATTTTGCAATGAACGATATTGTTTCTTTAAACTGGATTGTTTTTCTTTTACTTCTGCACCTGTTAGGGTTGGTTTGTATTCAACTGTAACTTGTTTTCTTTCATTTCCTACTGTTTGGAAATTAACGGTTTTTGTTGGTTTTGTTTTTTGCAAAATACCATTATAGATTTCCAATAACATTTGATAGTTTTTCATTTCACGCACCTTATCATCAACACCATTTTCTCTATTGAAGTTTGAAATTTTTGAATTAATTTCGTGAGAGAATGAAAGAAGTTTTTCTAAACGAGAAATATTTTGTTTAAATTTATTTCCATTTTCTTCATCAGATGTTAATACACCATTTTCGTAGTTCAATCCCAAAGGTGAATTGCGAGTTTCGTATTGAACGGTATTGATTTGTTGTTTTAATTCGTTTTTTAAACGTAAAGATTCTGAAACTGTGATTTTCATAAAAGATTTATTTGTTTTTTTGTTAGATTATAAAGTTAATAAAAATTTTTTGTTTTATCAAGTGCAAAATTATTCTTTTGTAATATTCTTTTGTAATAATGAAAGATATTGATTTTCATTAATTTCAATTTGTAATAGAACACACCCTTTAAATCTATTTGAATTCTGATTTTTAGTAAAATACATATTAGATTCTTCTAATTTAGTTGTTATTTCTGTATTTCCATCTATTCTCATAGGTCTTTATTTTTCCACTTCTTGCAAAATAATTTATCTTGTTGTTTCTTTTTATCAAGAACAACCTTATTTTTGAATCTTCCATCAAAGAAACCTTGTTCCTTGCGAGATTCCCTCATTTTTTCCTTTTGTAATTTTATTACAGTTGTTTTTTTCTTCTTTCCCATCATTCAAAGTATAAGACTTTTTTCCATTTAGGTTTAACTTCCTTAAACAAATTTCCTTCACCTGTGTATTGGAAATACTTTTTTCCCAATTTTATAACAATATATGAGGATTCTTCCTGCCAAGTTTCTACAACACATTCTTTCAAATAATTTTTTTTAGTTCCCCAACACATAACCTCAAGAATAATCCAACCTGCAAAATCCAAATCTTCTTTAATTCTTTTGATTATTTGTGGTTTAGTTTCAGTAATTTCACAGTTAACCAAATCAATTTCTTGCCAATGTTCTTTTATGAACTTTATCGCAAAATTCTTAATTTCTTTCATATTATTTGATTTTTTAAAAAATTTTAACTAAATTTCGTTTTAACAAAACAAATATACAAAATGAACACAAAAAAAATTGAGCAATTTTTCACAACTATTGGTTTTATGTTAACTGGGGTATTGGTATCTGCAATAACTTATGTGATTTACCAAATTATTTTCTAAGGTTTTTTAGAAAATCTTTGTTTCTTAGAAAAACGGTCTTTCTTTATCCACCAATAAGATTGACCTTTTTTTATTCCATCTTCGGGATAATCCTTTCTTGCAGATTTTACAAAGTGTATTGGATAGAATAAATGTAGTGTTTAATGTTTTGATAATACACAAAGTTTTGGGTTTTGGGTTAATTGAAACAAGTTTAAGTCTGCTACCAATTTTTTAATATCACGGAATGAATAAAAGATAGTTTTAAATTTCGTGTCGGTTTCGTACCTTACTTTAAAATGTGGGTATATATCGTTTTTAGCATCTTTGTTTACATCTATTGAGCATACCATTTTTTTAATTATCTGCCCATTTATAGTGCTTTGATTACTAAATTCAGTTTTACCGTTTCCTGTTAGTTTAGCTGCTTTAATTTGCGCTTTAATATCTGTTTGGCTATAAGTCATCATAGATTTTCAGTTTTTATGAATGGTTAAAATAATGTGGCAAAAGTTCGGGTTATTAGGCTGTGCATTGTGTACTATTTTCCACTCCGCTTCCTCAGGGTTTAAAAAAGACCATTCGCCTTCCTAAACTTCTAAAGAAGTTTCTGCTTCAATAAAATATTTTTTCATAATACAAATTTTCTAAAGTTTAACTCCAATGTTTTTCAGTTCTTAATACAAATAATCCCATATTTACCCAATTTTCAGGGTTAGATTTTCGTATGGTGGCAATTTTATCAAATGCTCGCAAATTGATTGCTGCGTTTGGTATTGTTTTAAGGTTTTCTTTAAAGAATTTGATAATTTGGTCTTTGGTTTTAATATCCAAATCAGGTCTTAATTTATATTTAAGTTCCTCAATTCGTTCAACCTTTTGTTCTGCATTTAAGGACATATCAATCGTAAAAGAACGAGATATTAATGCCTTATCCAAATCTTTTAGATTTTTATTGGTGATAAAGATAATTCTTCCTGTAAAATCAAATTCATCAGGTAAATCTTCTGGTAATCTTGTTGAGTTCCATGATACTTTACGTGTATCATAACTATCTAACGCTGCCTTTAGAACATTTTTAGTTTTTTTATCCTCCAAAACTGCATCTGTGTCATCAAACACAAGAATCATTCCATTGTTATCATAAAGGTTTCTATATAAACCCAAAGGTGTACAATAACCTTTAATTACTTTAAAATTGGTAACATTTTCTTCTTCTAAACGTTTCATTACTGTGAAGGTTTTACCAACACCAGCATCCCCTGCGATTATTAATGAAGGCATTTCATCTTTGATTAACATTGTAACAGATTTTTCAAGGTAATCAAATTTTTCTGATGTACTAACTAAACCATCATGGTTAGAATCCATAACTTCATTTTTCTTTTTCTTAGATACAGTTTTTTTCATGCGATTTTTTTTATTGTTTTTTAATTATTTTACAAAGGTAGGTAAATATTTTTTATTTTTTTGTGCAAAAATGGTTTCTGAATGGTTGGATGGTTTATATGATTTTGATAATGGTGGTTATGTTAAATTATCAAACAAATGTGGTTTATTATTTTAAAATTAGATGTTGTAAAAGAAATTTCTTTTGTTTGTCTTTTAAAATAATATCTTTTTCTTATGTATATTTTTTCTTTTTTAAAGAAACCAAAAAATGATTCAGTTTTCCTTATTATTGCATTATCAGGAATATAATAATCCCTTAAATATTCATTTAATTCAGTTTCAGATACTTCCAAATCAATTACTTCAACAATATCAGAAAATCCACAAATATGTTCTTTGACATATATTTCACCCCTTAAATAAAGATGATTATTAATATGTATTCTTGCCTTTGTAATTATATTATCAGTACATGAATATAATAAATCTTCATCAATTACTATTTGATTTAGTATTGTTCTACCTTTTATTTCATTGTAAATAAAATCCATAATTATTAATTTTCCACAAAGATAAACCAATTAATTCAAAAATCCAAATTTTTAATGTTAAGAAATTGTTAAGAAATAAAAAATCGTATATTTATATATAAAATATATTTTTTATGAAAATCATTATAAATGAAAAACAGGTTGCATTATTAACTAAATTTTTAATTGAGAATAAAAAACAAAAATTAAATGAAAGTGAAAAGGCAAGTGATGAATCACATGTTAATAAATTGGTTAATTATGCAGAAAAGGTTTGTATGGAATCACCCCATACCATTGACATTAAAAAAACCCCAAATACCGAACATGATTTGGAAGAAGGTTTAAAAAATTTTAATGTTTGGACTGTAACAATTAGAAATGGTAATAACCCTATTGAATTTACCCTTAAACCTGAATCATTTGTTGTAAAAAAATATTCATTGGGTGGAACTCAATTGGGTGAGGAAAGGGGTGAGAATTTTATTATTTCACCTGAATTTAGCAAATCAATAGAAAATAGATTTAATAAAATTGAACAAACAAAGAATATTAAACAAAAACAAATTGATAACCAAAAATCTGCAAAAGAAGAACTGGTAAATTCAATAGTTGGTGAATAAAAAAATCTTTTTAATAATAAAAAAACCCTATCCATAAGATAGGGTTTAATTTTTTCAAGTTCCACCTAAGTTAAAAAAAAGAACTTAACATGGTAGTTTTTTCTACAATTTTAATTATTTAGGTTGTATTAACATAGTGGAATTACTTCCTGTCATAGTTGATGGCAAATCCCCTGACCATTTATCAATCCACATTTTATTAATCAAATTTTGTGTTAAAGTTTGGGATGTTTTTTCATTATAATACGCTTGAGCATCTGCTTCTATTTTCTTTGCTTCTGCAACTGCTCTTTTTTGTGTTAATAATATTTCTGCCTTTTGTTTTTCAGATTCTACCTCATTCTTTAGTTTGTTCGCCTGTTGTATTTGATTATTTCTTTCCTCAATTACTGCCTTTAAAGATGCTGGTGGAACTAAATTTGATGTAATTTCGTTTAACTTAAAGTAAGAAGTTTCAAATTCCTTTACCAACCTCTTTTGAACATTGGATTCATAAGAACCAACATTATTCATTAATGAATCAGTTGAATAATTTCTTGCCTCTTCCCGATAAGCATTAAGTACCCTTGTATTTAAAATAGAACCCTCAATGTTATCAAAAAATTCTTTACCTGAATTTAAGTGTTTATAATTGAAGGCAATTTTAATACCTTTACCCCTAATTGCCTCATAGGCATAAGTTGGGTCAACAGTAAATTCACCACCATCTTTTGCATAAACCCTAATACTTTCACAGTCCGCTCTTTGTTCATACATTGGTACAGATATTAATTCTGTTCCTGGAAAAAGTGTGTTTTGTTTACCACTCACTAAAGTAAAATCACTTTCACCGTTTCTTCCGTAATTTGTCATTAAAACCCCTTCATGGTTTGGTTCTACCCAAGAACAAGATGAAAAGGAAAATAAAATAATTGTGCTGATTAAAAAAATTAAATTTTTCATGATAAAATTTTGTTTTTGTATTTGATTGTTAAAAAAATTGTTAAAATTGTTAAACCTAAAGAAAGAAATGGACTATATAGATTAAAAATCCATATATAAGATAATCCCAATAAAATGTATATTAAGATTATTAAAAATAATTTACTTTTATCCATTTTTTCTTAATTTTTTTTCGTGTAAATCACGTAAAAATTCACGTAATTTTTCATCTGTTGTGTCTAATTCACGAACAAAATCATTGAATAATTTACCTGCGTTTGTTCTGATTTCCTTTACGGATTCTCCGTTTACTTTAACTTTTGCCATAGGTTTCTTTTCCATTCTTCCTACTGCAATTTCTCTACCTAAATTTTTATTGTATTTCTCATTTGGTTGAGCAATTGAGAAACCAACAACTAATTCATGGTTTTGGTTAAGTTCACCTGCAAAGGTTACTTTTCTGGATTTACCATCATTACCTGCCACATCTTTGTAAGCAAATAAGATTTTTCTTTCTACTAAGTTTAGATTCATTTTTGTTTTATTTGATTAAGAAATATTTTATTGTGTTAATTATAAAGTAAAATAAGAAACCCACTAATATCAATAAGTAAGGAAAATCACTATTTAAGGAACTTCTTAATAAAAAAAAGTTTTTAATAAATTTCCTTCTTATAAATCTAAGATAACTCATTTTCTATATCCTCAAGGGTTTTTAGTGGTAAATTTTCCAATAACATAGTTGTACCATTAGTTAATGATAAAACTACTTTAGAATCCCTATTATAGTTCCAATTTTTTATTGTTGTTTTACCAATTTCTAATTCAATTTCCATACCAATAAGTGATTTTTTGGTATGTGGTAATAAGTTTTCAATATTTTTAACTACTGAATAAACTTGTTTAAAATATCCCATTGTTCTATTTTTTTGTAAAGATAATAAAATTTATTTACTTTTATTTGGCAAACATTCAATTTTAAAATCCATTAATTCAGGACTTTTAATCAAAATTAAAGAATCTGTTTTTGTATTACAACTTTGGTAGTTTTCTGTTTTAACATACCAAGTATGACCATTAGAATCTTTAAATTTTTTATGAGATTCACCATGCATTATTGATGCAAATAGTAATAAAACTATTAACAAGTAAATAAATAAAACTAAATTGACTGATTTTTCCATAAAAAATATTATTTTTTAAAGTGTTTTTCTACTTTTTCTTTATTATAAAATATCATCCATAATGAATTACCAATATAAAAATGAGATTTTTTTTTATTCCATGTTTCTTTATCACCTAATATTAGAACAAATAATACCACTTAATATTGATAATATATAGATTAACATTTCATCTTTATATTCATCATAATGACTTTTAAAATTTCTGTACCAACAGACTTTAAAACCCATATTTGTTAAATGAAAAGGTATTAATCCACTTAAACTCCATAATATAATTAATATCATTATCATATTTTTTTAATTTTAAATTGTATGTGAACCCAGGAAGATTTGAACTTCCAACCTATCCCTTAAAAGGGGATTGCTCTGCCAGTTGAGCTATGGATTCATTTTGCCACAGAGTAGGATTTCGGTTAAACCTATGACATAAGTTCTTTATTCAGATACTTCATGTTTTTTTGGAACTCTAACTACTTTATAGTTATGTTCAAAGAACAAAGATTTTGCCTCTGAATTGGTTTGGCAATTTCTTAATTTTGTTAAGAAATTCTCAAAATAACTACCGTAGTAATTAACATCTTTATAACCCAATTTGTTTACAAAAATACCATAACCTTCATCATCAAGAAAGAATTTAACTTCTTTTCCAGGTTTGTATTCAAATTTGTTCTTAATAAGATGTTCAAACCAACGTTGGTGCATATTATAGGTTTCTACTACAACACCATTTTCGTTTTTCAACCCAATGAAAATTCTGAATATATCCTTTTTGGGAATATCAAATCTTCCTTCAATTTTTACAGTTTCCTCTGAAACTTCTGTAATTTTCGCAATTCGTGATTTACCATCTTTATTGTGGTAAGATACAATTTGATTCACTTCTGGGTTTTGTAATTGTTCTTCAACATAAACCCCAACCAATGTAGGTTTTTTTTCTAATTCTTCTACTGACATATTTGTTTTTAAATTGTTTTAAAAAGTTTCTAATACTACCTTACCTTCATCATCTAAAAAAGAGTTGTTTCTTTCTAAAAAAACTTTAATTCTTTCTTTTAATGGTTTATGCGACCACATTCTAATCACACTAAAAATTTCTGACCAATCAGATGATTCTGAAATTTCAAACTCTAATTGTTCATCATTACCAGTTTCTTGTTCCATCCATTTTTGTTGGAAATTCTCAAATGTTAATTTTTCCATTGTTCTGTTTTTTGTTTTTTGATAGTGTAAAGATACAAATTTATTTTTTATCCTTTAATGCAATATTTTTTTCTTTTAATTTTTTGCACTTTTTCCTCTTTGCTCATTAAATTCTTTACCTTTTTGAGTTAAAAAATATGTATCACCATCAAAAGAATCAATAAAACCCTTTTGTTTTAAACTTTCCAATGCAGAATCAGAAATTATTTCTATTAAAACACTTTCAAATTCACCATCAGAATAAGAAAAATCTTCTTCATCACCACTAATCCATTTTGGGTAGAATAATTCTGAAAACTTATTTATTGCGACTTTATGAGCAATTTCAGGATTTAATTCTTCTTCCTCAAAGAATCCATTTTCTTTTAATAGATTTGCAACTTTGGTTGCTCTTTCAACTACTTTATCTGGATAGGACATTACAGTTTTATTTTTTAATTCCTGTTAAATATTCCTCTAAATTAGTGCCCCAATATTCGTTACCACTTCCTTTAGAACAATTAAGAGGTTTATGACCCTGCAAAGTACTAAAATTACCTTCTGTATCAATAATACAAACACAATCACAAGGTGCAGTTTTTAACTTATCTAAAGTGGTTAATTTAGTTTCTGTTTCAAATTCTTTAATCCACCTTAAAAAGTTTTTTTTAGAACGTTCTGGGTGGATTTGCACATAAATTGGTAACATCCAATCACAAGTGGAAACTCTTATTTTTTCTTTACCCAAATCTTCTTTAGGAATTACTAAACCTACTCCGTAACTCATATTTTATTATTTTTTAACCAAATAAGATTTTAAAGAAAAAATTGGTGCAAAGTAATTCATCAATACTTCAAATTTTGTTTTAACTGAAACATCATTTCTTACACCATGAACATCATTTTGGAAATCAGTTTCATCAACAATTTTTTTAAATTGGTCAATTGTACCTGATTTGATTGAATATGTTGCAGTTGATGAAATCAAATTTTCTTTATCTTCTTGTGGAATTCCTTTTATTCCTTCCAATACCTTTTCAATTTTTGAAAAATGTTTTTCCAATAATTCGTTGTTGAATGTATATGTTATTTTTTCTTCAACATATTCACATTCATAATCAACCACCTCACCTTCTTCGTTTTTAATAGGTTTACCAAACATTTTCTTTAATTCTTCATATCTTTCAGAATCAACTTTAAGATATTTGTCCATAGGTAAAACCATTACTTGTGCATCATCTGATTCCACAATAAAGGTATTTGGGTTAATACCCTTTTCAATAAAAAGTTTTAAAAATTCATCCTTTGATTTATCCTTAACAATCCCCTCCAAAGACTCAATCTTTGCCTTTGTTTGTTTTTCGGTTTCCTTTAACTCCGCAAGTTGTTTTAACTGTGTGTTAAATTCTTCACCAGAAACTTTAACGTGAAGGTGTTTTTCTTTTGTTTTTGTGGATGTACTTTTTTCCACAGGTTTTTTAAAAATTCCCATTGTTTTATTTTTTGTTGGTGTAAAGATACAAATTTATTTCTTATTTTTTTATGCAAAAATTAAATTCTAACCACTTTGAATAATGCCTTTTCAATTTTATACCCATTATTGATGAAATGTTTTAAGGAATCAACATTACAATGAGCATAAATTTGTTTATTAGAATCTTTTATTTTGGAATTTCTATATTCCCAAAGAAGTTTATATATACCACCATTTCTATATTCTTCTTTTACAAAGGCATGACATAAATAAATTGTTGTTGGATTTTCAACATAAGAAACAATTCCAACAAGTTCTTCTTTTATATATGCACCATAATATGTTGCATTTTCATCAAGTAAATCAGGTTTGATTTCTGAAAATTCCTTTTCTACTTCACTATATTTGGTTTTTCTAATTTCCATTTTTCTAAATGTTTATTTCATTTAATGTGTCTTTAGTTTGAATAAAAACTTTATCAGATATATTTACAGTTAAATCAAGTATAGGTTGTAAGAAAGTTTCATTAATTTCTTCATTATTAATAATTCCCATATTGGAATCAATATTATTAATAATATCTTTTAACCTTTCCTGTAATAATTTTACTTCTGTATTAGTAAGTTTCATAACTAAACTTTTTCTATTTCTTCTAAAGTAATGTTAATATCTGAAATCATACAATCATTTAGGTCAGTAAAAAATTCACCATTTTTATTAAAATAACCATAATCTGTATGTTCACCACATTTACATATTCCAATATCTGATAAATCAGAATCACCATTAGAATAAGGAGATTCAGCACAACATTCAGAAACAAAATCAGGTTCGGTTAATTTATAGTCTTTACTTAAATGTTTGTCAAGTAACATTACCTTGTTACCTATTTCTTTCCAATATTCATTTCTTAAATCTTTAGAAAGTTTTTTGGAAAATTGTAATACAGATTTTTGTAATTCTAAAATTTCTTTGTCTAACATAACACAAAAATACGAAATTAATTTTAATTTTTCTATGCAATGTTTAGATTTATTTCATGGATATAAGAAAAACAATTCTTCATGACATTCTTGGTCGAGCGAGAAAAGAAAATGGTCATCAAATTTCTTTTGATTGTCCAACATGTTCTGCATCGAAAGGTTTATTAGAAGGTGATGGCAAAGGAAATTTGGAGGTTAACTTGCAAAAGAACGTCTATAATTGTTGGTCTTGTCCACCAGAAGAAAAAAATCATGGTAATATACAAAAATTAATTTTTAAGTATGGAACAAAAGAACAACTTAAAAATTTTATGGTTTATGAAGGATTGTTTCCTGATAACGAAGATGAACAAGAAATAATTAATCTACAATTACCAAAAGAAATAGTTCCACTTTGGGAAAATAAAAATAATAAGGCATACGAATATCTTAAAACAAGGGGGATAGATGATAAACAAATTTTTAAATGGAAAATATATGGATGTTATGGTGGAAAATATAAAAACAGAATTATAATACCTTCTTATGATATTAACAATAAACTAAATTTTTTTGTATCAAGAAGTTATATTAACCACAAATTGAAGTATTTAAACCCCAAAATTCCGAAAGATAATGTTATATTTGGTGAAAACCTTATTAATTGGGATTCAACCTTATATTTGGTTGAGGGGGTGTTTGATGCAATAACTTTACCAAACTCCCTCCCCCTATTGGGTAAGGTACTTTCAGAAAAAATCAAATCTGAAATATTTGATAAACTTAATGCGAAATTGATAATAATTCTGGATTCTGATGCAGAATATAATATGATTAGAATCTATAATGACCTTAATTTTGGTAGATTAAAGGGTAGGGTTAAAATGGTTAAATTAGTAGATAAAGATTTATCAGAAATAAACCAAAAGTGGGGTAAAGAAGGTATATTAAAAGTGGTTAGGGAAAATTATTCTGATGAAATTAGTTTTTAAATTAATCTAATTTCTTATTTGCAATTTTTCCAAAAATCTCAAATGTATCTTTTAGGTGTTTTATTTTTGTTTTATAATGAAATCCATCAACTTTTTTGATTTTATTATAACATACATTAATTAACATTTTTATTTTTATCATTCCCCACAAAGTCATTATTTTTAATCCATTAACTTCCTGAAAATCTTTGGTATTTTCGTTACAAACAAATATATCATATCTATGGTATCTAACACCATCATAGTATATAAATTTATAAAATTTTTTGCACATTACAGGAAAAGGATTTTTATTTTTTTTCTTAACTTCTTTTACTGTAAAATCCCCAAACCAATCATCAACTACAACTTCCCCATCTTCTTCATAGGTATTACTTTCATAAAAACTACAATAACTATTCTTGGTTAATTCTTTCAATTTATTAAAATTATTTTCATCCATATTCAAATCAATATCTTTTGGTTTTCTATCCAAATAACCATTAATATATAAAGATGATGAACCTGATATAACAAAATCAATGTTATTTTCTTTTAAAAAATCAATAAAACAAAAATCCCATCTAAATATAAAATCACCCAATTTATTTTGAATAAATTCATATTCTTTTCCGTTTTGGAAACCATTTTTTGATACCATTTTATAAATTTTATCATAAAATAATGTTTTTTATAAAATATTAAAGTGAGATTGGCAAAAATAAGAAATAACTTTATTTTTCAAGTTTTGAATTTATATTTCTTTAAAATTAGTACAATTATGAAAAAAGTAATTACACAAGAACATGTTTCATTAGGTCATCCAGATAAAATCGCAGATTACATTTCATCAAGAATTTTGGATGAATATTTAAAAATTGACCCTAATACAAAATTAGGTTGTGAAGTTTTGGTTACACCAAAAAAAGTTATAGTTGCAGGTGAGGTTAAAACCAAAAAAACTTTTACTGATGAACAAATTAAAGAAATTGTTAAAGATTCAATTATAAGAATTGGTTATACTGATACAGAAAAAGATTTCAATCATTTAGTAGAAGTAGAAAATCGTATGATTATTCAATCACCTGAAATAAATAAATTGGTTGAAGGTGGTGAAGATTTGGGTGCTGGTGACCAGGGAATAATGTTTGGTTTTGCAACCAACGAAACAAAAGAATATTTAAAACTTCCTTATGTTATTGCAAGAGGAATTGAAGAAAAAATTAGAAGTTGTGGTTATGATTATTTATTACCTGATGGTAAAACTCAAATAACAGTTTTATATGATGATGATAAACCAAAACTAATACAATCAGTTGTTGTATCTATTTCACATAAAGAAGGTACTTATTTAGAAAAACTTAGACATGATGTTTTTAATTGTATTAATGATTATATTCAAGAAAATGGTTATGGTAAACTTTTCACAAACAAAACTCAATATAAAATAAATTTTCTTGGGGAATTTTCAATCTGTGGTCCTGAATCCGATTCAGGTTTAACTAATAGAAAACTTTGTGTGGATAATGGTTACTATATCATAGGTGGTGGTGGTTTATCAGGAAAAGACCCATCAAAAGTTGATTTAAGTGCAGCACTATTCAACAGATATATTGCAAAAAATTTGGTTGCATCAGGTTTATTTGATGAAGTTTTAATACAAACTTCTTATGTTATTGGTGAAAGTAACATTAATTCTTTAAATATTGAAACAAAAGGAAATAAAACAACCTTAAATGATGAAGAATTATCAAAAAAATTAATAAAAATTATTTCTTTTAAACCAAAAGACATAATTGAACATTTAAACTTAAAACAACCTATTTATAGTGAAACTGGGTTAGGTTTTTTTGGTAAGAATTTTAATTGGGAAAAATTGGATATGGTTGATTTGTTCAAAAAACGTTTATCTAAGTATTTAAAAGAAGAAAATAAACCAGTAATTAGGAAAAGTAGAAGAACTAAAATAAATGGTGAAATTAAATTAGGTAAATTAATAGTACAATAATATGCAATACTTAGTAGGTAAAATGATTAAAGAAGTTAAACCTTTAAAATTAAAAGGTTATGATGATGAAGGTTATTTAAAAATAACATTTACAGATAATTCTTATGTTGTAATAGAATCATATTACGAAAAAGAAAAAACAGAAAAATCTTTTGGTGAATATCAAACCAAAATAAAAATTCATGAAAATATAGATTTAAAATATTTCGATGGCATACAGTAGATGGAGTAATTCGATTTGGTACACTTTCTGGACTTCAAATTGTTCAGAAGAATGTGATTATAAACTACCAACAAAAAAATTGAAAAATAATCAATATTTTGAGATATGTGATTTTGGTAGAATTTTATATTTTTCATATAAAGAAATTAATGAAAATGTGGATAGTTGCATAGAAAAAGTTGTGGATAAATATTCTCAAGAAATAGAAGGTCAGATTTGGTCAGGTTTTAATGATGATGGTAGTTCTACTTATAAAGATGTTATTTATGAACCAAAAACCTTTTCACAAGAAGAATTAGATGAACTAAAAGGTTATATGTTAGAATTTAAAAAAGATGTGGATGATTCTTTTAATTTAAAAGAATTTTTCTACATGAATTGGTATGTTCCTTTAAGAAACAAATACAAATTATCATTCAAATTAAAATTAAAAAAATATTATGAAATGGTTTTTCTTAGAAAATAACATTAAAGTTGCAAAATATAATAAATCTGATGATATTAGAACTTTTTCTATTAAAGGTTATCAAACATATTCAGATTTATTGGATTATTGTCCAATAACAAATAAACATTTATCAGTACCACAATGGTACATTTTTAAAACAAAAAAATAAATATGAAAAACTTTATCTTAAAAAACAAATTTACTATTATTAGTATAATATCTGTAATACTTTTACTTAGTTATTGTAAAAAACAATCAGATGTAAAAAAATTAAATAATTCTTTATTTTATACAAGAAAGAAAGAAGATTCTTTGCAAAATATAATCAAATCAAAAGACTCACTTTTAACCTTAAAAAATCTGGAATTAAACTCTCTTGCAGAAAAAGATGGGGTTAAAACAAATGGTTGTGAACAACAAATTCAATTACTTGAAAATTCCTTAAATGAATGTAAGAAGGATAAAGAAAAAATTTTTAAGGAATTACAAAAAAATTAAATAAGAAAAGGAAAAATTAAAACCATTTCCAATTTTTCCTTTTTTCTGGTTTATTGATTATTGTTATTAACTCTAATGGTGCAAGAATAAAAATTAAAGATAATATAAATGTTAAGTATATAAAATATAAAAACCATTCAAGGTCATAATTAAAACATTTAAGAAATTGAATTATGACCTTACTTTTTTCTTCATTTATCATTATTAAATAATAATAATAACAATAAATTATTAACCCAATAATCAATAAATAAGAATTAATACTAATAATCATAATTCAAATATATTCCATAATCTTTTAGATTCAGTTTCAGTTAGTTTAAAACCAATACGATTCAATGTTCTAAAGAAATCTTTTGCACTTGTATAGTTTTGTGAGATAAAATAAATAGGTTTGTCTAATGAGTTAATCAATTGTCCACATCTATAAGAAAATTTCTTTTTGGTTAAAGTCTTAAATCCATAATAAAAATTTACACAACAAAAATACAAAAAATAGTTTAATTTTCTTATGCAATATTTATCTTTATGATTATGTGGAAAAAACTAAAACCATTTTTACCTTTAATTGTTGCAACAGTTATAATAACCCTTGTATCAACATTTCACGTTATTTCTTTGTTTGCATTATCTAATAATTTATTAATTAGTATTATTACTGCAATTGCATTTGAAACTGTTGCAATAGGTTCTTTATTTGCAATCTTCTATTCAAAGAATAAAACCAATTCTTTATGGGTTATTTTTATTACAGTTGCGTTTTTTCAAATATTAGGTAATTCTTATTATGCATTTGAATTTATGTCAAATCAATTAATATCTAATCCCAATTTTCTTAATAACTGGATAACCTTTATTGGTCAACCAATTATTGATTTAATTTCCACTTTTTTTGGTGAAATTAATGATGTTATGGGATTTCATAAACGATTGTTATCACTATTAACTGGTGGTATGTTACCAGTTCTTTATCTTGCATCAACACATATAATCTTCAAAGAATTATATAAAGATGATAAAGTTGAAGAAATTGCAACACCAATTGAAGAAGAAGTTAATAATGTTATTGAGGAAAAGGATGAATTGGATAAAGTTATTGAGGAAATTGAAAATAAAGAAAAACCCATTGAAATATCTCAACCACAAACATCAGAAATTATAAATGGTAATTTGAAAAAAAGAAAAGGTGGATTTTTAGGTTTTAAATAAACCATTTAAAATTATCTTTATCTTCAAAATATATTATAAAAACAAAAATAAAACATCCAATAATGGATAATATACAAAACCAAAAAAAATCCCAACCATCAATAAATGAAGAATTTATTATTGTAAGATAATAACAATAACAATAAATTGGTAATAATATAATTAATAAATAAGTTGTTAATGAGACCATCATAATTTTTTAAATGTAACAATGCATTATTAAAAATTCACCCAATAATTTTGATAATTTAATTAAAAATACAGTAATAAGTCCAATTCCAAGTAAACCAAATAAACCACTACAAAAAAGAATAAAATTATCATCTGTACTCGCTCCATAAGAATACAGTAGTAGCCATTTACCTAATAACTTTATTAAAGGTAAAATTAAAAAGTAAAATACCACCAATAAAACTATTAAAGAAATAAAACCTATTAAGATTTCCATATTTTAAACAAAAATAACAAAAATTTCTTTATTTTTTTATGCAATTTTTTATATTTATAAATGTATGGACATTGATAAAACAAAATATAAATTAACATTTAATAATTACAATAAAGAAAAAACCCCAAAAACCCAAATTCTATTAACAAATACATTTAGGGAAATTGATAAACATTTTGCAAAATTAAGATATAGAAATTTTGGTAAAAATACAAAAACCCCTCACTTCACCATTGATAGGGAGGGTAATATTTTTCAACACTTTAATCCTGAATATTATTCAGATGTATTGGGTGATAAAAATATTGATAGAAATATTATTGTTATATCTTTAGTTAATCGTGGTTGGTTGGATAAAGATATATTAAATGGTTATTATTTTGATTTTATTGGTGATTTGTTTTATGGTAACATCTATGAAAGAATGTGGAGAAATCATGGTTATTGGGATAGTTATAGTGATGAACAAACAATTTCTTGTGCAAAGTTATCAAAATATTTATGTGAAAAATTTAATATAAATAAGAATTTCATACAAGATAATATTAAGATTCCTGGAATTGAGAATTTTAAAGGTATTGTATCAAAAAGTAATTATAACTCTTTTTATACAGATATTTCACCTGCATTTAATTCAGATTTGTTTGAAAAGAATTTGATTTAAAACCACCATTTTTATTCGTTATTAAATAACATTGCAATCCAGACAAAACCAACTATACCAATTGCAATGATTATATTTCTTAAATCTTCATAACCCCAAACATTAATACCTATAAAAGACAATACCAATATTAAAAATAAACTGTTAATTAATTTAGAATTTTCATTATAAACCCCTTTAAGGAAGTTTTTAATTGAACCGATATAAACCAACACACCAACAATTAAAACTCGGTAAATGACTTCTAATGACCAAAAAAGGTCAAATATAATGAACAAATGTTCTTTAATATTTTCCCAATAATAAAAAAAGGAAAAAAAAATTAAAAAATATATAATAAGTTTTCTCATTTAAAGTTTTATCAAAGTCATTAAAAAATTCAAAATACACATAAGAATTGCAAAAAATTCCCAATCCTTAGAAAAAAACATTTCTTTTCTCCAAAAACGATTCATTAATAACATAACCTATTGTAAAATTAATCCAAAACATATTTTTAATTTTTTAATTCTTTAATAAAATTTGTTACCTTATTTTTAATATTTTCTGAATCCAACCCGAACCAATTGGATATTTCTTCCCACAACAAATAAAGTGCAGGTAAGAAACTCATTACAATTGTTTCTTTTTGGACTTTATCCCAATCAGGATAACCTCCACTTAATACCCCCCTGATGATGGGATATAAAGAATAAACTATTAATCCTGCAAATAAGGATTTAAAGAATTTTGATGTTGACTTTTTGAACAACCATCCTAAAAGTAATACCCAAAGTACCACCCAAATTGTTAATTTTTTTTCTTCCATTTTTTATTTAATTTTTCTTATTATTTTACCTTTATAAAAATACCAATCACCAAAATTAAGATTACTCTTTTTCATAAGTTAATCCTTTACCCAATTTAAAACCATTATTTTTCATCCAATGATGTTTAAATAAATCCATTAAAAGAAAAATACCACCAAAAACCAAAAACCATGTACTTTTTGTAATTAAAAATAATAATCCAAGAATGATATAAATTCCAAATATTAATATCAGGAACATTATAATACCATGAAGTGATAAAATTGTTTTTATAAAGAAGTTTGTGTTCATTTGTTTAAATTTAACACAACAAAGATAAAAATAAAATTTTAATTTTTTAATGCAATTTTTTAAAATCTTTATTATTAAAAAATTTATAAACATTTTCGCCAAGAATAGTTAGGGAATATTCAAATAAAGATTCTTCTATTTGATTGTATGTTGCAGATATTTTAAGTAGTTTTTTTAAAAGTTTTTTTCCTTTATTTTTAAATCTATTTTCAAAATAATTTTTAAATTTTTCAAAATTATTAAAATATAAATCAACATTAATTTCTTTAGAAAGTTCATTAATTCTTTCCATTATTTGTTCCTTATTTTCTAGTTCATTCAATTCATTAATATTATAATCTAACAACATCATACATTCATTATAAGATTTGGTTTCTTTTAAATCATAACCATTTTTTAAATCAGAATAAAGTTCTTGTACTCTTGCATTTATTTCTTCATCCAAAGAAAGATAAATCATTGTATAGAATTTATTGGTTATTGGATTGTCATTGTAAAGTTTCAATTTATTTCTTACTTTAATAAAACCTTTTGTTTTTGTTTCCTTTCCTTCCCTTTTATAAAAATCATAAAAATGATGAAGTTCGTGATTTAAAAAAGAGTCCAATTCAATTAGATTTTCTGGATTATAAAATACATTTAAATTTATAATAAATAATTTATTACCATATTCATCAGTTCCTACTTTAAAATTAACATTACCTTTTGTTTTTTCAGATTTTTCTTTATCAATTTTTATATGTTTAATTGGGAACTCACCAAAATCAAAACCATTACCCATTAAAAACGATTCATAAGGTGAATTTAAAATAGAATATTTTAATAAATCAATTAAAGGTTTTAAATTAGTTGTAACTCCAAATTTTTCGTTTATCATATTATTTTTCCAAAGAATTAACCCAATTATTTCTTTTATGAAATAAGGTTTTGTGATAATTTACCAATAATTCTTTTATTTTTTCAACAATTTTATCCTCCAATTCTTTTGATTTGATATGTTTTTTTAACTTATCATCAATTAAGGATAGAACTTCTTGTTTGGTGATTTCTTTTTTCATTATGAGTATCTGTTTATAATTTCCCAATATTTAACAAAATCTGACCAGGGAATAACTGAATCAGTTGCATCATAAGGTTCGTAATATTCTTTTGTAAAAGGAACTTCTTCTTGTCTAACACCATTAACGGTATAAGGTTTAACCATTATTGCAACTTTTTGGTATGCCTCATATTTTGGTAAATCAACACCATGACCACTTCTTTCTACTTTACCAAATACTTTTTTCAAGTCATTTGTAATATTCGGACCATGACAAAGAACATAATAAAATGTATTTAATTGAGATAAATGATAAGAAACAAAGTGGGTATCATTTCCAAAACCTGTACACCAGGGGGAATCTTGTTGTCCTTTTTTATTTACTGCAAATTTTGATATACAAACCCTTCTTGATGCTTCCCATGACATAGGATGCACAACATATATTTCTGAATTATCTGCAATTACTTCAAAATCCTTTTCTTTTGAAGATTTATAAGATGAAACTTCTTGGTTTAATTCATCAACCAAATTTTGTAATTCACTAAATGTTTTAATTTTATATATATCAACCTTTTCTTTTTCTAATTGAAGTTGTTTTAATTGTTTATCAAATTCATCATCAGATATTTTTCCATCTTCTTTTTGTTTATTAAGATTATCTTCTTTTTGTTTTATTTTTCCTGGAATTCTTGATAGTAAACTATGATATTCTGTTACTGCGTTTCTTAACAAATCAATTGATGGTTTTTCTGTTGCAAGAATTTTTGCCATCCAACCCATATATTTTTTTGTTGGTGTTGGGTCAATTTGTTCAATTTGAGAAAAATCTTCTTGTGTGATTTTATTTTGTTCAAGAAATTGTTTTGCAACTTTTTTGTTCTCTAAAAGTATTCCTTCTTGAATAATGGAATGTAATTTTTCTTCGGTTATAGAAATTTTCATTGATTTAAGATTTATAATATAAATATATTATAAATCAATTTCTTCTGTATCAAATTTAGTTCTCATTGCATCATCCAAATCAAAAATTGCTAGTTCACCATTTTTTATACCTAAATTAAAAATGTGTAAATCTAATGCCCTTTCATGTATTCCTAAACTTTTTACTTCTTCTTTTATTTTTTCTAAACCTTCATCAAAAAATTTAATTTTATCTTTATCTTTTTTATTTTCTTTTTGTGAAATCCAATCATCTACTTCAAACCAATCACCAGTTATTTCTTCATATAACAAAATATCTTCACTTTTCCAGGGAATTTTTATTTTCTCAACCTCATATATCCAAAGTTCTTCATCCTTAATTTTTTTAACCCAATAAACATTTGCAATATGTTTTAAATTTTTTCCCACCAATTTTGATGCAATATAAGATTCTGATGGTGATGTGGTAACTTTTAAAAGATTCCCATTTGTTAATTCATAAATCCTACCATGACAACCTTGAGCACCAACACAATATTTTTTAAGTTTAAATTTTTTTCTTAATCTTTCCAATATGTTTTCAGGAATTCTTTCTACATCCTCTGTAATATGTTTTTTTATTTCCTTACCAAAATTTTTACCATAACCATATATTATTTTTTTAATAAGATTAATATCTTTAATAACCAAAATTTTTACAGAATCCACACCATCTTTATATGCCTTATACATTCTATGATTTCCATCAACAATTATATTAGTTTCTGAACCTTTATATTTAAAGGTTAAAAATAATGCAATAGGTTTATCATAATTTATTTCTTTTGGTAATTTTGAATCATCAATGTATATAAAAGATTCTTTTGGATTAAAAGGTTTTATTTCTTTAATTTCATAATTGTATTTCCCTGAATTCAATTCTTTAACCAATTTTTCTATATCGAAATTCATCATTCCATAAGAAAAAATTTCACCCTTAGAACCAAAATCTTCTATTTTCATTTTAATTAACCAAATATGTTGCAGTAACTACACCACCAATGAAACCCAAACCAATACCAACTGTCACACCAACAATTTTTTTAACTTTTTGGTTTTTAATTTCCTTATTTTTTTCTTTAATTATTTCTTCTTTTAATTGTAATTGTTTAGATTGTTGATTTATAATTGATTTTTGTTGTTCAATTTTTTCCTCACAATAAAAACCTCTTTTATTTAAAAGATTTATTCTTTCATCTTTTATTTTATTAAGATTTTTGCATAACTCTAATTTTTCTACACACATATCAATTTTTATACCCATCTTTATTGTGGTTTTTAATTGTGGTTCTGTAATCAGATATAATCTTTGTTGTTTTGAATATAGTTTTGGATATTCTTGTGCAAAAGAAAACAAAGACATTAATAATAAAATAAGTGTAAATTTAATCTTTTTCATGTTTTTTAATTGTTTCTTTATATAATTTTATAAGTGAGTTTGGATTATTTTCTTCATTCACTTTAGTTATTTTATCTTTAGTTTTTTTATCAATATCTTTTTCTTTTTCTTTAATATCCCTTTCCCTTTCTTTTAAAATATTTAATTCATCATCAATTTTTTTAATTTTTTTATTTAATTCATCAATATTTTTCTCATTACCTTTTATTATATTTTCAGATTCTTTTATTTGTTTTTGATATTCTTTTACTAATTTATTAGAATTATTATTGTTATATATTAACAATAAAGTTAACAAAACTATTACTGGTATATACCAATATTTTTTTAAAAAACAAAGTATTTTAGTTTGCATAAATTAAATATATTTCTGTTGTTTCATGGTTTTTTACCAAAACCGATTCCTGATTGAATTCTTTACATAATTCAAGTGCAACTTTGTCTAAAATTTCAGTAGATATTCCAATAATTTCAATAGATATAGATGTTTCATTAAACATACTACCTTTTTTTGATTTATATCTACCTCTTGCAAATGCACCTATGGTAATACCATAAACATCTTCAAAATAATTAATTACTTTATCCATTTTTCTTGTAATTAATATTTTATTGTAAATGGTATTAATATAATTTGTAACTTTATTAACGATTTTATATTTCGATTCTTGTTTTGTATTAACATCAGTAGAAAAAACAATGATACCACCTTTTAAAGTAAAAATTTCTTTATTTTCGTTAATACCTTTTTTTAAAGAAAAATAAAATGTTTCTGCATTTACATCATTTTCTTTTTTTATAGAAAAAGAATTCATTCTTAATGCCTCGTTTAAAGAACGAGGATAAACATATTCTTTATTTTCTTTAAATAAATCCTTAAATTTTATTTTAAACATTTTTATTTTAAATTTATATACAATTTTATTTTTTTAAAGTTTTTTTATTTTTTTGCATTAATTAATAAATTCATTAACCTTATTCACCCATTCTTTTCTCCAAACCATATAATAACCTTTTAATTTATTTAAGATGTCAAGGGTTTCGTCTCTTAATTGTAAAAAGGTAGAAGAAAATATATAACACCCCTCTGTATCATCCAAAGAAAATGTCCAATCAATACCTTCTGTCATCAACTTACCTCTAAATTCAACATTACCTGATTTATATATCTTAAAATCTGCAAATTTTATTTGGGAGTTTACTGCACTTTTAAATTTATCTTCTTCTTGTTTTTTTTCTGAATCTGATAAAAAAAGGATTTCTTCTTCTTTTTCGTTTATTCTTTTTTTTCTCATATTTCTTGACATCTCAAGAAGATGTTTAGTTTCATCAAAATAGTTACTCATATATTTTTTTATTATAAATATTGCAAAATTATTTTAACTGATATTTATTAAATAAAAATTATGGAAGATAATAAGAAAAAAGAAGAATTATTAAAAAAATTCTTAGACAAACAAGAAAGTAAATGTGAGGGTGAAGAATGTTTAATTCCTGAAAAATCTGATATTGTAGAAAAAATGAACAAAAAATTGGTTATGCAGGATGGGAGACAACTTTTACGTGAAGTAATAAACGAATCAAACTAAAATAAAAAAATATGAGAAAACCTAGAACTATTAAAGAAATGGTTGAAAGACAAAAACAAATTTTGAATTATAAATATATAATTACAGAAGATACTCCATTTGACCAAAATATGCAACCAAATCAAGAACAAAATCCTTTTGGACAAAATCAAGTTCCTCAAGAACAACCTATGGAACAACAACCTGAACCACAAATACAAGGTCAAGAAGTATCTTTTGATGGTTCTCAACCTGATGGTCAAATGGGTGATACAAAAGAAGTTGATGTAACTGATTTGGTGAAAGGACAACAAGAAGTAACGCAAAAAGTTGATTCTTTTAATCAACAAATGTCAGGTTTAAATCAAGTATTATCTAATTTACAAGATAAAATTTCACAAATGGATGTTTTGGTTAATAAAATTAATTCACTTGAAACAGAAATTAAAGAAATGAATCCAACACCAGAAGAAAAATTAGAATTAGTTTCTTTAAATACTTATCCATATAACATTACTTTGAAGGATTTTTGGGGGGATAAACTAGATAAAGTTAAACCTGTTGAAACTGTAAGTAATGATTTTCCTAAAGAAGAAAAAAAAGAAGAAGAAGTTTTTCAGTTAACACCAGAAGAAATAGAAGATTATAATGAAAAGGAAATTGAAAAATCTTTTATTCCTGAGTCAAAAAAAATAATTTAAAATGGAAAGAATAAAATGTCCATCTGTATCAGGCAGAAAAAAGGATTGGTGTAAAACACAATTAAAAAAACCAAATTCTAATTTTGTTAAATACAAAGAAAAAAAAGAAAAAACAATATTGGATGGTTTGGGTAATTGTATAAATGATGGACAAAATAATTGTTTGTTATATTTATAAATAAAATAAATGGCAGGAAAAAAAATAACAGAATTAAGTAATAAAAGTGGGGTTATACAAAACCATAAAACTGTTATTGCAGATTCAAATGGTATTGCCTATCAAACGGATTATTTAGGTAGTACAACTGGAGCAACACTTTCAGGAGACACTGCTATTTTTAATAGAAATGATGGTAATCATTATATTTTACCTTTAAAAAATTATAAAGTTTACACTGCACAAGTAACATTTAATTCAGGTGGCGTAATAAATTTAATTGTTATGGATAACACCATTGGTGATGGGTCTGGTGATGGGATTAATGATATTCAATGGGTAGATAATTCCACTTATTATAGTTTAAATATGTCATCTGCACCATTTTTAAGTAATAAGACATGGATACAATCAGCAAGTTATATAGGTAGTGGTTCTAGTATATATAGTTTTTATGGTCGTAGGCAATCAAATTCTGAAATTAGATATTTCTCAAGAGATAAAGACAATAATAGTGGTGTTCCTTTTGGTTTTCCAATTTTTATTGAAATAAGAATATATAATTAAAGGATTTTGGTTACTTATAATATAAATCTTTTATATCAGTATAAGTATGAAATGCATTTCTAAATTTATTTATAACCTCACCTTGAATATATATACTTCTATAATAATCATTTAAACTACCTTCTTCATTTAAGTGTTTTTTAGAAACTTTTACAACTTGTCCACTTTCCTTATCAAGAATTTCAACAATTTCTTTTTTATCCATCCAATAACCATTAATTTTTTCACAATCTTTATCATACATCCAAACTCCGTTGATAGTTTTAACCACATTATCAGTCATTAAGATATGTTTTTTATATCTAATTGAATAAACCATTTTGTCGGAATGAACAAAATCATTTTTATCATCAGGATTAGGAATTGATTTATTTTTTAAGATATGTCCGTTATGGAATTTAGAGAAAACAACATCCCCCTCTGTTACCCAGTCATTATCGAATAGAACTTTTATTGCTTCTGTTTTCAATAAATTTCTTTTTAAATGTTTTGAAGGTACAATCAAATCCTTGTATATTGTTTTTTCTTCACCATTAATTAAATAATTAACAATAAAAGAATAATGATAAAAGTTATTTGTTATAAAACATTTTTTTAAATCACTATAATTGAACCATTTTTGATTATGTTCACAATAACCTTGCTCGCTAGAAGGTGTACCACCTGCATTTCTAAGTTCTAAGTACCTTTTACCTAATTCTGTTGATTTATAATTACTTAATATTAATTTTTCATTATAAAGATAAAAAAATGTATCTACATAAGGATAAAATTTATTTTTTGGTAACTCATTAATTGAAAAATGTAACTCTAATTTTTTTACTATTTCTTTTCCATTTTCTTCAACCAAAAAATTTTGGAAAGAATCATGTCGTTGTTCATTTTTTTGGATAAAACCATTTTTTCTTGCCCAATCACGGAATCTTTCTAAGATATATTCATTAATGAAATATACCCTATCCATTACTTTTAAATTTTCACTTTCTATGAGTAATGCTCTACCCCAAATTTTATTTTTTGAATCTTTTAAAATTAAAAGTGAAAATTGTGGATTTACGGAATAAAGTTCCATGTAATTGTTCTTTGAAGAATGTGCCATACAAGATTTCCAAAGAGTACTACCACCATAATCAACATTTTCAGGATTAGCATAATTAACATTATTATACCAAAATTTTATGTCTTTTCCTTTAACAATTAAAAATTCTTTGTCATCTTCCAAAAATTTTCCCCATTCTTGTACAAAGTCTTGTATATCCTTTTCTTTAATATCAAATTCATTTAAATTTTTAATTAAAAGTGAAATAAATCTTGAAATTTTGCAATGTTGTCTTGATTTAATCCAACATAATTTATACCATTCCTCGATTGGTTGATTATCTCTTTTTGTTAATACCAAAAATTCTTCTGATTTTTTGTTTGTTATGTAGGATATTGTATTATCTTCTTTTTTTAAGGAAATGAAATTAGGATAATTTTCATTTAAAAATTGTAATGAATTTTTATCTTTACTTGTTAAAATATTATATAATATCTTACCAATCTTTGATTTCATAGATTGAAATCTTTCAATAACTTCTGTTTTGGAAATGATAATAGTGTTTTTTTCCATAATAAAATTTGATTTTTAGAAATCTAAGTAAAAAAAACATAAAAATCAAATTAATTGATTTATTTTGCATTAAGTAATTGAACCTAAATCAATACCTTGAAGAATTATTTTCGCTGGTAAAGATGAGTTGGTTTTAACAATCGCAATTGATAATTGAGAATCTAAAAATCCATCAAAGGGTAAAGAAACGTTACTATTATTAATTTTAAATTGATAAGATGATATATTTTCTAATGTAACTTCTGAAAATTTATAATTAGAATCTAAAAAAGTAAAAGTTGATGTTAGGGGTACTTCAAAATAAAAATAAAGTGTAGTTTCATTACCATTTTTATCAAATACTGGACGTCTTATTAACGAATTTGTTAATTCAGTAGTTAAAAAAGAACGATTGATTGTTGGAACTAATTCAACACGACTAAATTCAGATGTATCCATTAAATAACACTCACAATCTATATCAAAAGTAATATGATAAAATCTTTTATTTTCATTATCAATTTGACTTTCATCACTTGTTCCATTCCAAAGAAGGGGAAAGTAATGACCATTTACCAAAATATAACTTTGTCTTGATGTAAATTGTTGTGCCATTATTCTATTTATCATATTTATTTCTCTCATTTTTGTTGAGAAAAAAGAAATTTGATATTTCATTATTATTCTTGGTGGTTGTGGAATTTTGTAAATATCCACACCCTTTCTATTACCATCCCATATAGGTAATTTGATAAAAGGAAAAGTCTTTCTATCAGGAATTGTGAAATCATTTTCCATTAATTCAACATTTGGTTGTCTTACAATTGATAAAAATGGTATTTTTATATTTTCAAACTCATCAGTAAATTGCCAGGTTTTAGTGAATTCACCCCATCTTTGTATGGTTAAAAATATTACAGGTATTTTTTCATCACCAACAGTAAGTGGTAATTCATTAAAATAATTAATTACTTCCCTATCTATATCTTCATGTAATACTGATTGGGGTAAGAAACCATTATTCCTTGTAACTCCATTCCAATATTTAAACCTTAAATCTTTGTATGCAATTTCAGGTTGTATATTAATATTTTTCTTTCTTGGTGATGCCATTTATATATAAATATTCTTTCACCAAATAAAATATAAATATAATAAAACCAGATATTAAGAATATTTTTGAATAAAAATTGTTTATACCATAAAAATCGGAAAACATCCATAGTATATTCATTACAGTCCAATTTGCAAATATTGTTTCTATTGAAATTAATTTTGATTCTTTTAAAACTAAAATAGTTAAAATAATTGTAGGTATTACCATAAAAGTACCAACTAATTTAATACCTAATAACCAAAAAATATCCATAATTAACCATGAAAAATGTAATAAATCTTTTATTTTCATTTGTTACCTGATTCTATAACTTTTATATCTTTATTTCTATCTATTAACATCCATTCATAAGATACTAAATCAAATTTGTTAAGATGTTCAATAACTTCTTCTGGAGTAAAACAAGAACAAGAATAAAGGTCAAATTGAAACATTGGTGGTGTTGTAGAATCCCACACATGCATTGAAATTTGAATTCCAGCATGACTAGTTGCAAGTGTAACTGAACCTAAAATAGTTCCAGTTAAACCTTCATTACCTTCTTCCTCAACATATACAGAAGTGGGTCCTGCAACAACTTTCATTCTTACTTTTTCAACTAATTCAATAAACCATTTATTTAATTCTTCTTCTTTCATTGGTGGGTTATTAATAAACCCTTTAACCAAAATGTGTAGGTGGTTTGGTACAAACATATTTTTTTGTTAATAAATATATAGTAAAAAAATAAATTTGATTTTTTAATTTTTTTTATTTAAGTTTCTAAAAAACTTTTACATGTTTTACATAAATGACACTTTAAAAAACACCTTAAAAAATAACCGTACAACCTCAATTATTTGTTCAGATTTATATCATGTAATAACTATGAACAAAAAGGACTTTTTTAATTCTGAATTTTATGATGTTAGGTTGATTGATGGAACTATTCATTACCTTTTAAAAGAAGGTAAAAAAACCGAAGTTATAAAACCAGGTAGATTTGTTATGAAGTTTTTTAATAAAAAATATCTTGATAAAGATATAGAAATATTCTCAAATATTTGTTCATCAAAAAGAAAGGTTGGTGAGGTTTTAGAGTTGGTTGAGGGAAATAATATACCTTATTATTATTTAGAATATAATTACTCTTTAGAATATGGTAAAGTTGGAACTTTGTGGAAATCTTGTATGCGTCAAGAAGAAAAACAAAAGTTTTTCAAAATTTATGTAAATAATCCTGAAAATGTTAAAATGTTAACACTTTCAATAGATGGACTTGTTGAAGCAAGAGCATTGGTTTGGCATGGTGTAACTGATTTAATGGGTAATAAATATAATTTAATGGATAGAATTTATACCATTAAAGATAATCAAGTACAAATTTTTAAGAATTGGGCATTTGATAATAATTTATATGTTAAAATGGAACAAAACCATAAAGAACATAGATTTATCAACAAAGAAGGTAATATTTTAGATAAAGAATTATTATTACCTATTAAATGGGATGGTTATGAAAGGTATCCATATTTTGATACTTTTAAATTCTTGAATGAAGGTTATGATAAATTATCAAACCAAACAACCAAAAAAATTGTAAGATTTTTTCAGTCAACAAAAGGTTATGTTCTTCAAGGGGTTTTTTGTTCTTGGACAAAAGAATATATTAATTCTGAAAAGGCAGTTAAGACCTTTGATGGTAATTTTTGTAATTCAAAAGATGCAATTAGGTCAGATTTTTATGATTGTTATGGCGCACCTGATACTATGGTATATTCTTCTTTTTATAAGTGGATTCCTACTTATAAAGGTATTTGGTCAGATTTTTATAAAACAACTATAATAAAAGAAAATTCAATTTATAGTGAATATATAAACTCATATATCCCAAAAGAAAATTCAGTAATAATTAATGGTAATGTTTATGATAAATCTCAAGTTTTTTATTCAAAAACCTATAATACCTATGTTTTTAAAGATGATGTAGTTTCTGCATTCATTTATTATGGTGAACAACCAATCATTGACTTTTTATTTAAAGATGATTGTGTTATGATAGGTGACAAATTCTTTATAAAAAAAGATTGTGTAAAAATAGGTAATGAATGGTTCGTAAAAAAACATTTGGGTAAAGATAATAAAGTAATGGGGGAATATGAGGATTTTTATTCTAACAAAGAAAAATATAATAATATTAATAATTTTAAAGATTTATTATTATATTCAAAAGTTTTAGAAAATAAAAACATACCCAAATCAAAAGGAAAACCTAAAAAATCTGATTTAAAAGTTAAAAATATATATAATTTGTTAACTGAACGAAGAGATGAAAGAAGGGAAGTGAACTTTTTAGAAGAAGAAGATGAAGGATAATTATGAAAACATTTTTTACAGTAGAAGAATTAAAACAAGAAGAACTTTATAAGGTTGGTGATTTTATTTGCAACCCAACAATGTGGTCTTGGAAAGATAAACCACTTAATTCAAAAGTTGAGGATGGTTATTTTGGGGTTGTATTAAAGGTTGAAACTAATGAAAAAATTCATGTTAAATTTTATAATATAAAAGAAACATCAATAGATTTTGATTATGAGGAATTGGATTTTGATTTTGATGGGAAACCTGAAAAAATGACTGGTGAAGAAATATTATTCTTTATAAAAAGATATGAAGAATTTCTTAAATTTTTGGGTACTGATTTATTAAAATTAAAAATCGAAAGTTCTTTATTTAATTAGATTTTTCATTAAATATTTGCATTTTCTTCTATTAATTTAAAAATAGTTTCTACTCTTTTGATAATAGGGTTTCTAACAATTTCATTTGTATCAAACTCAATAACACCAACACTTTCTTCTGGTTTAAAATATTTAATCAGAGTTTCTAATGTGTTTTTTTTCAATTTTTTATTATCTACTTGATTAGAATCTCCTAATAATATTACTTTACTACCATCACCTATCCTAGTTAATATTGTGCGCACATTTTCTATACTTACGTTTTGAATTTCGTCAGTAATTATAATAGTATTATCCCAACTTGTTCCTCTTAAATACCCTAAAGGAAATTCCTTTAACATATTAAAATTTTTTAATTTGTTATAATTTTCTCTACCTATTAATTTATTAATATTATGTATAAATGAAAAAAGTATTGGTTCGAGCTTTGAGTCCAATTCACCTTTGAGGTGCCCAAGTGATTCATTATCAAGGGTTTGTACTGATTTTGTAATTAATATTTGATTAACCTTTCCAGTACGTAACAATTCAAGAGCAGCGTACATTGTTGTTAAAGTTTTACCAACTCCAGGACTTCCGTTAACAATTACAATATCCTTTTCATTTATTGTATTGATTAATTCCTTTTGTTTTTGAGTTTTAGGTTTAAAATTTATCTTGATTTTATCAACATTACCAGGTTCGGTAAAAAAATTTACAGGTGTAATATCATAGATTTCATCCTGCAAATCAAATTTCTGTTTTCTTCTTCCCATATAGTATAGTTAATAATAAATATCTAATTTTTTGAATTCTTTTATAGTTTCATTATTCAAATTCAAAACTTCTAAAGTTATTAAATCTTTATATTCATATTTTTTTAATAATTTAAAAAAATCAATATAATATTCAAAATTATTTATATTTTCAAGTCCAATTTTAGAAATATGTATATGTTTAATATAATCTTTATATGATTTATATTCTTCAATGAAATCTAATTCCTCTAATTCAGAATTATGAGTATCTATCATAGTTTTTATGTTCTTAAAATCATTTTGATTTATAAAATCCACAATTTCTTTTATTGTAAAGAAATATTGTCCACCATATATTTTTGCATTAGGTTCAATACAGACTTTTATATTAGTTTCTTTTAACTTTATATCCAAATTATTAAAGATTGTATTTAAGTGTCTTAAATCATCTTTATGACGTAATTTGGGTGAACCAAGTACTAAAGTATTTATACCCATTTCTTTGGATAAATTAATTAAAAAATCAAAATGTTTTAAAAATCTTTCATCAGAGAAAGAAAGACATTCAACACCATAAAATATTGATTGTGCAGATAATGTTTTTAAATCATATTTTTTCAATAATTTCCTATATTCTAAATCTACTTTATTAGGTATGGTTTCAATAAAATTTAAACCTTGTTTTTTTATTTCACTAAAGAAAAGTTCATTATTATCCCAACCTATATTACTTACTGTTAAATTCATTTATAAAAGTTTTTATTTCTTTTAATATATTTTCCTTAGTATCTATATACCCATTATCATTTAAATTAGTTTTATAATTATATATAACATATTCACCATAATTTCTTATTTTATCCCAATGTTGAGGAAATAAATTTACTATATCTTTAGTATTTATTGGTTCTGTAAATAAATTATATATCTCCCTATTTTCAAATTTAGTGGTTTCAATAAAATTATGTAAGTTATCTAAATTAAACCATTGATAAAAACTATTAACATTTATTTTTTCTATATTGTTATTATTGATTAAATCAAATAAAATATTTTTTTTGATTTTATTATTAAAAAGTGCTGGTAATCTATAAATTTTTAAATTTTTATATTTAACATATTGTTTAACCATTTTTTCAAATAAAAATCTATTACCACCATAAGAAAATTTTTTAAAAATGGGTTCAAAATCTTCATCTTTATTTAAAGGTGAATCATTATAAACATCAATTGTTGATATTAAAAATATTTTATTGTAATTAAATTTATTAATAATATTTATGATATTATTAATATTTTCCAAATCTTTTTTGGTATCTTGATTAACCAACCACTTTGTTGCAGGTAAACAAGACAAATATAAATCACAATTATCTGGTACATTATATAAGTCAATATTTTTTGAATTGTATTCAAAATCAAAATTTATTTTTTCTTTTAATGTTTGACCTACTAAACCTGTGTTTCCTATTAATATTTTCATCTTACTAATTTTAATTTTACATCCCTTGATTCTACTAACATATAATCCTTTAAATATTTTTGTAATAATCTTTCAGGATAAGAACAATTGTAATAATATAATGAATCAATATGTCCACGCATACCTTCTAATTTATAATCACCATTAATTAATTTTAAATTACTACTATGTTTTTCCAATTGTTTTTTATTTTCTTCTTCAAATTCACTAATTAATTCATCATATACATTATATAAATTGCAATAACTTTCCATTGATTTTTGATTTCCGTATGCGAATAAATCACATATAACATTTGTATGTTCAAAAATATGAACATGTTTTAATCCATATTTGTAATACATATTATCACATGCCCAACAAGAAGTTCCATAATCCATGTGACTATGATTGCAATCATTATTTGATGTGAAAATAATATTATTATTCTTTATGTTATTTATTGTATGTTTTTTTAAATTAAAATAAAAAATATCACAATCAAATCTAAATTTAAAAACAATATCATAATTAATATTATTTTCTTTGGAGTAATTATTCATTAATTCATAAGATTTATTAATTGAATAAAGTTGTGATTTTATAAAAGGTTCTGGAGATGAAAAATTAAAATATCCACTTCTTTTTTCCATACCATTTATCAATTGTTTATTATTTTCAATTATAAAACTTTTAACATTATTAAATTTTTGTATTTCTTTTTCTATTTCACTTTCATTGGTATGGTCATTAACGTTAGTTTCAGTACCTTTCAAACCAAAATTATCCCAAGTATGTATAAAAATATCAGTATCATATCTATTTAGTGCACTTGAAATATTATTATATATTGAATTTTTCCTTATATGTCCACTTAATAAAAGTGCAATTTTTACATCTTTTTTATTTATTAAAAAATATTCACTACAATTTAATATTTCATGTTCAAATAAATGGTAATTTTTTTTACCATGCACTATCCATTCATTAGGTGTATAATCCCTTTTTAAATGGGTATTAAACAAAAATTTAAGTTCATTTCTAGTCATTTGTTCAAAGTTTATTACAATAAAGTGGTATTTTCATTTATTAAATTTTTTATATATTCTTCTATGGTAAAAATTCCCTGTATTTTTCCTGTATATATATTAACCACGTTATCATTTTTTATTATGGTTGGGTATCTATCATCAGATTCACTTATATTCTTTACTTTTAAAGACAAAAAATAATCTTTATAAGTAAAATATTCATCTATTGGAAAATATTCATTTACTTTATTAAACATTTTATTTTTAATATCACTAATAACATTATCATTAATTTCTTTTTTTACTACTTCTAAATCATTAATATTTTTAAATTTTCTAAATGGAGTATATTCCACATCAGTTAATGTAAAAAGATTATTATCATAGGGGTATATTGAAAAAAATTTACCATCCATTAAGGTTAATGAATCAAAATTAATATCTTTTATTTTTTCAATTATTAATGATATGGTTAACTCATAAAAATAACCATTATCAGATGGTATATTATTATTGGTACAATTCAATATTAAATCATAATTATTTTTTAATTCTTCAATAGTATCAACCTTAATTTGTTTAAATAAATGTTTTAGTTCTTTATTAAAAAATTCTTTTGCAACTCTATAATTTATAAATTTTTCTTTTGTTTTAATACAACCATCAGTACTAAATTTATCATTATAAATATCATATTCAAAATCCCTAAAAATTGTTTTAAAGGTATCGAAATCTATTAGTGATTTATTTGGTACACAATAAACATTATTTTTAACATCTTCCACTAAAAATCCATATTCATCAATAAATTTTTGATAAGTATCTTTACATAACATTCTTGTTCTATGGTTTCTTGGGTAATGAAAACCATAATGAAGTCTATTTTGATTTTTAAAGGATGTTTCACAAAACAATTCAATATTTTTATCAAAAATAGTTATATTATGTTTATCCCTTAATTTCATTGCCAAGTGACAACCTACCCATCCTCCACCGATTATTAAAATATTCATATTATTAAATATCTATAACCATATTTACTGATTGTCCCCAATTAGATTTATTTTTATATAAATCTAATGAATAATAATATTCAGTTCTCCTTATTGTTTTAGTACTAAACCAATTTTTATAATCTATAACATCCCATCTATTATCATTATTATAAATGAATGGTTTTGGTTCAGACATCCATAAAATATAATCTTCATTAGGAACTCCCCATAATTTCCATTTCATTAATGATTCTTTTGATAAATCATAATTTTTAATTGATAATAATTTATCTTTAACTGTTAATAAATAATCATATCTATATGAACCTATTGACATTGCAGGTTTGTTTTTTAATGCCATTTTTTCAGGTTTACTTTCTGGTATATTATATAAAAAATTTTTAAAATTTTTCCCAACTTTACAAGTATCATGTATTAAAAACCAATATTCTGATTTTAACTCTTTTTCAACTATTTCTATCAATGGAGTATATTCATAAGAATTATAATTCAAATAAAAATAATTTATATTATTTTGCGTTTTATTTTCATAAATATCACATCCATTTATAAAAACATAAATATCTTCTTTACTTATACCAACTTCTAATAAAGAAGGTATTATTATTGGTAAAGATTTTTCTGAAAAATTAATATTACTTGATATTGCAATTTTAATCATATTATTAAATCTAAATATTTATCTTAAAAAGTAAAATAATGTTCATTAATGAAGTTGAGATAAATCCAAATTACATACAAACAGTAGTTGACAAAATCAATTCTTTTTTAGAAAAAAAAGGATATAGACAACGATTCAAAAAAAATATTAGGGATGGGAATTATCACAATGCTAGATATTATCAAGTATTTTTTGATTGGGATTCAGGAAGATTGGTATCTGATGAAGAAGAAAAAGAAATAGAACAATTTTTAAAAAGAATACAAAATAAAATCTATAAGGATATGAATATCTTAATGGTATTTAATGTTCTACCTTCATCAATAACAATTAATTTCAGAAATTGGTATTTTAAACGAATGAAACCGCCAAAATATTTATATCATTCAACTCGTTCTTTGGATTCTGTTAAGGAAATACTAAAAAATGGTTTAATTCCAAAGGAAACTGATTTTAAAAAATGGAGTAAATCTCTTGCATATCCTAAATTAATTTTTTTTGAAACTGAACCATCAAGACATAGATGGGGACAATATGTTTTTAAGATTGATACAGAAAAATTACCTGACCATAAATTTTATACTGATATTAATTTAGATGCAAGAGGTGAAGGTATTGTTGGTGGTCGGGATATGTACTCAATGGTTACTAATAAATCAATACCTTCTGATAAAATTGAATTATTAAATAAAGAACATGTTAGTCAGTTTTTAGATGAGGGATTGAATTTAAAATCTAGAGCAAGTGAACAAGAAAAACAAAGGGAAGAATATATTAGAAATATTCTTAAAAAAGATTTGAAGGATATAACAGAATCAGATTTGAGTTTTGTGGTAGTTAATTCAAATATACGAACAAACCCCTTTTATAAAGAATTTTTAACTTTAATGTATGATAAAATAAAAAACTATTTTAGGAATGAAGGTATAGAAGTCGTTGATAAAACAATATCTACTTCTGATTATCCTGGTTTATTATTTTTGGGTAATGAATATCATGGTGAATTTATGATGTGGTACATAAATGGTAAGTTCTTAATTTCTTATAAAGGTAGCCGATTTTATACTTATAGTGGTAAACAATTAATTGATACTGTAATTGCATCATTAAAACCAAAAAACAAAATCAAAAAAAATATTAAAGAATCTTTAAATCTAAAATCTCGTGCAAATGATAATTTAAAACAAAAGGCAAATTATATAAAACAAAAAGGAATAAATGATGAAACAAGGGATTTATTTATGAAGGATTTTGAAGTGAATAAAGATTTATATTCTGTAATGGATGAAAGAACAATGTTGGAAATTGAGTATTATGTTAAAAACTATAAAGAAATGATTTTAAGAATAATTCCAATTGATTCAGAAGGAAATATTCAACATGATTTATTAAGAGATATTATGTATGAAGAAAATATAAGTCTTAATAAAATGATGGATTTAATTGATGCAAGAGAACAACTTTGGATGAAAGAAAGGAGGGATGAATTAAAGTGGGAAGTTGAATATCTTTTGGATGAAGAATTTAATGAAGTACCAACATTTCAGGAATTTTACCAACTATTTAAATCATTAGATAGGGATTATACTTATAGTGAAAATGAAGTTAGGAATGTATTCTTATCTTTGACTACCAATCCAAATCAATTAAGTTTATTTGAAAACGAAAAACAATATAAGTTAATATATGCACCAACTGGTCAGATTATTATAAAAGGACATTATAGATTGTGTAATTGGAAATTAAGTGAATTAAAAAAAACAAAACCAACAAGTGAAGTTTCTAAATATAAAATTGTAAGATTATAATTACTTATTAATATATTCTTTTATTTTTCCCATGTTTTTGAATATAAAAGGAAATAATAATTCTTTTGCATCATTTTGTAATTTAACCATTTTTTCTGAATCCTCATTTCTTGTTAAGGATTCAAAATGATAACAAACTGAATCACCACAATAAAGATTATGTTTACCCTTTAATAAACAAGAAATATTATATTCCACATCCTCAAAACAAGAAGAATATCCTTCATTAAATCCACCAATTTCATCAAATAATTCTTTCCTTGTTAACATAAATGCACCAGTATTACCAATTACTGATTCACAATTGGGTGAATAATTATAATGTGATTGTAAACCTTTATGTGTAATACCTTGTATTCCTTCTTTATTTCCAACCAATATCATTCCTGCATGTTGTATTGTTTTATTTTCAAAATATAATCTACTACCCAAAGTACCAATTTTTTTTGGGTTTTTAAGATATTGTTTAACCAACCTACTTAATGCATTATTTTGTAATTCAACATCATTATTGCAAAATAAAATTAATTCTGAATCAACATAATACTTAACCACATTATTATTAATTTTTGCAAAATTATAATAATCATATTCAATTAAGTATGTATCTAAACCTTTTATATTAAATTCTGTAATAATATCTTTTAGTTCTTCCTTATTTTGACTTCCTGTATCTGCAATATAGAATTTAATTTTTGAAAAATCATAAGTTTCATACTCATTAAATGATTCCAATAAATTTTTTATTAAATGATGTTTATCTTTATGAGGAATAACTACTGATACTTTTGGGGATTCTTTTAACTGAATTTCATCTTTTGGTAATTGAATTTCTGGGGTAATACTAATTGGTAATTGATATTCTGAAATGAATTGTTTTCTATTTTCCTCCCATTTTTCATCCGTTTGACCAATTGATTTATGTGTTACAACAAAATCAAATGTAACACCAATTTTAACCCCACTTAAATGATTATCAATGCAAAATGGAATATCATAAAAGTGAAACCCTTTATAATTTTCATTAAATACCTTTTTTATTCTTTTTTTGTGAACACCAATAAACAAACCATCAACCAAAACGGTTTGTTTTATTTCTTTTTTCCAATTATGTGAATATTTTGATTGGTGGGTTTTTCCTTCCCATTTATGATTAACAATTCCAATCATTTTACTTCTATCTCCCCACCATACACCAGAATTTGGTAGATGAGTTGTTCCTGCAAGACCAATTATACCATAATCGGTTTCATTAAAAGTATTCAAGATTGATTTAAATGAGTTATGGGGAAGAATTAAATCATCATGAATAAGAACTACCACATCCCATTTAGAATTGGTTATAATTGAATTATAGACCTCTGAAAGTGATTTATCTCCGTTGTTAACAACTTCAATTATTTCAATGTCCTTTAGACCAGACATTTTTTTAATATGTTCTTTATAAGTGGGATTTGTTTCCCTTGTTGAATAACCAATTGTAATCATTGGTTAAATCTAATGATGAATTAAGAAAAATCAAATCTTTTAAACTTGATATATTTTGATTTTTTTAGATTTTCTTTTGTGAACATAAAAACCTCATTATCAGAAAAAACAGTTTTTGCAAACCAACCGTATAAAACTATATAATAAAATATAGTAATTTCCTAATTCAACGAGCATCTATTGATAACTCTCCAAAGGCGTTAATTCCCCACTACGAATGGGTATTTTATTTAAAATTCTTTTTCCCTCATTTAATATATTAATCGAGGCATTTAAATCTCTATCATGATGTGTTCCACAATTGTTGCAAATCCATTCTCTATCAGATAATTTTAAATTATCATTTTTTTCACCACAACTGGAACATAATTTCGATGATGGATAAAATCTATCAATTTCAATAATTTGTTTTCCATACCAATCAGATTTATATTTTAATATTTGTTTAAATCTATAAAGACTTAATTCCTGAATGGATTTTGCCAAATTACTATTTTTCATCATCCCTGAAACATTTAAATTCTCCATTTCCAAACCAATCAAAGAAAGTAATTCTTTAACACTTTCCTTATCTTGCAATAAATAAATCTTTTTTTGGTGATATGGTATAATATATTATTTTTTGGTCTAACTTCAACATCAAACTTTGGTTCAAAAACAATAAACACTTTATTAGTTTTATCTTCCAAATAAAAATCAATAAATTCTTTTTTAAATTTTTTATGAGTTAAATAACTACCTTCTTCTAATATTCTTAATGAAGAAGGGAAATAACCTAAATTATTTGTTAAGGTAAGAATTTCTGGTAGTTGTTCAGAATTAATTAAAGGAATTAGAAATTGTGAATTATTGGATGGTTTTGGATTGAATTTTTTTAAGATTTGCAAAACCTTTTCTTTGGGTTGAATTTTAATCAACCCTTCATTTAGAATAAACTGTAATTTGGTAAAAATCATATTCCATAAATATTAATTCCACCAATTTTCAATTTTGTGTGCAAGATAGTTAAATAAAATTCTTTTGCATTTGTCATGTTTATATAAGGAAATATCCATTGATATTGACTTTTTTTCCTCAACTGAAAAACTTTCTGAATCCAACAAATCAATATTTTTTGAGAAAATTCTGTTCATTCTTTTTAATGATGATTTATTTTTATTAATATATTCATCATAATTTTCTGAAATTAAAGTTGTTTTAATATCGTTATCAAGAAATTCATATTTATATTCTCCATAGTTTAAATATTCATCAAGATATTCTTCATTTTTAAATTTATCAATTAATTTTATAACCAAATTTATTTGATTAACAACGTTTAAATCATCATAACTTTTAAAACGTTCTTTTTTTAATTGCAATTTAAATTTTAAAATATCTAATGTATAAACATAATCATAATCCCTATCTTTTATTAAAAGGGGAATCCATTTAATTATTCTTTTAAATAAAAACCAATAAAGTTTTATTTTTTTTATTTTTGTTATCAATTTATTCATTTAAAAAAATATTATATGATAAATTTGCAAATGTATTTTTTCTAACAGAAAATTTTTCATCATAATATTTTTCATCATAATATTTTGAATAATATTCAAAATGACCTCCACATTCTCTTATTTTTTTATGATAATTTCTATTATATAAAAATTCAGTAAAATTATCATATTTTTTATAGACATAAATTTTATCTTTTAATATTTCAAACCAAACCTCATCACCTTTTTTCAGATTAAAAAATCCTTTATGTGATTTTTTTAAATTTAATATGGTTTTATTCAGATTCATTTTTAAAAAATTTGGTTTTAAGTATTGGTTTTTCCTTAGTTCTTAAATGAAAGATTTCTCTGACAATATCTATTTTTTCAATTGTTATTTTTATTTTATAACCAAAAATTTTAAATTCTTTTTTCATTGTTTATTTATTTAAAAAACAAAACCATTCTTCTGGTACTGGTTTATATAAACAATTAAAAGGAATGTAAATATAATCATTTGTTGTTGGTTCGTAAATTTTAAAAGACATAATTAAAGGATTATTTTCATATTCAAAAGTTTCGATATATTCCCAATTTTTTCTTATATAAGAATTAAGAACAAATACTTCATCTTCATTAATATCATATACTTTTGCATTATAAGATACCCCTACTTTTAATAGGTCATAGTTAATATAACAATCAGAATTTAAGTTAAAAAAACTATGTTTTGACTTTCTTAGATTAGAAATGGTTTTATTCAGATTCATATAATGGAAATATAATGATTTTTATTGAAAAAATCAAATAGTAACCCCCTTTTAAAATTTAATCAATTCCAATTAAAGGATTAATATAAAACTACAACAATAAAAATGAATTTAACTACAGCAGATATATTTTGATTCCACTAAAGATTTAATATAACTAATATAGACTACAATGATAAACGTTGTCTCTTGCGTCTAACGTATGTTGTGATTCCACTAAAGATTAATATAGACTACAATAAATGTAAATAATTAGAATCCAAACCAATGTTGTAATTCCACTAAGGATTAATATAGACTACAATCTTTCGATTTGTATCATGTCACATCATCTTGTTGTGATTCCACTAAAGTTTAATATAGACTACAATTAAAACCCTGTAAAATCAATGTTTTTGGGGTTGTGATTCCACTAAAGTTTAATATAGACTACAATAGAACTTGCAGACCAAATACAAGATGTTCGGTTGTGATTCGATTAAGGATTAATATAAACTGTAATCACTTTATAGTTCGAGTCTTTGAGTATGTCGTTGTGATTCCACTAAAGTTTAATATAGACTACAATTCCATCAGGTAGTACAAAACCTGTACAAAGGTTGTGATTCCACTAAGGATTAATATAGACTACAATTCCTTCACCTTTTCCTATTGGTGACCCAAAGTTGTGATTCCACTAAGGATTAATATAGACTACAATGTAATACCCCTCAAACCCTTGATTTTATTGGGTTTGAGGTTGTTTTTGGGTGAGAAAAAATGAGGAAATATACCATAAAATATAATGTTGTACCCCATTTTTTTAATCCTGGTTTCTGTAAGTTTTATGATTTTCGGTTTTGTATATTGTACCAAAACCACTACCAGTAGATTGTCCAATTCCTATGTTGTATAAGGTTTCTGCAACTTTTTTGTTACAGAAAATATTAACTTGACATTGATTTGCAAAGTTAATAACATTTTTAACCAAAATTTGTTTAACTTTGTTTGATTTGTTATCACCAATTTTAACATCAAAATCAGTTAAATCCAAATCATAAGGAATTAATTTCTTTTTAAGATATTCCTTTAATTTTTCCTCAAAGTTTTCATCTTTAAGGGTTAAAAATTTATATCTTCCATCATTATACTCCTTAACAATAAAGGGTGATAATGCTGCAAAATAATTCCAACCATCATGAAAATTTTCCTTAATATAATCCACACCAACAAAACTCATTCCAAATCCAAAATTAGGATTTTTCATAACACCCAATAAGAAAGTTGTTATTAATTCATCATCCAATGATGATACAGTAATAAATCCACCATTAGGGAAAGATAAGGTTTGTTTGTCATTATTCATTTTTCCACCTCTTAGGGAAGAAATCGAATAGTTGGACTTTTTATCGTGCCACTTATTATTTTCACCCAATATCTTATGAATCCAAGAATTTAATAGGGTTTGGTTTTGAATTGGAACATTAGTTTTGTTCTTGCTTAAATTTATTTTTATTCTCATAATACTTTGTTAAATTTGTTTTTTCTGAATTAATTTCATTAACAGATTGAAACCCATCCCAATCAATTTGATTTTCACTAAAAACCCCTTTTATCCATACAAAACCACCATCAAGAATTGTTCCATTTGCTCTTGATAATTTTGATAAATCTTCATCACTTACTGGAATAATTATTTCACCATGATGTTTTGTTATATTAACAGGGGCAGTTAAAACAGTTCTCATTGTTCTTGAGTTTTTATTTATATTTGCTCTTTCTTGTTTATTATCACTATAAACATAATCATAAATAGGTTTTTTACCCTTTACATTTAACAAATAGTTTTTAATAACCCCATTTTCCCTAATAATTGGAATCCATTCATTAAATGATTTTTCCAAAGGATTAAAACCATATTCTTTTTTCATTAATGAAATAAAATCATCATAATTTTCATCCAACATTTGTTTCACTTTTTCCCAATAAATCCAAACGTTAGGATTCCAAGAATTCCATGCAGACTTTTTAATCTGCATGGTTTCATAAACAAAATTATTATTTATTTTTAAAGAATCAAGTTTAATATAAGAATTATTTGCCTTATCAAAATAATAATCAATTCTTGGAATTAAGGTTTCCCTTAATGTTGGTGATGGTCTTTCACCAAAAAGAACATGAAGAAGATTTGATACCTGATATTTTGTTATAGGTTCTTCAAAAAAATCAATATCATCCCTATCCCTTGTACCATTTATATCACCAACTTTATCCTTATATTTTCCAGGTCTAAATTGTCTAGCATTTTTAAAACCCAATACCAAAAATTTATTCTTCATTTTTCTTTCCTTTTTTTGATTCTTTTTTCTCAGCAGATTTTTTCTTTCTGTTTTTATATTCTACTTCAATTGATTCTCTTAATTCTTTACTTTTCTTTAAATCAACTTCATTATAGAATAATTCTGATTCAAATTCCAATTTTGTTTGTGGTGTAAATTTAACCCAACCATTTTCATCTTCTAATGTATCAGTTAATACATCATAAACAAATTTAACTTCCAATTCATTTGATTTAACAAATGCATCTCGTTTTGTTACATTTAATCTTAACATTTTTTGTAACAAATCATTAACCAAAAAGTTAACATTTTCTTGACTTAATAAGAATCCCCATTCAGGTATTTCAATGATTGAATTTTTCATTTGGAAATAACCTAATTCTGAATTAAAGTTTGGTAACTTTGTTTGCAAGAATTTCTTAAACAATTCAAAATTGTCTGGGTCAAATGACATTCTATCAAAAATATCATCACAACTAACAAATTGTAATTGTGATAAATCAATTGAACCAACGGTTTGATAATCAATATCACCAACAACTTCTTTTTTGAAGAAAGTATTATCGGTTGCACCATTATCTTCATCATCTTTTCTACCAGATTTTGCAAAAGTTTCAATATGTGAAACTGAATCATTTGTTTGTTCTGCATCAACCAAAGTTAAAGAACCTTTTCTTTTTAAGGTAACTGTTTTTGATGTTTCCAACCAACCTCTAACCAATTTTGATGGTGATGCAAGATAAGAATGTAATACCACCACATTATCTTGAACATTTGGTGATTGGAATGGAATATCAGAAAAAATATTATGCAATAAGAAATCTGATGAAGTTGTTAACTTATAAGAAAATTTATCACCATTCTTATAAAGTCTTTTCTTTGCATAATTGGTGTTTTTATGTTGGGTTTTCATGTAACTCAAATCAGTACTATTAAGTACAAATCTTTGGTCAGATGAATCAAAGTTTACAACACCCCTACCTTTTAATTTCCATCTTAAAAGAATAGATTTAACTGTTTTTTCTTTTTGTTTTGGTTGAACTTCCTCAACCGAAAATACTGATTTTTTTGACATTTTTTTGTTTGTTTTTTATGGTTATTAAATTTATTCGGTATCTATTAATCCTAATTCAGAATCATATTTTTTATCATACCTTATATAAGGTGTATTTGATTTTTTCCCCATTCTACGAACAATATCAATATTTAATTTTTCAAATTTTTCCAACATTTCTCTGAATTCAAATCGTTTATCATCACAAAGTGCTCGATATGTTTTTTTGAATCTTTCCATTACATTTTGTTTTTCATGGAAATCTTCACCAATTGATTTATATATTTGTTGGTTAAAAACATCAGTATATTCTTCTGAATTAACTTTTTGACAAATATAAAATATATTTGAACCAACAAGTCTTAGTTTATTTGATTCTGCGTTTTTAATATCAGTTTTTTGTTTTCCTTTATTAAAAAATTTAATAGGATAAATTCCACTTAATAATTCACAAGAAGTAAGAAATCTTTCTTGAATAAAGTCTTTAATTTCTTTTTGATTTATTTCATTGAATTTATTAAATATAGAATAAATTTCTGACAAAGTCAAATTCTTGTTATTTCCATTTTCTTTAAAGAAATTAAACCATTTAGTTGATAAGTCAAATGTATAATGAATGTGTTTTACTGCACGTTCTGCCTTATCCTTATTAAGATTAATAATATTAATAGTACTATCATCATATTTACCCCAACGATTTGTTCTACCTATTCTTTGTACTGTTGTTTGTGGTGATAAAACTGATTCATATAAATTTTTAAAAGAAATATCCATTGATGCCTGTAAAATAAGTGAAGAAACAACATCTTCTTTTACACCATCTTTTGAATATTTATCATATAAAGAATAAATTAAATCAGTTCTTTTCTTTCTATCTTCTTCTAAATAATCAGAATGAATTAAAATTTTCTTATTTAAGTTTCTATACACTTTTTGGGTATTCTTAATAGAATTTAAGATGATTAAATTATCACCATTTTCTTCTAAGTTTAAAACTGAAACATCAGATTTTTCAGAAAAATTAAGTTTATATTTTTTATCATGTGCAGGTGGGTAATGATGATTTTTCTCTGGTAAGAATTTTGATTTATTTGATGGGGTATCCCACATATAAGAAATATCAAATGGTGTTGCAGATAATAGAATTGTATCAGAATTAGTATATTTATGTCTAATATTCATTAAGTTAATAAAACAAGAAAATAATGCACCTTCTGTAATTAATTCATGATATTCATCAAAAACAACATCACAATCATTTATAAAATAAAGTTCATTCATTCTTCCACTATTAACTGATGGGGATAAAAAGTTATCTATATTAGTTACAATAATATCAGAATCAAACCCACCACATCCATTCCAATTAGACATTTTCACTTCACTTTGGTAGAATAATTCAATTTTAACATTAACACAGAATTTACCAATCAAATCTTTTAATTCACGATAAACTTGTTCTGCAACAATATTTCTTGGACAAACCCAAATCATTTTTTTATTTGATTGTAGATTTTTTAGAAATCCAATTAAAGTTTTACCAAACCCAGCAGGTGCATTAACAAAATTAGTACCTTTAAGTTGTGTAACAATATTTTTTTGAAGTTCAAATCTTTCATTATTAAATGGTGGATTATAATTTTTTACTATTTCCTTTTCCAAGAGTTTTTGGATAAATTCTTCTGAATTAGGATAATTACCATCAAATGATGAAACCAATCTATCAGATGTAATTAAAATACTTCTTAATAAAGTTTTTTCAACTTGTTTTCCTTTTAATTCCAAAAATTCATAAAAAAGTGGTGGATTTATTTCTTTTCTACCATTATCATCCACAAAACATTTTTTTGTTATTGGAAACTTTAAGAAATATTTCTTCATTGATTCAATATCTTTTTCAGTAATTGAATCATAAACATCTTGATTTGTTAATTTTTTATCGCCATATTTTTTAAAATAAGGAAACCCATGATGCCAATAAATTAAATCCAATATCATATTATATTCATAATCATCAATTTTTAAATGTTTGCTAACAAATGCCCAACTGATTTCATTATGAGTAAATTTTCTTTGTGAATCTTCATCTTTTAAGAATCTTTGGAACTCTTCTGTACATTTACCTATATCATGTAAAAGTGATGATATTTCTAAAACTTTTTTATGTTGTTTATTAAGACTATCATATCTTTTTAAAAACTCTAAAGAATATTCCATTACTTTTAAAGAATGTACATCTAATAATTCGTTTGTTTTTCCTAACATATTTTAAATTTATGAACACAAAAATACTATTTTTTTACTACCAAATTAATGCAATATTTATTTATAAACCAAATTATGTTCATTGATATTCACACCCACCCAACACTTAAACCTTTTACCAATAATGGAAATATTTTCATTGAACATAAAAATAATCAAAAATCAAAGAATGTTTTTCATAAATTAGTGAAATCAATAATATCACTTTTAACAAAGGATATACCAAAACATTCTCAATCACATTTTCAATCACTTATTCAAGGAAATTTTAACATAATAATCACATCATTCTTTGCACTTGAAAAGGAATTCTTTAATACAAAAATTCTACCAAAAAAATTGGATTTACCACTTCTTTCTCACCTAACAGGAGTTCCAGAAAATAAAGTTACCTTAGATTATTATAATTTTATTTATAATGAAATGTTATGGTTAAAAGAACAAGAAAAAAATAACACCCAACTTTATAATTTTGTTATTGCAAAAAACTATTCTCACATAGAAAGGATTCACAGAAAAAATCCAAAAACCCTTTGTGTTATTCCATCAATTGAGGGAATTCAATGTTTATTAACTTATGATGAATTAAAAAATCCAAATAAAGAATTGTTATTAAGTAGATTGGATTCACTTCCCTTAAAACCTTTTTTTATAACTTTTAATCATCATTTTTGGAATGGGTTATCATCCAATGCAGATTCGGTACAAAGTTTCTTATTCACACAGAAAAATGAATTTAAAGGAATTTCACCTTTGGGATTGGAAATAATTGATTCACTTATTGAAAGGGGAATTTTAATTGATATAAAACATTTTGATGGGGATTCAAGAAGAGATTTTTATAACCACATAAGGGGAAAAAATATACCAATTATTTGTTCGCATACAGGAATATCCACTTGGGAAAATTTATCAGATATTAAGGATGACCACAAAAGAAATAAAAAATCTTTTTTTCATGAATTGGAAATTAATATATGTGGTGAGGATGTAAGAGAAATTGTTAATTCTGGGGGTTTAATTGGTATTCAGATGGACAAAAAACGTCTTGTGGGTAGTAGAGTTAAAATAACCGAAGATAATGTCACAGAAGTCATTATTGCAAATATTTTAAAGTGTGTTGAATTTGGTGGAATTCAAACTTGGAATCACATTTCAATTGGAAGTGATTTTGATGGAATGATTACACACTTGCCAGGACTATTAAAAAGTGAGGATTTTCCAAAACTTTACTTTGAAATTTTGAACTTTTTAATTTGTCCGAAGGACATTTTATTTAAGGGGGATTTAATTTACTCCAAAGAAAAAATTGATTCTTTAATAGGAGGTAGATATGTTAAAGAATTGGTTGATAGAATATTTGGGTTAAACGCAAAAGAGTTCTTAAAAAGGAACTTCTTTTAAAATTTCATAAATCTGAATCTGGTCAGAAGTTTTTAAAAATTTATAGTTTTCATCATCATAATTACCATCTAAATATGTTAAATTAAATTTTCGATTATCATACCAAATAACTAATGATTTTTTAATTAAATCATTAGTTAAAAAATTCCCACTATTTCTACCCAGATTTAACAAAGTTTTTTCTAATGTCATAAATAAATCATTTTTATTTGATAATCTGTTAAAGGTAATCCACTTCCTCCATGATAAGGTTGTCTGTGTGTTCCAAACCATTTTGGTTCAGGAGATTTAATATCATTAAAAATATGAACAATATTTGGCAATATATTTAAACCTTTTTTTAATACAACCTTAAAAATACCATCAATATTATAACCATCAATAATATAATCTTCACCCAAATCACATTCAAAAATATCACCAGTTTCAAAATTAAAATTTCTATTAACAAATGGGGTTATTTCCATTTTATTTTTTTGTTTATTAAAACGATAACCAATCATTATTGCATTTTTGTTTGGTTTTAATGAATAAGAAATTCCACAAAGTTTGTTCCATTGGTCATCTTGTTCACTTTCAAAACCTTCAAGAAAATTAAATTTCACCCTAAAATGATATTCCCAACCAAATGCGAATAAATCCATTAATCCCAATCTTGGTTTTGAAAAATGTTTTCCTTTTTTAAATTGATATATCATAATTTTTAATTTATAATTTCTATCCAATCAGGATGTAAATTTGATTCTGTATATATTCCCTTTTCAGGAAAATTTGTATCATTATAAAATTTTATCCCATTTAATTTTTCTTGTGGTATAGTTATTCTTAAAACAATAGGTTTAATATTATATTGATAACTAAACACATCTATTAAATCATTTATAGATTCTTCATTTATTAATAAATAAATTCTACTTGGATGTGATGATATTTTTTCCTTACTTTTTGGTACTAAACCAATCTTCATAATTTTATCAATATACTTATCAGAAGTTATATGATAAAAAATATTATTTTCAGGAATATATTTAACATCATATTTTGACTCAAATTTAACCATTACTTCACCAAATTCTTCTAAAAACATTTCTAAATTTGGTTGACTATATTTTGCACTTTGTCCTTTATATTGGATATATGCAGGAAACCAACCTAAATTATCTACTAATCTAAATAATTCTACTAAGTTGGTTTCCTTAGTAATTTTATAAACAAACCAATTTTCAATATCAGATTTTATAATTAACTTTGTTCGTTCCAAATCCATCTCACCTTTAATCCAATTATTGATTAAAGTTATTGTATGATTAATATTTGTAGTTTTTATTAAACCTTCTTCTTCTTTTAAAATAGATTTAATAAATTCTTCTTTAGTGAAAGTTATTTTCTTAGACATTTTCCTCAATTACGGTTTGTTTTTTCTCAACCCTCCATACACCCATTCTTCTTTCATCAATTTGTCTAGCAATGAATTTCCATCCCCTACCTTTTGACCAATTTGATGCATAAGAACAAATTGTTTTAAATTGTTTATCATTTTTAATTGGTATTACCGCACATTTACCTGGGGCATCCAATAAATTAAATTTATATTTGGACATTCTTTCCATTGGTCTTTTTCTTTCAGGAATTGCAAGTCCTTCAACAATAATTGGTTTATCATAATACTCATCATATTTGTTTTCCAATTCTTTAATTAAAACATCACTTACTTCATTTCTGTACATTCCTTCAATTAAATCAAAAACATGTCCTACAAAGTCTTTATGTAACCCAAGTTTTTCACTTTCTTGCGACATTGATGTTCCGTTTGCAATTGCAGATTTAATAATTTCAATTGCAGTTACAACTCTTTTGTTTCTTTCTTCTGGTGTTAATTTTTTGATAATCATAATTTATTTTTTTAAGTTTTTCTTTAATTTTTTTAATAAGTTTTCAGGTGTATCTGATATTTGACTTTCTTTCAGATAAAGAATTCTATAATAAGAACCTTTAAACCTAACATTATAAGTTGTATCTATTTGTTTAATACCAATTTTATTTTTACTAATGTTAATAATTATTGACACTATGACACCTGTTTGAAGTTTATTATCTTTAATTGCATAAACTTCCTGACCAACTTCAAATTTGTGTAAGACTTCCATTTTTATTTATTTTTAATTTTCTCCTCCATAATCAAAACCAAGAACAACAAGGGTTTGATTAGTTTTTGTATTTAAAACTTCTATTGAATTAATAGGAACAAATCTAAAATTTTGTTCATTCATTCCATCTAATAAAACACATTCATTTTCAGGATTTATTTTACTAAGTTCTTCAATCATTTCTTTTACTTTCATAAGTTAAAATAGTAGTTATAGATTTTACAATTTTTATTTAAATTTTTAAAATTAGGGAACATACAATCACCTATTGAATTATCATTTATATGGGATATATGTAATTCAGTAAAATAAGGTGAATATTTCTCATAAGTTTTTTTACCACCAATGCACCAATCAATTAATTCAAAATCATTAACCAAACCATTCCTTTCATCTAAAATAATTTCTCTTTTAGGTAGTGGTGGTAATTTTGTAAAAGTGTTATAACCAACTAATATTTTAGTGTTTAATGTTAAATTTTTAAAATGATTTAAATCTTCTTTACATTTCCAAAGTAATTCATTTTCTTTTCCAATAAAACACAAATTATTAACTGATACTATTCCTTTCATCTTCAATTTTTGAATATTTTTCTAAAACTTTACCTATATTTGCAATTGATTTATTATGAATTTCATTTTTTAATTCTTGTGAAATTCTAATAGATTCTTCAAGAGTAATTTTTGGATTGTTCTTAGTTTTTTCATATATTTCATCAACTTCTTTATCAGAAAGATTTTTATTAACCAAAAAAGAAACCTTATTTTTATGTTTTTTGGTTATTAATGATTCTTTTTCAACAGGATTTTTTTCCAATTTTTGAAACACCAAAAAATAAGAATGATACTTTCTTGCATGAACTTGTTTTGAATGTTTACCAGATAATATTCTATTTTTTGCATTTAGAATAAACATATCCTTACAATAAAACCCGATTTCAGTTCCTTGATTAATCAATTCAACATGAGATAAATATTGTTTTGAAGATGAAACCGTGTCTTGACATTTAACAACCAAAAATTTATTTGGTTTGAGTATTCTATGACATTCTTTTAAGGTTTTATAATAATAATCCCACAAATCTTTCATTGTTTTAAATGAACCAAATCTATTTGCAATTATATTACTTCCTGATTTACCTTTAGATGAATTTGGAATACCAACTGTAAATACTGGGTCAAATAATATTGAATTTACAGATTCATTATCAAGTGGTAAATCATCTGATGATGCCTCAATGGTATCATTGGTTTGAGGATATAAATCAAATTTATGAATTGGTTCTTTAATTCCTTTCTTATAAAAGTTTCCTTTTGAATAAGTTGGGTCACATTCAAAAAAACCTTCCTCAATATAAAGTTTAATTATATTCCTTAATATTTCATTTTGGTCAAAAGAAATTGATTTAATAACTGTATCATTATTATACAATTTTTTTTCTTCTATTTCTTCTAATTGAAAGAATGTATTTTGATTACCCATTTAATTGTTGTTTTTCATTATTACAAGAACAATTACCACAACATTTTTTATCTTTTTTTCCTAAACCAAACTTTGTAAAATCGGTTTTGGAAATAATGAAGATAATAAGAAAAATTATTAATAAAGAAGTTAACATTTAAAATTATTTAATTGTGAAAAAAAGAATTCTATCCACAATATTATAACAGATAATAAAAGGGACTATTAAAACTTAAATATTATGGATAGAATTTTATCGGTATTAGATATTACCGAATTGGTGTTTGATTAAGTTACTTCTATACCAGATTTTACGTTCACCGTTTCTGTTGTATAGGGAGTAACCATCTTTGTTTTTACCATAACCTACTAAAACATACCCTGTTTTTTTGTTACGAATCATACCAGTTTTATTAATTTCATAGAAACCAACATAACCTTTTAAATCATACCAAGTTTGGTTAGATTTAGTAGTTTTCGCAACCATCTTTGGAGTTTTAATTGTTTTAGATGATTTGGTAATTGAGTTTTTAGTCATTTGACTCTTTTCCGTAGGTTTTGAACCTTTTGTCACAAACTTCCTTGAAGTTGTTGACACTTTATTTGTTTTTGTACTCATGTAAGAAATATAATGTAGTTTTCAGAAAGTTAAAGTTATTTATTAACTTTGCATTAAAATACTTCTGTATAAATATATTTTTCGTTCTCCTGAAATTGGATGTTATTTCTTTTTAAAAGTATTTTCACAAACTTATTTAAACCATCATAATTAATTTTTTCAAATCCTATTTTTCCTTTAAAATTCAATTCTTTTATAAAGTTAATAATATCACCAAATAGTAATAAATTTGGATAAAATGTTGGTTTAAAGAAATATTTTGGGTGTTTGTAGTATAAACAATTTATATTGTCTTTATTATAGTGAATTAAATAATGATTTGGTTCACCTAAAAAATCAATTCTAATCTCATTATAACTTTCAGGTAAAATTATTTTAACATCTTTCCATTTATCCAATATTTTTTTATATTTTTTCTTGTTCATATTTTTTATTAATTAAAAATTTATTGGTGGTAGGTTTTTTATCTTTTGAATAGTAGAAAAATTTTTCTTTTAAAAATTTATTTATAAAAAAATCATAAATTCTATCTCGACTTAAATCATAAGTATAATAAGTTAATACATTAACTTCATTTTCTTTTATAAATTCTTCTATAATTGCAAAAACATATTTAAAAATAGTTATACTGTTGTTTTTATTAGTTTTAATATCATTAACATTTTGACCATCAATAACCACACCAAAATCCAAATAATATTTATTATCTAAGTTTTTAATTAATTCATAAAGTTCTGTATCAGGTATCATTATTTTCCCAATATCTTTAATTTTTAGAAAGGCAACATAATATACTAAATCACCATCTTTAAATGTAAATTTTATTTCATTACCTTTAATTGTTTTAGTGTATTCATTTGGTAAAATTAAATTATCAATTATTTCCAATAATAATTTTATTCTGTTTTCCTCAATTAATTCTTTTAAAATTTCACCTATTTTCATAATTTTTGTTCTATTCTATAAATAGTAGTTTCATAATTACCATTACCTTTATATTCAGTATTACCTTCTATAAAATATTCAACAGTACCATCTATAAAAGAATAATTTTTTAAGGTATTAGGTATTCTATCAACATCTAATGTTTTAAATTGAAAATTATCCCATTTATGTCCTATTGGAATTTCTCCAGAATATTTACCCTCAAAAAATTTTGGTACAGTTTTTATTGTTACTTTTGGTGAATTATTAAATTCAATTCTAAATTCATTACTTCTTTCTCCATTTGTATCCCTTAATATTAATATTCCTTTTTTCATACTAAAACCTCCTTATTTACAAGGGAATGATATAAATCCCTTCTTTTTTTTGAAACTTCTTTTATTTCATATTTTTGAACAGTTTCATATAATTTTTCACCCATTTCTTTTATTTTATTTGGGTTATTTATTAATAATTTAATTTTCTTATACCAATCTTTATGATTTTTATGTGAATCTATTAAAAATCCATTTTCACCATCAATAATATCTTCTTGATATGGTGGTAGATTTTGGGCAATTAAAACTTTTTTATGAAACCCTGCTTCTAGTATCTTTAAATTACTTTTGACTCCATTAAATGTATTATCCACTAAAGGTGCAAGTGATATATCAAAAAGATTGTAATTTGATGCATAAGTGGAAATAGGTTTAGTCCAAACTCTTCTATAATTTTCGTTATTCCATTGATTAAAATCATCTTTTATAAATTTATTTAAAAATCCTTTATATTGCGGTGTACAATTCTTATAATTATCTGTAAATATTTTTTCATATTCATACCACACAGTTTCCATAGGTTTGATTGGTCTTTCTTTCATTTCACCAGTATCTTTATTAATTTCTTTAACTGTACCTCGCAAATCAAAACCACATAAAACTAATTGTGTATTTGGGAAATCTTGTGGAATTCTATTAATGGATGACATTAATTTAACATCATGTAAGTGAGAAGAACCACATAAATAACCAATCCTAATTTTATCAGAATTTTCAGGATTTGATTTAAATTGTTCACTTTCTGAATTAATTGCATTTGGTATTACAAATACATTTTTATTAATTGGTTTTATTAAATCTGCGAATGTTTTTGTGGTTGTTGTGACATAATCAGATTCTTTAATATTTTTAATTATTAATTTATCTAAACCATATTGTCTTACAATACTATGTGCTGGATGGGTATGTGGTGGAGACCAGTAATCATCTATATCACATATTGTAACAATACCTAATTTCTTACAAACACTAAAAAATTCATCCATTCTTTCATAATGAGTTGCAGTTCTATGAAAATGAACTATTTGATAATCTTTTAGATATTGTTCTGTTGGTTCATATTCATTAACAAAACGAATATCCACTTTAAATTCTTCTGGATATAATTTCTCTAAAAAAGTATGTGGTTCTATTGAACGATAAGTACCAACCCCAAATTGGTCTGATGGTATTACTAAAATTCTCTTTTGCATAAAAGAAATTTAATATATTTATATAAAAAGTAAAAAAATAATAAATGTTTTTTAAAGAAAATATAACAATAAAAAATAAATATGATGAATTTGTATATGCATGTATAGTGGCAGAAGAATATGATAAATTACCATTAAAAAATGAAGATGACTTTGATTATTGGAATTATTTAATATTATCTAATGATGTTCTTTATAAAAGAATTACTGGTAAAATAAATGTTATATTTGTTGATGATGACCCCTATAAAAATCATTCTGAAATTGTTAATGATATAAAAAATAATAGAACATTAAAGATATGGAAAGGTGCAAGTGATTTACATCTATTCTTTTCCCCTATACAAAATTGGGTTTTCAGAACAGTACATGATTATTTTCATGACATAGGCGAATTTAATTTAAGAGGTGAATATAAAGTATATAATAGACAAATTAAATTAGCAAAAAATAAGGCAATACCTGCACTTTTTACTGAAATAATAGGACAAATATCTTATGCAATTATTACTGATGGATTTCCTGAACAAAAAGTTGCAAAAATGAATGGATTTGATTATTTTAATGTTGGTTTATATCTATCACCAATGTTAAAAGAAAGACATAAAGTTCTTTTAAATGATTTAATGAATGAAGAACTTTATTTGAATATTAAAGGTTTTGAATCTGTTAATTTCTATGAAAAATTTAAACAATTATATCTTTAAACCTTAATTTGTATATCAAATATTATTGCCTGATTTTTTGATTTTTCTATTGGTCTATCTGGTTTAACTATTGCAACCAATTCATCTAAATCATTATATAAACCTATTTCTGTGATAAAAACTGATTCTATTCCAACACCTCCCTGACCATAGGATTCCAAAAATGTTGGATTTGAAGTTTCATAAAATTCATTAGGTTGAGCAAGACAAGTAATATGTTGAATAAATTCTGTATTAATTGAATTAAATGTTAATTCTGATAAAGTAGAACCTGTAAAATATAAATCTGAAAATTCTGTATTTCCTGTATAATTTGTTGAACCGTTAATTGTACCTGCACTAAATGGGAAATTATTAACTATTGTTGGGTGTGATAATACAATAAAACCTTTATCTAAAAATGCAATACCTACTGGTTCATCAATTTCTGATTGATTAGAGGAAAAGAATTTAAAAGGTTCTTTATTATTTGTTAAAAATGCATTTCCTGTATTATATCCTGTTGACCAAGATTTAGAATTATCACCTTTAGGTTTTTTAATTGAATCACTAAATAAAAATACAATATTACTTTCATAAGGTGTTAAAGTACCACTTGGTTGACCAAATTCCTTAGATTCATTTGATGAATCAGAATAAAGAGTATCAAAAAATTGTTTATAGTTTGTTTGTTCAACAAATGTAGAATAAATTTCAATTACATCAGATGGTGTTGAACCAGTGGGTATGGTTAATTTAATTTTTTTACCATCAATTAATTCACCATAAGTATCTTTAGGTATCTCAATAAAAATTATTTCATCTGTATTAAATCCAGAAAAACCTGTATCTATAAATCCACCATTTTGTCTTGTTGACAAAAATTTATTTTTTTGTAAATTTGTTATTGGTAAATTAAATGTTGCAAACATATTACCAAATTCATTATTAATCAAAGTTCTATTTGCATAAGTAAATTTAAGGTCTGAATCATTTAATGTTACTTGACCTAAACTAACTATTGTTTTAGTAAATTGTCCTGTTCCTTGCTCTACTGGTTTTAAAAACATATCTTTTTATTTTATAAATATTCGTTAATTACTTCCCCCTAAAGGATTATTTTGTCCTACTTAATTACCAAAAGGATTACTACCACTACTAAATATATTAATATTAGGGTTATTATTTAATGTACTAACATTAGTACTACAATCTATTTTAATTGTTGGTTGTGTATTTGAACCAATTAAAGGTTTACCTTTACCTATTATCGTAATATTTTCCTGTATAGGTAAAGTATCTCTTTGTAAAAAATATTGTGTATAAGTTGTTCTATTTACTATATCATTTGAATTAACAGAAACAACATCCCAAACTTTACCTGAACCAAAACCACCACTACCTGAATTACTAACTGATATAAATTGACTTTTTTCTTCACTATCTAGTGAATTAAAATGTGAATCCAAAATAGTATTCTTATTTTTGTATATTAAATTACATAAACGTTTATTTACATCAAAAGTTGCCATAATTATGTTTTTTATAAAATTGTTATGAAATCACCATTTTGATTCCAATTATTAGTGTTTTTACTCATTTTAAAAGTAATATTTAATTCACCAAATTTAGATTGTATTGTTTGAGAAATAAAATTCATTCCAATGGAAACATAATCTATATTTGATTGTGTAAAACCAAAACCAGAATTAACCAACCAACCCATTGTTTGCTGTAACAAATCAATTTCTTTATTCATTAAATCATTACCAAAACGTTTTATATGGTCATGTGAACCACTTTGGTCATTATATGTTGTTTCTATATTTGCAACATAAACTAATTTTTGTGTTGGGTTATTGGGATTTGTTATTCTAACCGATGGTACTAATTTACGTTGTTTAGATAAAAATATATTAGAATTGTTTTCAACTAATTCAGGTTTAAAGAAATTAGTTACACCTAAATTTGGTATAGTAGTTAATATTGCAGAACCTATAACATCCAAAGGTACTAAAGGGTTATTTGTATCAACAACTGAATAACCATATTCTCTACCCATTAAAACAACACCACCAGGTCCTGAACCAAAATAAGAATTCAAACCTAAATCTAAAGAAGATAATAAAAATTTAAGTGGTGAATCAACTAAATTATTAAAATTTCTATTTCTATAATTAATTGGATTTAATAATAAAGTTTCAAAACTTAAATATTCATTTTGAATTTTTCTAAATAAATTATAATCCTGTTGTGTTTTAAATTCAACTTTAACATCATCATATTCTATACCAACTGTGTTACTGTTTGAATCAATTTCTTCAATTCTTATGAAGTTGTAAAAATCTATAATAGGTGATTTTAAATCTTTATTAAAAGTAGTTGTGGATGATTGATTATCCAAATAAGCACAATAATTTCCCAAATCAATTTCAACATTTAAAACATTATAAGAAATATTATCATTTACAAATCTTAATTCTTTTATTGTAGTTTCAGTTAAACCAGAAATACTAATTTTATTTTTAATATCCACATTTCTTGCAACAGATAACACACAACCAATGTGGTCACCAGTAACATCAGGTACTTTACCTGGTGAATTTCTATTTTCAATTAAATAATTAGTATCAGAATCACCTAAACTAAATTTAGTGATATTTTTACTTATACCACTTAAAATAATTTCCCTACCTTTTTGTGTTAGGTGCGAATCTAATGTTATTGTTGTTGCACTTGTTATGTAACCCATTTTATTTTATTTTTAATATCTTCTAAATTAATTGATTGTAAACAATCACCCATTTCTCCTCTAATTCTATTTATATCTTCATTTCTTTCTTCTATATTATAATTAACATCATTATCAGAAATACTAAATTTTGTTACTTTTAAAAAGTTATTATTACCTTTTAAAAGTTCATTTTTAGACTTATTAGTTAGAATAATAGTCAAAGTATTTCCTGATGCAACTAAATATGGTAAACTCATTAAAAATCAATTCCTAATTCTATTATTACTGTTTTTGCATTATGTTTCTCGATAGGTGAAGATAATTTACCTATACCAACTAATTTTTTATCTGTATCATAAATACCAATATCTGTAATATGTATGTTTTGATTTCCATTAACAAATGTTGGATTTATTGATTGGTTAAATTCATTAGGTTTTAAATTAAAAATAAAATTTGTTTTATATGTAGTTGCCTCAATTTTAGTGTCAACATTACCAAATAAAAATCTTTCATCACCAAATTGTAATTTGTTTGGTTGATTTGTTAATGGTAAACCACTTAAAAAATTATTAATGTTATAGGTTGTTGCACCTGTATAAGTATTATAATCAATTATAAATGTTGAATTTTCTATTTCAATAGGGTCTAAATTATCACTTCCAGAAAATTTTAATGAATTATCTGTAAAATTAATTATTTTCCAATTTTGTGGGTTTGGTCTATCACCAATATTTACTTTTTGACAAATAACATAAAAATTATTCGCCTGAAAACCACTACCATCTGAACCATCAGTCATATAAGGAAAAGTGGATTCATTTACTGCATCAAAATAACAAACAACATTAACTGGTGAAGAAACACCAACTTTATTTATACTTGAATAATACTGACAATGTATTCCATTTGTAAAACCAGAATTTGTTGTGAATAAATAAGAAACCCATAATTCTTCATAAGGTTGTAAAAGTGATGTTTGTGATGTTGTTTCTAAATTTAATTTAATTTGTGGTAACGTATGAGAACGATTAGATTTATAAGATAAAACTGTAACCAATTCCTCATCTTCTATTGTACATATTTTTAAATCAGGAAAAATTTTACCAACAACATTTCCAAACCAATCTACTAAATCATAATATCTTAAAGAATAGTTTGTATTACCTGTAAAAGTTAATGTTTTTTCTACTGTATCACCAGTAAAAGACATACCTAATCTATTACCTGTGGTAGAACCACTAAATTCTCTTTTATGCCACATAATGTGTGGTAATGAAAGAACAAAGGTATTGTCATTGAATCTTTCACCATAAACATTATTAATATTATTGTTTGTATAATGGATTATTGCAATAGATTTTTGATTACTATTTTGTGATGTATAATCTAAAAGTTCTTTTGAACCTAAATATTGTTGTGACCCATAATCATTAATATCTTCATTAGTTAATTCTATTCCTGCCAAATTTTCTGAAAAAGGAATATTTAAATTCCAAACTGACACATCATCAACTGATAAATCACAAGTACCATCAAAAATTAAAGTAGAATTATTCCAATAAGGTATAGTAGAACCACTTCCATAAAAATTTGTTATAGATTCACCACCTGGAAAAAAAACAAAATAAGTTTCACCTGTTAAAGATGGATATAAAGAAAAATCAGGTAATTCCCTATCAACTTCAATAGAAAGTGTACCACCACTTAATGTACCTGATAAAGATTCAATTTTGTAAAATAAAAATGTTTCTGGTTTTGTTTGAATTAATTGTGTTCTAATTATTGGATTATTAGGGTGAGTATATGCAATTAAAACAATATCACCTACTTCTGGTTCTTCGGTTAAAGAACCAATTGTATTAACAATATTAGAAACTATTGTACCACCTGTAAATTCACTATTTAAGGCAAAACCTATATTTATATAGTATTTTTCTGGATTAGTTAAAATTGCTGATAAATTATCCGTTGTTCCTGTAAAAAAACCTCTTGTTTCTGCTTGATTTATCACTTTTTGTTCAAAAGATTGTAAATTATTTAGTGTTTGATAAAAATCTACATCAGTAGTTAATCTTATAAGTGGATATTTTATATCTTGATTATTATCTTTTGGTCTTAAAATATTAAAAGTAGATAAATCAAATGTGTTTTCTAACGTTTGATAATCCATTTCTGAATCACCTAAACCCCAAAAACTAAAATTTAGTTTACCTAAACTTAATTGTTTTCTTCCGTAATCAGTTAATTTTGCATTTATAAATGCAGAAGATTCTTTTATTATGTAAGACATTGTTAATTTTTATTTATAAATATATGGTTAGTAACTTTCAATAGAATTATCACCTGGTTTAAAAGAAATTATATTACTATAAGAATAAGGTTGAATTAAAAATTCAACAAAATTTATATTTTTAGTATTTTTAATTCTTGCTAAATATGTATTTCCCACTTGTAGTGGTGAAAATGTTAAAAAATATTCATAAGTATTATTTTTTTCAGTAATGTATTCACCATTAAAAGTATAATCTGTTGTTGCAGAAAATATTGGATTTAAAAAATTAGTATCAGTAAAATCAGTAACTTCTAATAAAAATTCACCATTTTCTTGTTCTATTGTACATTGGAAATTTATAGTTACTGCTGATGAATATATGTTACCTACATCACCATCACTTTCATAAATTGCAATTAAAGTATCACCAACTTCAATAGAAAATTCATGAAAAATTAATATTTTGGAATTTGTTAATGATTGATAAAAATCAATACCTTCATTTAATTTCAAACCATTAATTATCAAAGTTATTTCACCATTTGGTATATTTTCTAATAAAAATTCATATTTTGTTGTTCCTGTGTTTAAAACAACCCTATCAGTTAAATCAGAAACATAAAAAGAATCAACTATAAAGTTTGGTTGATTATCATCTGCAATGTATTGTATCGTTATTATATCATTTGTTTGTGTTAAACCTGATTTTATTATAATTTTATTAAGTTCATTGGTATATTCAACTTCACCTATAATTTCTTCACCCCATAATAAAGATAAACCATTTAAATTTAAATTTATTATTTTTGATGGTACTTTAGATAAATAAAATTCTGTTTGTCCACTAACAACTACTTCTAAAGTTTCATTATTATAAGTTCCTTCAAAAAATTTAACTTCACCAATATTATTTAATTGAATAGGTGGGTTATTATAAAATGCAAAATATCCTGAATAATTGTTAGAATAATTTATATATTCTTTATTAGGTAATTCAAACTCTTTTGTATTATATGTTTGTGTTAAACCATAAGGTTCAGTTGTTCCTGAAAATATATAATAAGTGTTTATTATATATTGGGAATCAGGAATATATTCTAAATTTTCTATACTGATAGTATCATTATAAGTATAACCAGTAAAGTCTGTTTTTTCTATTTCTTTATTGTAAATATTTTTTGTAAATCCTGTTGTTGAATCTTCCCACTTATAAATATTATAACCAAAGGTTTGAATTTTATCAAAAGATTGTGTATTACCTGTAACATTAAAAACTAAATTAATTTCATTATCTGTTATGTTGTATATTCCTAATGATGTTATTGTTAATCCTGATGAAATTTTTGTTGTACCATTAATATCTAAATCAGGATAAACAAAAGTTTCAAAATCTGAATTAAGATTCAAATTTGTCATAATTGTGTTAAAAACACAATTTTCATTACTATAATTAAATTTTTCCATTATAATATACTGTATCAAATTTTAAAGTTGATTCACCGTTTTTGGTTATTTCTGCATTAAATTTAAAAATAACATAATCACCATGAGGTTTAAAACCTATAAAATCTTTAATTAAAAATTCCCAAATTTTATTATTTTCCTCATATTGAGTAATTGTTAGTTTATCTAAATTAGAAATAGAATTATATTCACTTTTTGAATCAACATAAAATTCCAAAACTTTTAAATCACCATAACCTTTTTTTACATGAACATATTCAGTTAAATAATATAATTCATTATCACATTTTAAAGAATATTCAAAATCATCAGGTGTGTCTTTTAACTTTTGTATTTGTTTTATTGCATAAATTGATTCATTTATTACTTTTTTATTATTTGTAAAAATATTTTCTATTTCTAAACCATCAGATTTATCACCTTTAAGTAACATTTTTTGATTTAATTTTTCTTTATCTCTATTTCTTACAAATTGGTCTGCCTTTTCAAGTATTTGGTGAAATCTTTGTTTATCTATTAATTTTAATTCGTGTTTTTGATATTCTTTTTTGATGTTTAAATCATCTTCTAAAATATCACGAACCATTTGTTTTTCTGTCTTAGATAATGACATCATAGTTGCCAAAAATAAATCTTTTAGTGCCATATATAAATAAAATTTATTATAAATATAAATACTTAAAAACCAAATTAAAGTAAAATTGCATTAAAAAATAAATTTTTTATTTCTATTTTTACTGAAAAAATAATTTTATGGAAGAACTTACAAAAGAACAAATTGAGGAATTATGGAAAGAAATTCATTATAGAATAAAACAAGGTCTATATCTACAAGATTATCTTTTTAATTTATTAAAAATAGAAAATAATAAAAAATTAATAAAATTATATTTTAAAAATCTTTTAAAAGATAATTACGTACCTAACATCTCTTTTGAACAATGGTCTTTACTACCTAATAAAATAAAAATTAAATATACAAGAACAAGAATAGAAAAACATTATAATTTATCTAATTGGGAATATGATTTTATTTCAACTAAATTAAAAAAACGATATGTTAATATTAAAAGTAGATTTTCAAATAATCTTTTATCTGATGACCAATTCAATCTACTTAAAAAAGTAGATAAATTATCTTATATCAAAAATAGAATTGATGATAGGTATCATTTAACGGAATATCAATTTAAATATTACCTAAACCTATTTCCAGATGAATTAAAAATAATACAAATTAAAAATTTAATACCAGATTATATACTTAAAAATATAGAAATAGAATTAAAAAAAACATTAAATACTTAAATTCGTGAAAATATAGAGATAAAAATAAAATCTTAAAGTTTCACAACAATAACATCTGATTGTCTAAATACATCTTCTGTTACACTATATTTTATTTCTATTTCTACTGCATATTCATTAGTAGAATCTTCTTCAACTGTTATTTCATCAATATTCAAATTAGGAATCCACTTACTAATATCATCATTTAATTGACGTTTAATATCATTTCTTGTAAAATTATCTTGTTGCTCAAAGATATATTTTTTTAAGTTTGTTCCAAATTCTGGCAAATACCATCTTTCACCTTTTTCAGTCATAATAAGATGAATTAAATTACTTCTTATTGCTTCAATAGAAGTTTTATTTAATTTTAAAAAACTACCTTCTTCTGCATCCCTAAAAGGGAATTTAATATTAATACCTTTCATAATAATAAATATTATTTTAATATATTTATTTTGAAAATTTATAACATGAAGGATTTATTTTCTCAAATAGAAGATGGGGAATACAAAAAAATGACTGAACAAGTATGGAAAAAAGTTAATCAAACCTTTATTGTTGATGATACTGGTGATGATAATATGAAACATTATAAATGGTTAAAACTAAAACTAAATAAAGGTGATGATGAATTATTAAAAATAATGAATAAAGATAAAATAAAAGAATACACTAATTTTTATAATGAATTTCAGGAAAAATACCACTCTTCTTTAGAATATTTTTGTATTATTGACTATCGTGAAGGAATAGTTTATGTAATAAGATATTTATGATTAAATGGGTAAAAATTTCTTAAAATCACTTACAGTAGAAAATGGGATGGTGAAATTATATCACTATTCTGATAAAAAAATTGATTCTGGATTTATTCAAGTAAATAAACCCTATAATATTCATTCAAAAAATGAATTTAGGATTTGGGGTAAATCGAGAAGTTTTTTTTATTGTAATGAAGATGGTTATAAATTTGATAAAGGTGTTAATACAAATTACCTTTATATTTGTTATATACCCATTAATGACATTTATCCTATCAATGATAACCCCTATAAATATAAAAAATTGGATGATGATTATAATTCATTTGATTCTTATTTTAAACAATCTTGGGATGATGGATTTACTGCATGGGGTTACTTTTTAGGTGGTAATAAAAATGCACCTATAATTATTTCTTTTATTGATTTACCAATTTCTGAATCTTTTAAAATATCCAAAGGTGGACTAAGAATTCCTATGGATGAAACAGAATTGGATTATGTAATAGGGGATATTTTAATTGGTGAAGAAAAATATTTTGTTATTCAAAAAGGTGGTTATCCAACAACACTTCTTAATTGTTATTTAAGTGATGAAAAAAATATTAAGAAGGTAATGAAAGGTTATCAAAAAACCTTAGAAGTCTATATGTGGGATGATTTATCATTAAAAGAAGAATTTATTGGTGATTATATAAAAGATTTAAAGAAATCTAAATTATGGATAAAAAGATTAAGTGAAAGTTTAAGTGATAAGATTAAATCCAGAGCAAATGACCAGGAAAAACAAGCAATAGAATATTATACAAAGAAAATTGAGGAAGGTGAATGGGATATTCCAGATAATATTTTTGATAAATTACCAGATAATATTAAATTAAAATATGTTGAAAACATTATCAATCGTAAAGTTGGTTTTGGTTTAACAAAAGAAAAATTTAATTCTTTATCAAATGATTTAAAATTAAAATACATTAAATATATAATTGAAAACCAACATAAAGGTTCAGTTTTATCAGATGAAGAATTTGATTTTGCCCCAGATGAATTAAAATTAAAATATATTAAAATTAGACTTGATGAAATGGGTCTTGGTATATCAAATTATAAAATGACATGGTATATTGAAAATAGAAATATAAATGAAGTATTAAATTTAAAATCTCGTGCAAAAGAACAGGAAAAACAAAAGGAAGAATATATTAAAACCATTATTTCAAAAGGAATTGAAAATATTAATGCAAAAGACATAAAAACATTTTTTAATTTTGAGAAATTAGATATAATTTGGAAAAAAGTTATTGAAGATTTGGGTGTTTTACGTAATTATTGGGATTATAAAATAACTGATAGTTTTTTAAAATTTACTCATGGTAATACAGAAGTTGTAGTTATAGTAGTGCCAACTTTTGGATTATTTAAAATAATGATAATAGGTAAAGGTCATTTTAATAAAGGTTTTAAAAAATCAGAATTTGCAACAAATTATAAAACATTAATAGAAACATTAACTGAAATTCTAAAAGAGGGTGATATAACAAATGAGTAATAAAAAAGTCATACCAAAGTCCTTAACGGATGCATATAATAAAAGTGATTTTTCACCAAACTTAGTTGGTTTGCAAATAACCAATGGTAGTTCACTTTTTACATTTGGTAACTTTGAAATTACATCAAATTTAGAAGAAAGATTTGTTAAAAATTATACTTTAGGAAGTTTTTCTAATCCTATAACAGTAGAAACAATTAATTTAGAAAGTAATTCAGAAAACATAGAATCAAACAATATTAAGATATTTTTAAATTATGATAGAAAAAATTTAAAAAACTATGCATATTTTGGTTCTTTAAAAGAATTTATAAGAGTTGAAATAGAAGATATTATTGAAAAATTTCCATCATCTTTAGTTGTTTCATCACTTATTGATGGTCAAGTTAAAATTACAGTATTAAATAATGTTTATGATTCTTTAACAAACAAATCAACTTTTAATGTTCCAGTATCTTCTTTTGTTAATAATTTTGAAATGTCTTATACGGAAGAAGATGTTTTAATTAATTCTTTTTCACCAACAAATGATTTAAGAAACATTTCTGCAAATTTTTTGAATTACGAAATTTCTTTCCCACCTTTTGAATCTGGTTATAAAATATTGGAATTTACTGGTTCTACTACTGTTAGTACTGGATTTTTAACAATAGTTTGTGAAGGAAATCCTTTTAGTGGTAATACTTCACTTTCTATAACTTATCATATAAAACCTATCCAAAATGTAATTGATAATTTTTTTAATTCTATTTCTTATTTTCAATCTTATTTATTAAATAGGGATACTACACCAAAATATACTGCAACTTTTTCAGTAATAGAAGAAGATAGTAATGGAATTACCAGTTTTACAGAACAAAGTTTCACATTTCCCACATCAGATGGTTATAATATTGATATTAACACCAGTCTATATCAATTGTATTTAAATGATTTAAATAATCTTGCATTAACTTATGACCAATATAAAACTGATTTAGTTTCAAGATTTTTAACCACATCAGTTTTAAAGGAATTTGATACACCAAATTTAAAATTTGATAAAATGTTAAAAGTTTATGGAAGGGAATTGGATGAAATAAAATTATTTATTGATTCTATTGCATTTTCATCAACAATACAATACAATAGGGAATTAGAAAATTTACCAGACCAATTAGTTAAAAATTTTGCAAAAGTTTTAGGTTTTGATGTTTTACAATCAATTAACGAAAATGATTTATTAAAATTCTTTGTTTCAACAGGGGATTCACCCATTTATGGTAACAATAAAACTTTTTTAACTCCATCAGAAATGGACATTGAACTTTGGAGAAGAATTATTTTAAATTCTTCATTTTTATGGAAAGGAAAAGGAACAAGAAAAGTTTTAGAATTTTTGTTTAGATTTATCGGTGCACCAGATTGTTTAGTTGATTTTAATGAACATGTTTACACAGTAGATAATATTGTAGATTATGACCAATTAAAATTAAATTTAATTAATTTATCAGGATTATCAATTAATATGTCTGATTACCCAATTTCCGAAGAAGGTTTTCCTAATAAACTACCCAATACTTTTGATTATTATTTTCAAATGAATGGTGGTTGGTTTGAAGAAAATGTTTACCATGAAGGTTCTTATGATTTTGGTCAAAAATATATGGATAAATTTCGTGATATTGGTTTTATTTTAAATTTAACAGAAGATAATAAAAAATCTTGGGTTTATACAGGTAATACAACCAATAGAAATTATAATTTAGAATTAAGGGAAACCAATTATAATGAAAAAAGAAGTGAATTAATAATAAATACAAAGGAAGTAACATTATTTTTAGACCCAGCAAAGGCAATAGAATGTGATGTATTTAATTTTTATAAAACCAATTATCCACTTTGCGATATTTCAAAGTATCCTACCTATGGTTATGATAAATCAATATCTGCAATGACTTTTTCAGAATTCATTAAATTAAGTTATGAAAGATTTATTGATGCAAGAACAAGAAAAACAGTATCTTATTACCCAACATTAAGAATGATTTATGAAGATTATTTAAATTCTTTAGAAAAGTGTGGAATTGATTCAAAAGGTTTAACATATCAAATAATGATGAATCAATATATTAATTTAATTGATTCCTATTGGTTTGGTTTAATACAACAATTTATTCCTGCAACTACAATATGGAAAGGTGGTGAAAAATATAGAAATACCTTATTTGATAGACAAAAATTTCAATATAAAAAAGGTATTGATTATGGTTCTGAATTTAAAAATGAACAACCACCACATTTAGAAACAGAACTTTCTACATTACAAATTGATTCTAAAGTAGTTTTACCACAAGTAGGTAAAATTAATGGATTACTTACAACATGTGGATTTTGGCAATCAGGAAATTCAATTATTATGAACGATAATTGTGAATTGAGTGTTGAAAGGGTTATTTTAAATAACCAAAATTCTGGTTTGGTTGCATCACAAGTTTTGTTTCAAAACAGACCAAATAATATCACTTTAATCACTCCATTAACTTTTTCTGGAGTATTCTTAAACCCAAATTTTTTCTAAATTTGATTAATTCATTTTTTTTTCTTAAATTTAAGATTATGAGAAAAAAATTGTTTTGGGAAGTAACTCATCTTGATAATAAAGTGATGGGTAGATATTCCTTAGATTCTTTAATAAAAAAAATAGAACCATATAAAAGAGAAATATGGGAACTTAATTCTAATATTTATAATGTTAATTTAGTTCTTTATATTAAAAAAAATACTTTATATAATATTAAATTTCCTTCTTTAACTATTTCTAATATTTCAAATTTTGAACACATAATTATTGATATTGTTGGTAATTGTTACTTGGGTAATAATTACGTTAATTGTACAAAATTAAATTCAACTTTTACAAATAAAGAAAAAATAGAGAAGAAAGTAAAAGAAATACTAAAATGTTCTGGCAAATAGAAGAATTAAAATTACCTTGTTTCATACCGAAACAAAGAATAAAAAAAACCTACATTAGTAAACAAACTGTAAAAACTACTAATGAAGATATTCCTTTAATTTTAAATTTATTTAAAAGAAGGGATATTAATACGATTTTTAAAATAGAATCAAGTCCTTCACAAAAGGAATGGCAAAGTTTTGTTAAGTCTGATATAAAATATTTCTATAAAAATATTTTCTACTTAGATAGTATGAAAACATTCCAAATGTCAATAAAAAAAGATAAACCAACTGGTGTTATGATAAATTATGTGAAATATAATAATCAAAATACTTTGGTAATTATGAATGATTTAAATATATTTAAAATAATTAACAATAACATAATTGAAGTTAAAAATGAAGTAATTGATAGATATATTAATAATATTCATGGTTTGCAAAAATATAAATCAGAAATGATAAGGGAAATTCTTTCTAATAACTCTATTAATAATTTTAAATTACCTAAAAAATTGGGTACTGAATATTTTGGTGATTTAACTTTAGATGGTGTTAATATAAACATTTTTCCTTTGACCAAAGTACATGGTACTTTAACATTTAAAAATTCTGTTGTTAATTATGTAAAATGTAAATATAAACATTTGATTTTTAATATAAATGACAGTAAAATTAATATATTCTAATGTTCTGGCAAATAGAAGAAATTAAAATTAAAAAATGTTCAATTTTTTCAATAAAAAGTGAAGATGTTATTGATATAGGTAACATTTATTTTGGTACTACAAATGTGTATTATTATATAGAAATATTTAGAGGTGATATTTTTAAGGGTGTTATTTCTGAAAATCTTTTTCAATCATTTTTAAACCCAAAAAAAGGTATTTTTATTAAATCAAATTATAAAGATGAAGAATATCTTTATATTGATAAAGATAAAAAAATATTTAAAATAAATAATAATAAAATACAAAATCAAATTCATAACGAATATATTTTAAAAATAATGGATAAATATGAATAAACAATGGTTATATGTTATTTTTAGTAATTCCAAAGAAAATAAAAAATTTCAGGAAAAACTTATTTCTTTGGGATGGTCTTGGAATGGTACTGATGTAATGAAAAATTTTGATAGACCATTACTTCTTAAACGATTTGGTTTAAACAATAATAATGAAATTCATTATAAAAGATTAAGAATAAGTGATATAGAATATGTAATAAATACTTTTACACCAATAGTAATATATGGTGTTGATAATGAAATTATTGATGAATTTATTAATTACGAAATTCCTTATTATCAAAACAACATTTTATTTAATGTTGATATTGATTTTAATGTTTTTAAACAACATAATTTATCAAAAAATCCGATTGACAAAATAGGATTTAAATATTTTCTTAATAAAGTAAATGATAAAATTAATAAATTTCATAACAGACCTAAACCTGATTGGATATGGTATCATTAAGTGCATTCCTTAGTATGATTTTTTTATCATTATTATGTTCAAAAATCTTTTTTGATAATAAAAAAATACTTTATATTATTGATTTATTTATATTTATTTTTTCTTGTTATTTCGCAATTGAATATACATTAGAATCAAATTTTATAATAGTATTTATTTGGGTTATGAATATTATTGTATATGGGTATTCCTTATTAAAGTATATGGATGATATTTGGTTTACCTAAACAACCACATATTATCCATATATTGTTTATTTTCTGGACTAATAAATCTTTCATTATTAGAAACAGTTTCCTTGTTATTTACATTTATCATTGCATTAAGTATTGCCTTTGCATGATTCATATTTTTATCAATAAATTTTAAAGAAGTTTGAATAACATATAACCCCATTGCACAACCCATTATTAAATCATCATGAGTATTTTTTGTATGGTTTGGTTTTCCACTTCTATCATAAATAAATGTTTTCATTTCACTACATAAACGAGAAGAACGTACTTTAAACTCATTCATTCTTATTTGTCTTTCAAATTCATCAACAATTAATGCTCTATTTGATTGGATTTGGAAACCTGGCATTTTTTCATCAGATGTTTTTAAGTGAGAAAATTTATCATTCATTATCTTTGCCTTTGGTATATCATAATACATATTCTTTTTATCCAAACCTAATTCGTATAATTTAAGAATAACAGTTAATCCCATACCACCTGTAACATCAGGAACTATTAACCCACCATAACGTTTCCAATATTCATATATTAATTCTGCAAATGTATCTGGTCTTATTTTACCCTGATATTCTGCAACTTGTTCATTATTTTCAATATCAATTATTTGTATTGTTGAGTAATCTGTACCAAAAGAAGAAGATACATCACAACTTAATATATATCTTTTACCATATTCAGGGTCTTTCCATATCCACATATTACCATCAAAATTTTCCTTTCTTATAGGTTCTGATACATTTTCAACTTCTTGCATTTTAATATATTCTTCATCAATAACATTACCACCAGAACCAACGAAATCACCATCCAATTCTTGTGCAATTGCTCTTTGATTCCAATTCATTTGTCTGCACATATTTTCATACCAGGGAGACCAGGGTTTATAACCTTTTCTTTTTAATTCTTTACCCAAATCCAAATCTTGACTTTTAATTATATCATCATCTTTTCTCCATTCCAAATTTTTATTATATCTTGGGTCTTGCCACCATTCAACTTCAACTATTTTAAAGTCATTTTTTCCTTGTAAAGAAGAATCATAAGTAACAAAATATAATGGGTCCATACCATTTGTAGTGGAAATCATAAAACATTTACCACCAGTTGATAGTGATGGAAATGTTGCCTTCCATAATTCATCACCATTATCAATAAATGCTGCCTCATCAAATATAACTATTGTTGGTGAATAACCCCTTAAAGAGTCAATTGATGTTGCAACTGCCTTAACTTCTGAACCATTTTTAAGTATTATATGTTTTTCATTCCATTTTACTGCATCTTTTGCAATAGACACATCCATCCATTTAGGGTATTGGGATAAAAATTCTTTTACTTGAGCAAGAAATTTCTGTGAAGTTTCATGTTTATTTGCAATAAGAAGTATTCTTTCTGGTCTTAATTCATCTGCAAGACCAACTCTATGTGAAACCCATGCTGCAGTTGTTGTTGTAATACCTGCCTGTCTTGGTTTTTTTAATATAACAAAATTATTCTTTTCATAATTTTCAATTAATTCCTTTTGTTTTGGGAATAGTTTAAATGGAACATATCCACCTTGAGTTTTATCAAAAGTTTGTAAATATGTTTCAATTGTGTAAATTGAATCACTTAAACAACGTGCATATTCTAAAAATAAATTATTATCCATTAACGAATATTTATTATATAAATATCAAAAAATAATGTTTTTAACCGAAATAGTAGATTTATCTAATGTTTATATTACAAAAAGAACTAAAAATAGGAATCTAAATATTATTACGTATAATTTTAAGACTGATGATGATTATAATTTTTCAGTAGATTTTATATTAGATGGTAATGATATTTGGAATAGACATTTTTCAACATTTGAGAAACAATTTGATGATATTAATAGTCAGGAAAGATTTAAAATATTAAATACAATAACAAAAATTACTTTGGATTTTATTGAAAAATATAACCCAAAGAAAATAAAAATTTACCATGTAAGAAGTAAAAGTGAATTTGCAAATAACCCCTATGATGAAAATAAAAGAACAAGGGTGAACAAATATTTTTTGGAAAAAGTATTACCAAGTAACTATAAAATCAAAACTTTTGGTAATAATACTGAAATTGATTTGGTTGAAAATAAATTGAATTTAAAATCTCGTGCTGGAGAACAAGAGAAACAAAGAGAAGAATATATAAAAAGTATTATTGGAAATAAAGATATAATGGAATTAACCCCAAAAGAAGTAAATTCAACTTTTTTGTCTAAATTTATATTTCCAATATTAATTAATAAATTAAAACAAAAATTCCCAAAATTAAAGTATAATAATCTATTTCTTATAGATATAAGAAATAAAAAACTACTTTTCTTCTCGAATGGGAAAAAATTTTTTTTACATTTTTATACACCAATCACAACATATAATGGTTTTGGTGAAATTATAATGGAAGAAGAATTTAATACAGTAGGTGAATTATATAATAAATTGGAAGAAATTATTTCTGATAATTATAATTTAAAAGAAAATTTAAATTTAAAATCTCGTGCAAAAGAACAGGAAAAACAAAGGGAAGAATACATTAAAAATATTGATGATAAAATTCTAAATTCACCAGTAAAAGATTTACCTGAAAATATTTTGAATTTATTGGGTTTAATTATAAGACAAAAAGTTAAAGAAAAATATCCTTTTATTAATACTTTTGATAAATTTTATGAAAATAATCTTAATTTTGATAAAGTTGATTTTAAAAATATACGTTTTAAAAATATCATTGGTTCGTTTTCAATTACTCAACATTTAGATAAAATAAACTTACATATTTTAGGTCCAAGAGATATAATAACACAAGAAAGAACATTAAAGAATATAAACATAGAGTTTGATACAATCAATGAAATTCTAGAATTTTTATTTTATTCAATTTCCAAAACTTATGATTCTAATGGTAATTTACTTGATTTTAAAAATTTAAAAGAATCTAAAAAACAAATTAATGAAATTGCAGAATTAACCAACACTTATTCTTATGAAAAAATTGTGGATGGTGATAAAATAAAATATCGTTTTTCAGATGGTGAGGAAATATTCTTTGTTAAATTTCTTCTTTTATCAATTGGAAAGTTTGGTGAAGAATGGGAAAGAGAATATTACACAACATCAAAATGGATGAATGAATTAAATAAAGAAAATTCTTTAAGAGTTCTTGGTACTGTTACAAAAATAACAAATGAATTTATTAATGATTATAGACCTGAAATAATAACCATTTCACATATTGATTCAAGAAAGGAAACAATGGGAAGATTTTCAATTGATTCTATTTTAAGTGGGAATAAAAAAGATGACAACGAACCAAATAAAAGAGCAAAAATAAATAGATTATTTTTATCAAAAAACCTACCGCAAGATTATAAATTGGAATACAAAGGAAATGTTACATTTATTAAAAGAAAAGATTTAAATGAAAGTTGGAAAGATATGTTAATTGGTACTGCGATAGGTTTATCATCCTTAAATCCGCAAGAAGTTAAATCTCAAAATATTAATCAACAACAAATACAAACAAAAATTTTATCTAAAGTTAATGGACCTGTTGGTGTACAATCAATTTCAAACCCTGACTTAGATTTAGTGCATGGAATACTGGGTTCAAAAAGACTTTCAGATGATTTTGAACAAAGAGTTTCTGATGAACTAAAAAAATTAAATAATCAAGGTTTTAAAACAGATGTAACTAACATACAAATAAAAACTTATGTAAAAGATAATAAAATAATAACAGAAAGTTCTTGTGATATTATTGAATCAAAAGATGGTAATTCTTATACTATATTCACTACAAGAGGTAGTATTGGTGATAACTTTGAACAAAGACATAACCAACAAATTTCTGGATTAGAAGATAGACTAAAAAATCATTACGGTGGTAATTCTAAAAAAATTAAAACAGTTACAATTAATTTTTTGTTAGGTGGTGAAACAATTTATTACAAACAAAGTTTTTTTGTTGTTTCAGAAAATAAAAATGAACAAATTAATATTAGTGCTAATAATTTAGAGGATTTAAGAAATAAACTGTTAAATATAAGTAAAAATGATTCAATAAATTTAAATTCATTAGTTATTGATATTGACAACTATAAAATATCTTACGAAAAAGGTAATACGAAAATTACTAATTTGTCTTTAATTTTTGATACTAATTTTGATAATCTTAATTTAAGATTACAAACAATAAAAGAAAAAAATCCAACACTTAAAGTTTTATCTAAAGGAAATAATTCTGGTTACTATTGGGTTTTTTCTGTTATATTAAAAAACTTAAATGAAGGATTAAATTTAAAATCTCGTGCAAATAACCAAATAATTCAATCAGTAAAATACTATTCAGATAAATTTTTAAATGGTACTCATAGTGAAAAACTTAATTTAAAAATACCTAAAGAGGTTTTTAAACTTCTTTCAGATGATGTTAAATCTAAAATTATTAATTTCTACCCAAATTTACTTAAATATGATTATTTCTTAGATTTAAGTAAACCACTAAAAAAAGAATATATTGATTCTGGTTGGGGTTTGAGTGATGAATATTTTTTATCTTTATCAGATGATTTAAAACAATATTATTTAAATAAAATTTTAAAACACGTTAATTGGAATTTATCAGATATTCAGTATAAATTTTTGACTGATGATTTAAAAGAAAAATACATTAATTATTTATTTTTAAATCCAAATAATACACCAAGAGTACTTTCTAAAGAACAAGTAAAAAATACTTCAAATGAATTGTTAAATAAGTATATTGGTTTAATAATCAAAAATTATGATAAAGATTTTTATTTTTTATATCCAGATTATTTAAAAAAATTAGTAAGAAATTATAAAAAACAAAATATAAAAGAAAATTTAAAACTAACTTCTAGAGCAAATCAACAAGAAAAACAAAGAAATGATTATATAAAAAATATTATTGGTGATAAATCAATTATGGATTTAAAACCAAAAGAAGTAGTTGAAGTTGAAAAAATTGATGAACATTTTATGGATAAATTTATAATTAATAGAATAAAACAAAAATTCCCAAATTTAAAACATGATGATAATTTTATTTATATTACTTATGACAACAAACCAAGTCACATTACAATTTTTGTATCAACAAGAAATTACTTTGTTTTAAGATGTTTTGATGATAAAAAAATTGGTACAACAGGACTACTATTAGATGAAAAATTTTATTCGGTTGGTGAATTATATAAGAGATTGGAGGAAATTATTTCGCAAAATTATATACCTTAAACCAATTTCTAAATTTTTCCTTTTGAATAATCCACATTTTTGTGTTACTTCTCCAATCACCACCATTAACCCATTTAAGATTATTTTCCTTAATAAGTTTTTTAAGGTCTTTGGTTCTTATTAACCAAATTTCATCATAATGAGCATAATAATATATATAATAATGAGATTTGGTTACAGATATTCCAGAATCTTTTCCTCTACTCTCAAATTCAATAACCATATTTCCTGTGTCTTTTGGGTAAACATCTGTTTTAATTTCATATTTAATCTTTTTTCCCCTCCATTCCATTAATAAATCAAATGTTTTATCATTATTTCTATCAATAAATTTAAAACCTTTTGATTCAAGAAAATTAATTATATAATCCTCACCCTTTTTACCAATCTTTAAATCTTTTTTAAAGTTGTAGTTTCCTGATGCACTTTTTAAGTTCATAAAAAGAAATATATTATATATAGAAAAAAAATAAACAAGTTATTAAATTTGCATTGAAAAATTTGGGAATTTTGTTTTATATTTGTGGAAAATTAAATTATGTTACAGATTGAAAAAGAAGATTTAATTAAATTCTTAAAAGAAAAGGGATTTAAATTTGATATTGAAGAGGAAATAACTTTTAAAGAATACAAAGGTATTGATTTTTTTGAGGTTAAATTAACAATGTGTGTTCCTGATACAGAAATTCCAATGGAAAATTTATTTGGTAGGAAAAAAGTTGTTTTATCAATTGATAAGGAAGTTTATCAATGGTGGTTAAAGGAAAAGAATTGTATTCAAATACAGAAGATTGATTTTCAAAAATAGAAATAAAATATGAAAAATTATTTATCACAGTTTATCCTTTTAACCTTAGATAAAGGTTATGAAGTTAGGAAATTAAAAAATAAATATCATTTTGTTAATGATGGAATAGATTTTGATGTATATGAATCTAACTTTGATTTGGTTTTTAAAATTTTTCCAGAAATAGGTAAAAATTTTAATATGAAAATTAATTTTAATCCTTTAGTATGTAAAACAATTATCAGTACAGAAGATTGTTTATCAAAAATAGAAAAATTATGCAAATAAAAAAATTGGAATTTAGAGATTTTACAACTGATTTGGGTAAAGAAAAAGGATTTATCTATTTAAAAAGTGAAAGTCTATTACATTCTTGTATCATATCAAATCATAGACTTGGTGATAAAATTCCACAAAATGAATTTTATGTTTCATTTGATTATGAAGAAAGTACTTTTTCAGATTTAAATTCTGCAATAGAATTTTGTCAAAAAGAATTTGAAAATAAAATAATTGATTTATTCTTTGAAAAGAAAAAATTTAAAGAACCTATAATCACAATTATTTGGTTTGATTTTTGGTTTCAGTCATTGAAAAAAGATTTTATTGATTTATTCAGAAAACCCTTTAAAGAACATTTTAGGTTATGGAAAAATTATTAAATAGGGATGAATTTAGGGAATCTGTTTTTAAAAGAGATAATTATAAATGTGTAATTTGTAGTGAACCTGCAAAAGATGCTCACCATATAATAGAACGTAGATTATTTACGGAAGATTTTGAAAAGGGTGGTTATTTTATTGATAATGGTGCATCTTTATGTGAAAAACACCATATTCTTGCAGAAACAACTGAATTAACTTGTGAAGAAATAAGGGAAAGATGTGGTATTAAAAATATAATTTTACTATCTGATTTTTATAAAGATTTAATAGATTTTACTTTTTTGCATTTGTTTTATTACTTTTTTTTGTTTAAATTTGTTTTAAAATAAATATCTTTATGTCAGAAAAAAAGATTAGATTAAGGTTCTCACCTTCTCCCAGCGGCACTCTACACATCGGTGGTGTGCGTACAGCACTATTCAATTATCTATTAGCAAAGAAACTCGGTGGTGATTTCTATATCCGAATCGAGGATACAGATAGGGAACGTTTCGTTCCAACTGCAGAAAAATATATCTATGATTCTTTAGAGTGGTTAGGTATTATGCCTGATGAATCCCCAAAACACGGTGGACAATTCGGTCCTTACACTCAATCCCAAAGAACTGAAATCTATAAAGAACATGTTCAAATTCTTTTAAATAAAGGTTATGCATATTATGCATTCGATACCCCTGATGAACTTGAAAAAATGAGAGAAGATTTCGGTGGTAAATCTCGTTCTGCAAAATATGATTCAGTTACTCGTCAATATATGAAGAACTCTTTAGTTCTTCCTGAATCAGAAACAAAAAAACTTTTAGAAGAAAATCACCCTTATTGTGTTAGATTATTAATGCCAAAAAATCGTGATATTATTTTCACAGATATGATTCGTGGTAAAGTTAAATTTAATACATCAGAATGTGATGATAAAGTTATTTGGAAATCTAAAGATAATCTTCCAACTTACCATCTTGCAAATGTGGTAGATGACCATTTAATGCAAACCACACATGTTATTCGTGGTGAAGAATGGTTATCATCTGTACCTACACATATAATGTTATATGAATCATTTGGTTGGGAACATCCAACATTTGCACACCTACCTTTAATTCTTAGACCTGAAGGAAATGGTAAATTAAGTAAACGTGATGGTGATGCATTTGGTATTCCTGTTTATCCACTTCAATTTAAAGAAATGGGATTTTTACCTGAAGCAGTAAATAATTTCCTTGCATTTTTGGGTTGGAATCCTGGTGGTAATAAAGAATTATATACCATTGATGAATTAATTCAATCTTTTTCAATCGAAAGAGTTTCCAAATCTGGAGCAAGATACAATTTCAAAAAGGCATTGTGGTATAATAATCAATATATCAAAGTAATGGATAATAATCTTGCACTTGAACAATTGGTTAATGATAAAGGTGAAAAACTTTATGAATTGTATGGAAAAGAATTGGTTGAAAAAATGTGGGATTTAACCAAAGATAAGGTTATGTCTTTTAAAGATATTACCTTAAAAGAAATGACTGAAAAAGGTGAAAAAGAAAAATTCTATCCAAATTTTTATTCCCTAACAAAATGGTTTTGGAATTCGTTTGACTTAAATAATTTAAACCCTGAATCATTTAAAAATTGGGGTGAAACACAAGAAAAATGGTTTTCCGAATATATTAATTATTTAAAAGAAACAAAACCAACAGATTTGGATGGATTTCAATTAAAAGGATTGGAATTAATAACACAATTAGAATGTCAACAAAAGGACATAATGATGTATTTAAGACAATCTTTGACTGGGGGTGAACCTTCACCTGGTTTGTTTGATTTAATGGTTCTGTGGGGTTATAAAGAAACAATTTCAAGATTGGAATCTTATTATGAATTTGTTCAAAAAACCTTAGTCAAATGATTAGTAAAGAAAAAAAAGGTAATGAACTTTATGTTTGGTTCTGGGAAAGGGGTTTAAAAACTTTAATCTATAAAAGATGGATTGATAAAGGTTATGGTATGGTCATGGATAGAATTCCTTTTACTGCGAAAGAAATTGATGAACAAAAATTAAAAAAACAATAAATATATGATTTACTTATTAAGTACAATTGTTCAATTTTTATTTTTCTACATGATTATTCGTTGGTTCACAATGGAAGTTATGAACAAATTTTGGTTTCCTGAATTTGAAGAAAAAATTAGACGTTGGTGGGGTAGAACTTTTTAAAGTTTGCAATACCAATTTAAATTTTTTTCCTTATCTTTGTGGAAACTTAATCAATGAGAACTTTAATTCTAACAAGGGGTTGTCCTGGTTCAGGAAAATCAACTTTTATTAAAAATAATGGTCTGGAGGAATATACACTTTCCCCAGACCAAATTCGTTTATTATTTCAATCACCATCTCTTAATGAATTGGGTGGTTTAAATATTTCAATGAATAATGATAACAAAGTTTGGTCATTACTTTTTGAACTTCTTGAAAAACGAATGGAAAGGGGTGAATTAACGGTAATAGATGCAACACATCAAGGTAGAACAAATTTTCAACGTTATAAAAAATTAATTGAAAATTATCGTTATCGTGCATTTGTATTGGATTTTACTGATGTTCCAATAGAAAGGGTTTTAAAACAAAATAAAATGCGTGATGAATATAAATTTGTTCCAGAAGAAGTTATTCACCGTGCATTTGCAAGATATGATTTGGAAAAACCTCAAGGTAGGTTTATTATAACAAAACCTGATAATTTATTTGAAAATATTCATGCAAAACCAATTGATTTATCCAATTATAAAAATGTTTATATATTCGGTGATATTCATGGTTGTGTTGAACCTTTAATTCAATTTTTTCAAGATAATCCTTTTTCTTTAGAAAATCAATATATTTTTGTTGGTGACTTTATTGATAGGGGTATAAATAATTCTGATGTATTAAAATATATGTTGGAATTATCAAAACAACCCAATGTTTATCTTATTGAAGGTAATCATGAAATACATCTTTGGAAATGGGGTAATAATGAAATATCAAAATCTAAAGTATTTGAAGTTGAAACAAAACCCCAATTAGAAGAATCTGATTTCACCAAATCTGATGCAAGGGAATTATATCGAAAATTAGGTCAAATGTCATGGTTTACATATAATGGAAAAGAATATCTTGTAACTCATGGTGGTTTATCTACGTTCCCAAAAAGAAATTTAATTTATATTGCAACGCAAGAAATGATTAAAGGTGTTGGCAGACATAATTTGGATATTGATGAAGTTTTTTCACAAAACTGTAATAAGGAAATTTATCAAATTCATGGTCATAGAAATTCAAAAAACTCATCAATATTTGCATCAGAAAAATCATTTAACTTGGAGGGTAAAATTGAATTTGGTGGTCATTTAAGAATTTTGCATTTATCTGGTAATGAAATTAAAGGTATTGAAATTAAAAATAATTTATTTAAAATAAAAGAAGAACTTGATACCGAAGTGGTAAATCTTGAAGGACTTAATTTGGTTAATGAATTAAGAAAATCCAGATTAGTTCGTGAAAATAAGTTAACCAATTATATATCTTCTTTTAATTTTACTCGTGATGCATTTTTCAATTCAAAATGGAATCAATTAAACATTAAGGCAAGGGGATTATTTCTTAATACAATTAATGGTGAAATTATAACTCGTTCTTATGATAAATTTTTTAATATTGGAGAACAAAAAGAAACATCATTGGATATATTACCTACAAAAATAAAATTTCCACTTACTTGTTGGCATAAATATAATGGTTTTTTGGGATTGGTAGGTTATGATTCCATTAAAGATGAAGTTTTTATATCATCAAAATCAACTTCTGATGGAGAATTTTCCCAAATGTTTGCCAAAATATTAAAAGAAAAAATCACTAACTTTGACTTACTAAAAGATTATGTAAAAAATAATAATTGTTCACTTATTTTTGAGGTAATTGAACCGAATTTAGACCCACATATTATTGAATATCCCAAACCAAATATCGTTCTTATTGAATCTGTAAAAAGAGATATTGAATTTAAAACTGATTCTTATGAAGAATTATTAAAAATTGGTAAGGAATTGGGATTGGATGTTAAAGAAAAAGTTGCAGTTTTTAATCATTGGGAAGAATTTTATGAATTCTATAAAAAAATTCTTCATCATGATTATAATTTAAATGGTGAATGGATTGAGGGATTTGTATTTGAGGATATGAATAAATTTATGTTTAAATACAAAACTTATTTTTATAATAAGTGGAAGTATAGAAGAGGAATTAAAGATGCAGTTGCAAGACAAAAAGATGATAATAAACCATTTAATCACGGTAAATTAAAATCTAAAGAAGATGTTGAATTTTATGGTTGGTTAAAACAACTTGATAAGGATTATTTAAAAGAAGTGTCAATTATTGCATTAAGAAATCAATGGTTAAAAAGATGAAAAATACATTTTTTACGGTAGAAGAAATTCAATTAAAAAATAATATTATGATTAATACAGAAAAATTAAGAAAAATTATTCTTTTAAAAGAAAAAGAAAACGAGGAAATTAAAGAAAAGGAAAATTTAATACACAAATGTGTTTATGATTTACAGATTTGTCCTGTTTGCGGTAATCCTTTAAAATATGAAATAATAAAAGAAAGAAGTTTTTTGTTTTTTACTAATAAAAGAGCATTTACTTATTGTACTACAAATAAGACCCATTATAATGAAGAAGATGAATCTGGTGAAGAAGAAGATTGTTAATATTTTAATAAATTAAAATGAACTATCAAGATTATAAATATATTTTTCCACCAAGACCAGAAAATGCAACAAAAATTTCTGATTGTGAATTTTATCAATCTAATGGTTATTTCGCACAACCAAAATTAAATGGTTCTTGCTGTTTATTATTCACAAATGGTCAAACTTTTATTGTAAAAAATAGACATAAACAATCTTTTTCAAATTTTAAAATAAGTGTAGAAATAGAAACATTAGTTAAAAGAATTTATGAAAAAAATAAAGATTTGGGTTGGATTGTTTTGGTTGGTGAATATCTAAATAAATCGCAAAAAGATGAAAATGGAAAAATATTTAACCAAAAACTTGTTTTTTTCGATTTAATTGTTTATAATTCAAAACATCTTCTGGGTGAATCTTTCCAAAGTCGTTATAATCTTCTTTTGAATTTGTTCACATCTAAAGATGAAACTGATAAATATTACTTTGGTAAATTGGATTTAAAAGACTATAACAAATGGTTATATACAATAGATGAAACTTTTTATGTTGTTAAAACCTTTGTAAAAGAAGATTTTAAGGAATTATATGAAGAAATGGTGAAACATGAATTATATGAAGGTTTGGTCTTAAAGAGAATGGTTGCACCATTGGAAAATGGTATTACCGAAAAAAATAATACCAAGTCACAAATAAAAATTAGAAAAGAAACAAAAAATTATAAATTCTGATGAAAACATTTTTTCAAGTAGATGAAATAAAACCCATAAAAAGGAAGAAAAATAATTCAGTTGTAGAATCAACCACTCAATTGATTGATAATTCATTACCTAATTGGTTTACAAATATTCAATTACTTAGAAAAAAGTATAATGAAATAGAAAAACTTAATGATAATGAATTATTATTATTTTTAGATAATAAAAACTTTGATGAACGTTGTCAATATATTTTAGGGTTAGTTGATTATTGTCTTGAAATTAATTCATTTCCTTCATTAAAAAAATATAAAGAAGAACTTTTATATTTAAAAAAAATAAATAAACAAAAATAAAATGAAAAAAGACATTACAAAAGAAGAGTTTGAAAAACTTTATAACGAATGGTATCCCAAATTCAAATCTTTGGGTTTGGACAACTTAAAGTTCCAAATTATGCGTACATTGTATGGTGAAAAAATAAAAGAAACTTTTCAACAAAAAAAGGATTTTGGTAATTCATTGGAAAATTTTGAGAATTATGAAAAACTTTGCAAAGAAACAAAAAAAGATGTTTTAAAAAACGAATTGGAATTAAAAATTTTAAATGATAATGAATTTGAAATTTATTTCAATAAATCCCTAAAATGTAAAATTACAGATTATTATGAAGGAAAAACAAAACACTTCATAATGTATAATCTTTTGTGTAATAAAAAATCAGACACATACGAAAGGGAAATTAGTTCTTTGATTGCAAATCAAGAATATAATGTAACAAAAATAAAATTCAATCCAACTTTTGATGAAATTATTGATAAATTTCTTCCTCAATTAAAATAATTTTTTATAATCAAACCAAACCTATATGTTAAAAACCAAAACAAGAAAAAAAGAAAAAAAAGAAGGTATTGATGATATAATTGAAACCAATCTATCATCCTTATTTTTTAAGGATGTTAGAAAAACACAAAAATTATCAGGTGATGATGAAAAATTAATGTGGCAAAAATATTTTAAAACAAAAGATAAAAAAATAAGAGATTTAATAATAAAATCTCATTTACTTTTCGCAATAAAAACTGCAAATGAATTTAGTGGTGTTTGTAATCAATATAATATTGATATAAAAGATTTATATCAAGAGGCATTAATTGGTCTTGTTACCGCATCTGAAAAATATACTTTAGAAAAAAACACTAAATTTATATCTTATGCAGTATGGTGGGTTCGCCAATCCATTCTTGCATATCTTTCTGAATATTCAAGAGAAATAAGATTACCTTTAAATGTTGTTAATGATATTCAAAAACAACAAAAAAAGAATGAACAAAAACTAAAACAAGATGAGTTTGTTGATACAAGTGATGATATATTTGTACCAACAGTACAATCAATTTATTCTTCAATTAATGAAGATGGTGATGAATTAATTGATTTAATACCAGCAAATATAACCCCACCTGATAATATTGATAAATTTGATAAAAGAAAAGAATTAGAAGATTTAATTAGTAATGTACTTGATGAAAGAGAAAAAACTATTATTACAATGTATTATGGGTTTGATGGTAATAATAATTGTAATTTAGAAGATGTTGGTGATGAATTAAATTTAACCAAAGAAAGGGTTAGACAAATAAAAGAAATTGCACTTAAAAAACTTAGAACAAACGGAAAAAATCTTTTTAAATTTAAATAAAATGAATACAGTTTTTACAGTAGAAGAACATAAAGAAAAGATTGATTCATTTTATTAAGAATAATCCTGAAAATAGAATATTTTATAAATATTTTAAAATATAAATTAAATTTAAAAAGTAATTGTCAATTTGACTGGTTTATAAAACTATTAAATAATTAATTATGATATACTTACTAATATTATTATTTTTTGTTTCATTAACATTAATAATTGTTTGCAACAATCCAAAAAGATTAGGTGTTGTTTACACTACAAAATTCGGTATGTTTTTATTTCAAAAAACTATGGAAAAAGGTTTTTCAATATACTTTTCCAAAAAACCAATGATTTTAAATCATACCAAATTTGTAACAAATCAATTATCATTACATATTTGGACTTCCCAAGTTACATTTATTTCAAATAAATTAAAAGAAATTAAACCTGACCCATATCAATTTGGAATTCAGGAAGGTAGTAAATTTTTGGAAAGGGAACAAAGAAGAATTATAAATAAGTCTGATAATGAAACTGCAAAAACAATTAGAAAATTTGATGATATGAATTATTACTTTAATTTATATAAAGTAGAAGAAAATGTACTATAATGATTATAAAGTAGATTTTTTATATACAAAAAAGTTAATAACAAAAAATTCTTTTGTATTATTACCTGACCAAACCATAGGTAAGGTAATTGGATTTTCATCAGGTATTTGTTGTTTAACAAAAGATGGTGAAAAAAAATATACATTAAAAGAAATTAAACCAATTTTGTTATTTGCAACAAATAAATCAATTTTTAAAAGTAATATAGTTATTTATGAAAATGAATTCTTTGTTGTAGATTCTGTTAATGATAATGAAGTAACTTGTTTAAATCATTTAGAAGAAGTTATTAAATTACCAAAAGAAAAACTTAAAAGGTTTAATGGTATAATTAAAACAGAAAAATTATTTCAGGTTGGTGATTCTATTTCAGGATATGAAAGTTATGGTTATTTTAATGAAAATTTATATCCTGAAAGTATATACGATAACTGGTATTAAAATATGACATTAAAAAGAACTTTTGAAAATATTAAAAAATATTCCTTATTGCATAATGATTTTTTAATTTGGAGTGATAGTTATGAAAAATCAAGAAAAATAGTTAAAACTTTACAACAATTAGGTTTTAAAAATCCTAATTTTTATGAGGGAACAGAAATAGAATGTTATTATGGTATTGAATCAAAAAAAATAATTTTTAAAAATTTCATTCGTATAATGAACCTAAAATCAAGTGGTTTTCATAAAGTTATTGATTATGATGTTTTTGAAAAAAATTTTATAAAATCTTTATAAGTTTATCCTTTTCAATCAAATAAGAATTATTTTTTATTTTAACTCCTTTATTTTCAAAAATCCATATTTTATCATCATTATCATGAAATATAAATAAATCTTGTTTATAATCCTTTGCGAATTGATTTAAGTTAATAAAATAAACCTTTTCCCCTTCTTTTACAGATTTAACTTTTTTAATTTGTCCAGTCTTTCCATCTATTATAATATCCTGTCCAATAAAATCTATTACTGAACCATCACCAGAAGTTACCTTAATTCTTTCATAAACTTCATTTAAACGACTTTCTACTATTTTCTCTGTCTTACTACCCCTTTCACGAGAAAACGTTATAAAATCAATTATTTGTGGTATTAGTGGGGAATTTGGTGAGAACATATCATTTCTATAATACCAAATCATATTTAAAAGGTCATTATTCTTTTTTGAATCTAATCTAGTTTTTTGTTGCTCATAACCAAATTTCTTTCCTGAAATTTTTTCTAAATAAGGTAAAACAACTTTTTGGAAAGTTGTATAATGAGTATTGATAAAATTTATATTACTCCAAGTAGGATTATCTTTTTCAGTTAAAGGTTTAACAACACCCCTTTTTTCTTCTGAATAAAAATCTTTAAATTGTTCTTTAACAATTTTATTTATAACATCTTTATAATCTTCTATAAACATGGATTAAATATAATGAAAAATTGCAGAAATTAAATTTTTTCCACCAATTCAGTCAATTTCTGCAAATCTGAATTCTGAAAAGTTTGTTTTAATTTTTCAATAGTTTGTTGCAGTAATTCATCTTTCTTTTCCTTTTCAATATTATCATTAATCAATTTTTTAATATATTCAACAGATGATTCAATTTTACTTTCCTTTTCTGAATAAAAGAAAACAGTTTTTTTATTCATTTCATTTAAATCTGAATTATCTTCACGAATTACTATAATCCCTTCACTTTCAGGAATAAACCAACTATTTTTAATGGAAATAGTGAAAAGGATATTTTCCTTTAAAAATTTAATTTCTTTAATATAATCTTTTAATTTTTCTAATTCTATCATAAAAATATTTTAAAAATATAAGTAAATATAAAAGATATTGCAAACAACAAATACATTTTATCTCTTTTATCTAATATTATCGGTTCAGGAAATTCCTTTCTTAATTCCATTACAAAATCAAACAAATATTTTCCACATAAAAAAATTGATACAAATAAACCAAATAATAAAACTATATTGATTAAATTAATTATCATTTAATACCTCCCATATCTTTTAACATAAACAAAATAATTTTTCTTAATTTAAGAGATTGTTTACGCATTTCATTTAAGTAACGTCTTGCAAGTTTACCATTTTTTTTAACACCAAATTCATCAAACTTGGTTATGTTTTTTTCTATTAAGAAATTAATATTTTTGTATCTTTCAATTTCTTCTTTTAATGATTTAAATTCTAATTCTGTCATGGTTAATTTGTTTTTTCAGGAATGAATGTAAAACGGTAAAATTTATTATTTTCTTCATTATCATAAATTTTCAATGTTGGGTAAATTACTATACCTAAAGAATTTATTTTTTCTAAATTTTCTTTAACATAATCTTCTGTATAGGTTTCAACACCTAATGTTATATTATTTTCATTAGTCATTTTAAAACTACCATTACCATCACTAATTAAATCAAAAGAATCATGATAATTAACAATTTTATTTTTTGTTAAAGAATAAGTAAACACTGGTAAATCTGTAACTAAAATTTTATCAGGATTAACCCCTAATTTTATATATCTTTCTTTTTCTTCTTCAATTGTATTAAATCTAACTTCTGATGAAATAGTTTTAATTTTTCTTTCACCAAACCATTTTGTCAAAAAAGATTTAATGTCAAAATTAAGCATATCTTGGATATATTTATCTTTTTTGTTATATTGTTTAATCAAATTTTCTTTATCCTTTTCTTGTTTTTTTAAAACATTTGTTAGATAATTCATTTCATTTTCTTCAAAAGTAAATTCGTCATATAATTCACCATTCAGGATTATATTATATGCAGATTTAATTCTGTCTTTTAAATTTTTTCTTTCATTCTTTAATTTAAAGACCATTACATTCTTAGGGAAATTGGTTTGTGAGGTATTAATTACCTCATTTTCCATTATTAATTCTGAATTATTTCTTTTTGATTTTAATTTAATTGCGTTCATAATGCATAAATATAATAAATTATTCCAAAAATTAAAATATTTATTCTATATGAAATATATTCTTACCGAAAAACAATTAAAACTAATCGAAGATTTGGAGTTAAAAAGTCGTGCAAAAGACCAAGAAAAACAAAGGGAAGAATATATAAATCAGATTTTAAAAAAAGAAATTACTGATATTAATTACCAAGATTATAATATTTTAGGTGTACAAAAAAAAGATATATTAAATAAATTTACTGATTATTTAAAAGAAAAATATAAATTAGAACTAACAAAAAAAGTAATAATTTTTACTGATGAACCAAATGTTATTGATTTTAGAATCTTCTTTGAAAAAAACATTGGTAAACATGAAGTTCATTTTTATTTTCATAATTTAAGTGGTTCAGATTTTTGGTTATTTAGGATTGATGTTGATAATCATAATCATATTGATTTTAGTTCAGAGATTCAATTTTCCAAATATCCATTTAAAACGATTGAACAATTAATAAAATTACAGATTGAAAAATTGGAAAAGAAAGAAAATGTGAAAGAAAATTTAAACCTTAAATCTCGTGCAAATGACCAAGAAAAACAGGCAATAGAATATTATTCAAAAAAAATAATGAATGGTGAATATGAAGATATTCCAGAAAATATTATAAGAAAATTACCAAATGAAGTTTTATCAAAATATGTAAATTATTATTCAGAATTAATTAAAAGGGATGTTAATGGTTTTTTGGAAATTGAAAATGAACATGAAATTCAAGGTGATTATACAAATCCTATTGATATTATTTTTGATTTATTACCAAATAATATTAAACAAATTTATATTAATGGAAAATTAGAAAGAGATGATTGGTTTACCTTACTTGAATTTAAAAATTTAACTGATGAGCAAATAAAAAAATATATAGAACATAGAAAAGTGATTAAAATAAAACAACTTTACTTAGGGATGAATTTGAATTATTAAGTGAAGAAATGAAAAATTGGTATTTAAATTTTATATCGTATTATATTCAAAAAAATAAATAGAAAACTAAGATTAAATATTGATTTAACTTATGGTGGTAGAAGAATTTAGAAATAATAAAATAGGAACTGATAATATTGTTATAGATGGTAAAAATTATTTATCATTTGATGATATTGATTTATTAATGGATTTAAATAAAAATTTTTATGATAGTCAAAAAAATTATAAACTTTTAAATAATGATACTTTAATAAAAAAAATAGAAAGTTACATAAAAAATGGTAAATTAAATAATGATTATAAATTTTTAATAGATTTTATAAAACAAATAAATATGAAAGAAAACGTAATAAAAAAAGGTGATTTCATCAAATTGGTGGAATCAGAATTGGGTGAGGCAACAACCACAGATTCAACTGGGAGTTATGAAACACCTAAGGCATGGGCAAAATCAATGTCCAAGAAAGATTGGAGACATCAAAGTAAAACCACATTTCCTGGAGGAAAATTTGTTAAGGTTAAAGAAAAATGTAAAAAATTCCCTTATTGCAATCAAGGAGATATAAACGCACTTGAATTGTGGGAAGATGAAGAATTAGTTAAAGAATCAATAAAAGAATTGAGTAAAGAAATGAATATTTCTGAAAATCTGATTAGAAGTATTATTTATGGAAACTAAAGAAATATTAAAAGAAATTTATAATATTTTTGAATCAATCGGTAAAGTTAATAAATTAGATGAATTTACTAATCAATTAACAGAATTAACAATTAATAATAAATTTGGTTTTATTCTTCATAAAGGTAACTATGACTTTAAAGATTTACCAATTAATAGTATTGTTATAAAAACAAATAATGATTTAAATAAAACAACTGCAAGAATTAATTTAAATCCTTTTATTGATGATATTGGTGATGTTAAATACAATTTAAATATTGAACTTTGGTTTAATCATAATAATCCTGATAAAGAAACAATTAGATTTATATTTTCACATGAATTACATCATTTCTGGGATGATTATATTAGATTTAATAAGGAAACCAAAACTAAAAATTTAGTTAAAGTAAAAAATCTTTTAAATTTTGAATATAGATTTATTGAAAATCCTATTATAAAAAATTTTTTAAGATTATTTTATTTATCACTCGATGAAGAAATAAATGCAAGGGTACAAGAATTTCATTATCAATTAAAAAATAAAACTAAAGAAGAAGTTATAGAATTTACAAAACAATCACAGATTTATGAAGATTCATTTTATTTAATGAATTATAACATAAATCAATTGGATGAATTAAGTGATGAAGAAAAGGAAAAATTTTTAATTTCCTTTAATAGTGGTTTTAAAATAACTAAAATGAATTTTAATTTTAAAGATTTTAATGAATTAAAAAAATATATTGATAAAAAATTTAAGGAAAAAGGAGAAAAATTACATAAAAAAATTCTTAAAGTTGCAGGTTATTCTGTTGGTTTAAAGGAAGGTGATTTAATTTTTTATGTTGATGAATTTTTGGATGAAAGAATAGTGATGAATGAATCACCATATATTTATTTTAATACATTATGAAAAACGAAATTATTAAATTGGTTAGAGAAATTTTAAACGAAGAAATTTTTGACACCCCATTTACAAATGTTAAAAAAATTGATGACCAATTCTATCAAATAAATGAAGAAGGTGTTATTGTTGATTTTCGTTTCAAAATCAGATTTGATGTAGAAAATTTAATTAAAGTTAAAAAAGAAGAAATAGATATTTTTTGGGAAGTTTATTGGTTGTGGAATAAAGAAATGAAAGAAGAATTAAAAACTCCTAAAAATTGGGGTAGAGTAATTGCAACATCTTATAAAATAATAAACGAATTTATTGAAGATTATCAACCAAAAGTAATTCATTTTGGTAGGCAAACTGATGGAAATAAAAAAATTTATTCAAATCCAAATTTTATTGATAAAGTAAGAACGATTTTTGGTGATAAATATATTTTCATATCCGATGATGAAAAAGAAAATTTTTTCTTAGTTCAAAAAGAACTATCAACAATTTATGAAACTGCAATCAAAAAAAGAATACAATTTTTAAATGAATCTTTTGATGTTGCAAAACAAAGAGTTCTACATCCAAATATCAATGACCTAAAAGGAATTGTTAAAAACGATTTCATAAAAGAAGAAGAAAAAAGAAAACAATATAAATTAACATATATTTATTATAAAAACAAATAAAAATGTCAGACAACCTTAAAGTGCATATCCTAACACAATTGGATAAATTAAAAAAACAAAATAAGGAAACCGAAGATAAAGAGGTTAAAGATTTAATGAAAGATGTTGAAAAATCAACCAAAACAAATACTGATGTTAAATTCAAACCTGTAAAGAAAGATTTATCAAAAAAACAAGAAGAAGAAGTTGATGTCTTTAATAGAGGTTTTGGTATGGAAGATTTAAAATATGATTCTGAACCAGATGAATTATTCAAAAAAAGAATGGAAAAAAACATGGATGATAAGGGAGATTTTTCTGATGGTGTTGGAAAAGGAATGTTGGACAGAGCAAAGAAAAGAAGGGAATATATGGATAGTGGTGCAGGAAACAGATTTAATGTAACACTTAAAGATAAAGAAAAAGTTAATTACACAAAAAAGAAATTTGGATTAAAAGAATCCGAAAATTCAAAAATTAATGACCTTACTTCTGAAATGGAAGATTTTTTAGATAATTATAAAAAAACTATATATGCAGAAGATTATTCATTAAATCCAGTTGACCAAACAATTTATTTTTATGATGGAATTGGTAAAAAAATAAATAATAAAACTATTACAGTAAGTGAATTAATTAAAAAGATGAATAATATTAATGAATCAGAAGAAGTATCAAATCCAAATTACACTCACTATGCAGTTGATAAGAATACAAATAAAATTATTACTGGTTGGGATTATTCAGATATTGATAAAGATGAATTAAATAGTTTCAAAAAAGATTATTTTACTGTTGATATTAAAGATATGGGTTTTAATCCAAAGGAAACAAAAATTCTAACCAAAGGTGCATTATTGAAACAAGGATTAAATCCTCAAAAATTAAGTGATTGGTTAAATATGGGTGAAAGTAATGAAGTTTCTGATGAAGATTTATCTGCAAGTTCTGAATATTTTGATGGTTTAAAAGAAGGATTAAGTTTTGGGAATGAGCAAAAAATTAGAACAAAACATATTTTATATTCACCAGAAATAGACTCTTGGGAAGAAGAATTATTAGATTTACGTCAAGAAACTAATAAAATATGTAATTGTTTTCTACATAGAGAAAATAGTGTTATGTGTCAACTTTGGATATTACCAAATAATCGAAACAAAACAATTTTTGTTAAAAAAAATAAAGTTAATTTTACAATAGATGATAATGGAAATGAAATAAAAAAAGAAAATATAACTAATGTTAAAGAATATTTAAAAAATTTATGTAAGAATCAACTAAAAGAATCCTTCACCCCCATGAGAACTGTGAAAGTTAATTTTGAAAATGGTGATTCTATAACAACATCAATTAATGGAACTAATGAAGAAATAAAAAATTATTATAAAGTTGGTAGAAAATTTAATATTGGTAATGGTGAAAAAGATAATATGCAAACAGTAAAAAATATTGAATTTTTGGATTCAATTGAGGAAAATCATGAAGATACTTTACTTGGATTGGAAACTGATGATGAAGGTAATATGATTATGAATCAATTAACAAGTGCAAGTAATGCAATTGATACAATAAAAGATGAAATAAAAACTGGTGATGAACAATTTCCTGCATGGATTCAATCAAAAGTAAGTGTTGGAACTAACGAACTTGATGTGGTTGCAGACCATATATCAGGTGATGAAATAAATAAATTAGAAAAACAAGAAAATATGGAACAAAAAATTGATGAAACAGTTGTGGATACCACAATGGATAGATTGGAAAATCTTAAAAATATAATTGGTGAAGAAGAATTAATGGATAATATTGTTAGAAAAATGGATGAACAAACTCTTAACACTATTCTTAATCAAATTGAAAGGGATTTCGATATTACTCATGATGCAAATTATGAAGAATTGGATATGGTTGAAAATACAGATAAAGTTGGTCAGGAAGATTCTGACATTAATAATGATGGTGAGGTAGATTCACAAGATGAATACCTTAAAAATCGTAGAGAAAAAATTTCACAAAATATGAAAGAAAATAAAGAATACAGATTAAAAACATCTGTTACATTAAATGAATCAAGTATAATGGATATTTTACCAGAAAAATATAGAGTTGAAGGAAATAGAATTTCTTTAACAAATGGTGAACAAACACTTAAATTTATTTGGGAAAATAACAAACCAAAATTTGTTGATGAAAAAACTGAACTTTATGAATCAGTTAAAAAATCTGATGAATTCAATTTAATGAAAAAATTATGGTCATTTGATTCAAGAGAATTGCATCAAAAAAATAGATTGGATGAAAATAATAAAGTTAAAGAAATGATAATGGAAAGTAAATTCACTATACCATCAAAATTTAAAACTAAAGTTGGTAAACAAATTTTTAAAAGTAAAGAAGGAGTTTCTTATATGTTAGAAGAAAATTCAATTTTAAATATTACTAATGATTATACAGAAATACAAAATATTAAAAAATTAGAAGGTAAAAAGAATAAACATATTGTTGATGTTTATGAATATGGAAAAATAGATAATGACACAATATGGAATACTATGGAATTTCTTAGAAAAGATTCTGAATTAAGTAATGATGTTAAAGAACTTGTTAAAAAAATAGAAAAATTTTATGATGAAAAATTTAATTTCCAACTCTTAGATTCTAAGGAAAATAAATTTGAAAAAACATTAGATGATAATTTAAAAAATATTTATAATCAATTAATTGAGTGTAATAAAGAATTTAAAAAATTGGATTTAATTATAAGTAATTTTGATATATCTAATGTTGGTTATAAAACTAATGGTAAAATAGGCATATATAATGTCAAATAATGATTTAATTAAATTAATGTCTGATACCTATGAATTTTCTGAATGTGAATTAAGTAGTTTACAAAAAAATGACTTAAATAATATAAGAAAATTCATAGGTAATACTTATTCAATGATAAGTAATTTTGTATTTATAGATTTTCATAATAATTTTACTTATGAAAGTTTTGAAGATATGAAAAACGATTTCAATAATGGTATATTGAAAATATCAACAAAATATAACTTTTCACCTGTACTTGGTGATGTTTATAATCTTTTATTTAGAGCATCTCATGATTATTTTCATTTATTATTAAATGAACCATTTTCTTTTGATGGGGAATTAAAAGTATATAAGTTTACTTGCAATTTAACGAATAATCAATTAATACATAAAGTTTTACGTTCTGAAATACTTTATCAATCATGTTATTCATCATTACATAATGGGGAATTTATAATGCCACAAAAATTAATTTTAAAAGATTTTCATAAAGATTTTAAAATTTAAATTTATTTGTTATATTTTAAATTATGTTTGAAATAATTGAGTATAAAAGCAACGCACATCCAGACACTATATGTGATATAGTTTGTGATGATTTAACAAATACCTTAGATTATTATTATAAAACTAAATATGGTCATATAAAACACTATAATATTGATAAATCTTTACTTTGTGCTGGTGATATAAATATTTATTTTGGTGGTGGTGAAATAATTAAAGAACCTGAATTTATTTTAGGTGGGCAAATATCTTTTTTAGATGATGAATTAAAAAACATATTAAATGAAAGAATAAATAAAAAAATAAAAGAACTTGTACCAAATTTACCTAATATTAATATTTTGATAAAATCAAATAATGTGTCTTATTCATTAAATAAAATTTCTGAAAATGAAATAATTTTAGCGAATGATACAAGTTTTGGTGTTGGTTATTATCCTTATTCTAAGAATGAAAATTTTGTTTTTGAAATTTCAGAAAAAATTAAAGATTTAATAAAGGTATTACCAATTGGTGAATTATATAAAATAATGCTAACACCAAACTCAATTACAATATGTTCACCAATATATTCAAAATTTTGTAAAAATAAAAATGAATATGATTTAATAAAAAAAGATTTTATTAATAAATTAAATATTGGAAATGTCTTATTTAATACGTCAGATATTCCTTTTTTAACTCTTTGTGGGTCATCAATCGAAAACGGTGATGATGGACAAGTTGGTAGAGGAAATAGATATAATGGTTTAATAACACCAAATAGACCTATGACTATTGAAGCATTTCATGGTAAGAATAATAGAAATCATGTTGGTAAGTTATATCAAAAACTTGCATTTGAAAAGGCAAAAGAAATTTATGAAAAAACAAATGAATATACAGAAGTTTTTATTGTATCTAAAATAGGTAAACCAATAGATGAATATGAAATATTTATAAATAATGAAAGAACAAAAAATTTATAATCAATTATTAAAAGAATTTAAAAGATATAATGTTTTAAATGAAGAATTATTTGATTCACCTTTGAATAATATTAAAAAAATTTCAGATACAGAATATATTATTAATGAAGATGGGATAAAAGTTAAATTTTATTTTCGTAGAGAAAATGACATTCATTTTTATTTTAATTATTTCTTAGAAGGTAAAATACCTGATTTTTATTTTGACATACATTGGGGTTGGTTAAAAGATATGAATAATGATTTAAAAACATCTAAATCTTGGTTAAAAGTAACTGCAACTGCACCAAAAATAATTAATGATTTTATTAAAACAAATAACCCAACAATGTTAAAATACTCACATCAAACTGATGGAAATGATAAAATTTATAGTAATGAAAGATTTTCTGAAATAATTAAAACAATTTTTAGTGATAAATATGATATGTTTAATGTAGAAAATCCTAAATCATATATTTTTATTCGTAAAGATATTTCTAATCGTTATGGTAGTTCAATCAAAAAATTACACATAAATGGTGATATGACTTTAGAAGATGCACATGAATATTGGACAAATCCAGAAAAAAGATTAATGGAGGGAAAAATGAAAGGTATTGTTAAAAATGATTATAAAAGAAATAAAATAAAAAGAATATATTATAAAATACATTTTCTTTAATTTCCAAAAATCTTTATTATATTATCATTAATATTTATAAATAAAGATGAAAAACCTAATGGAATTTTATAATGCAACCCATCCACTAAAAGAAGAACAAATTCTTTCACTTTATAAAAATTTTAATTTGAAGTGTGAAAGAATTGAAATTTTATCAGATTTTACTGATTCTTTATTAAAATTATTGGATGAAACTTTTTTGGGTAAAGATGTAATGAATTCAAATGAAATTTTCAAAGGTCATTTTAAATGGTGTTGGAATAAAGTTTGCAAACAATTTGAAAAAGAAAAAATAACAATACTTGGGGTTAATTCAGATTTATTCAATTATTTTTGGTATGAAATTTATGAAAGATTTTATATTAATGATAAAAAAGAAATGGATTTTGATTTGGAAAGAAAAAATTATAAAAAATTATTTTCTTTGGGAAAAGATACTAGCAGAAATGATATTGACAAAATTGTTGAATTATATAATATGTTTAATAAAATTTTGAAATGAGTAACCTTTATGAATTAAATAAAAAACAATTAATACAAGAAATGTTGATTGATGAAGGTTTAATTAAAACCAATGATATTCAATTAACTGTTAATTCATTAAGAATGTGGACAAGAGGTAAAAATAACCAACCAGTGGTATTAGTACCACAAAGATAAATTTCTATAATTTATTATACTCTTCAAATTAATTAAATATTAAATCCACCAAAATATTTCATATAATCAGAAACCTTTGTTCCGTTTGCATCAGATAAATCAATCTTACCATTTGAATCAATAAATTTCTTAACTGCAAGAGCACCCCTTAAATGTGATGCTGCAAGTAAACCTGATTCAGTAACATTTATACCACCAACAGTTTTACCATCATAAGAAAGATAATTATCACCCAAGTATTTTCTATTTTTATTTAATAATTTTTTAACTAAATTATCTTGCATTTTTGGTGGGAATACATTAGGATTATCTTTAAATTGTAAAATAATATCAGGATTAACACCCAAATCTTCAAGTGCAATTTTACCAAATTGATATTTTCCAATATATACAGGATTACCAGTTTTTTTAGAATATCTGATTTTTTTCCAATTACCAGAACTTTCTTTAAATGCAAGAAGATTTAAAAAATCATTAATATCACCCCTATATTGTTTTTCTATTTTAGGTTTAATATCTTTTTGAATAAGTTGTTCAATATCTGAACTATTAAATTCATGAAGAATATCATCTTTTGATATACCATAATTTATCATTGCAGTAACCAAACCAATCATTATGATTTTTCTTTTATTTCCACCAGATGATAATTTATTATATAATCTTTTTGAGAATTCGATAATTTGTTGTTTATTTAATGTTTTAAACAACTTTTCTAAGTAAGGTAGGGTTTGGTGTTCATTTTGTAAAATCCATTCAATAGAACCATCTAAACGATTAATTTTGGTGGTATTATTTTCCAAATCCCATTCTACTGTTTCCCCAGGTGAAACCTGATATTCATTTAAGTGTTTAAAATATTGTACTTGTCTTTCCCTTTTTTCTGCGCCAGATTTTGTTGGGTAACAACCCAAATTTTTTCCTTTTTTGGATTTTAAACAATATTCATTATTATTTTTTACAATTGTTTCATTTAATAAACCTTTATTTTTAAAATATTCTTTTTGTAACTCTTCTGATAAATAATGATTTCTAAAACCTGGATTACTTTGTGAACACCATTGTGTATTTTGACTAAAACATTTTGCAGTTTTTGCATCTCTAACATTTATAACCAATAAATCATCATCTTCATGAATAACATCATAATTTTTTCCATCATTTTTTATGTTTTCTTTAATACTTATGTTTTCTTTCATATTTACTGATTCCATTATTTTATCCAATATTTCAAACATTTCTTTTGTGTTTGAGAAGTACACTATATCATGCCATTTATTTCCTTTAATATAATCCCTTAATTTAGGTGTAACCAAAGAAAAATGATTGGTTATGTATTGTAATTGAAATTTTTCACCATTTTTTAAAATAAAAACACCTTTATCAAAATAACTTTCAATTTCATAATAATATTCAAAAAGTCTATTATTAAATTCATTTATATATTTTGTATCATTTTGTATATCCCATTCTTTTAATTTCTGTAAATCTTCCAATTTAACTTCCCTTATAGGGGGTTTTGTCACTTTATTTATTAAATCTTTAATATATTCTTCCCTTTGTTTTTCTTGGTCTTTTGCTCTGGATTTTAACTCCAAATCCTCTTTTATATAATCCCCAATATTACCCCTATGTATTGGTGAATTTAAAGTACCCACAAAACTACCACTTGCATCAGTTGTGGTTTCATTTAAATGTTTATTTAAAACTTTTTGAACAAATGGTTTTGTTAATGTTTTGTTAAGTCCTGGATGGATATTTTTGGGTAATTCAGAATAATCAAACCATTTAAAATCTGAATGTTCTTTATTAAGAGTGGGTGTGAATTCTGAATCAACAAAAGAAATAAATGTTTTATAATTTTCATTATCATCAATTGGAATTAATTTTGGGTTTAAATCAATTCCCAATTCTTCTTTAATTTCCCTTGTTAGACATTCCAAAAAAGATTCACCTTCTTCAATTCCACCACCAATGGTTGACCAAGTATTAGGACTATTACCATCTGCACGTAAACCCAAACCAATTTTTTTTGTTGGTTTTGAAATAAAAAGGATTCCACAAGAATTTTGCATTAGTTTTTAATAAATAAATATGTAACTTTGTGTAAAATATAATTTATGAAATCAGTAAATTAGGGTTTAAAAATTATGGTATTAATAAATACGATACTTATTCTTATGTAATGGGTTTAAAATGGTAATAAAATGGAGATAATAAAATATAATGGTGAATTTCATTTAATTGATAAAAATGAAAATATAGGTTCTTGTTTCATTCAAGAAGAAACAACTACAAAAAGTAGTTTATGGGAATTTATAATTAATGAAAAATTCAGAGGTAAAGGTTACAGTAAAATATTTTTAAAACTATTAGTAAATGATTTAAAAAAGAAAGAAGTAAAAGTTTTAGAATTAGGGGTAATGAAAGAAAATATAATTGCCCAAAATCTTTATAAAAGTTTTGGTTTCACCAAACAAAAAGATTGTGGACTTTATTATAGAATGATTTTAAAAATTAAATAGAACCATCATTTATACTACTTCCTGGATATACTTTCTTTTGTTGTTGTTTGGTTAAAGTATTAGTTACTTTTAAAGTTTTTTCAAATTCTTCCCTTTCTTTTTTTGAATTTTTCAAAATAGATATAACTTTTCTGAAAGTTTCTTTTATATTTACATTTGGTAGTAATTCAAAGGTTTGATTACCCCCTATTTGGTCAACTGTTATATTACCATTAATTATACCATTAAAAATGTTTAAATAATTTTGTGGTGCAGAACCAATACCTGTAACAATAAAAGTTTTATTTAAATCATTTATAAATTTTTCACCATTAAAAAATACTGGGTCACTTTTGGTACTTATAAAATCTTTATGAAAAATAAAACCACTTAAATTAGATTTTTTTAATTTTTCTATTGCATTAGACCCATTACCTGAAACTGTTCTATCATTTACATTAAAGATGGGGTTTGGTGATACAATATTTGTATTATTTTTTATTTCATATAAAGAAATATACTTTCTTGGAATTCCTAATCTAATTGATAAATCTGTACATAATATTAAACATGATAAATATTCTTCTGGTGTTAACCATTCCCCAACCCTATTATCATTAATAAAGGGTTCATAATTGGGTAAACTATTATAAAATTTATCAACTAATTCAATACCAATTGATAAATCATTTAAATTATTTGCATGTACACCTTTTAATCTTTCATCCAACAATTGAAATATTAAACCATTTTCTTTATCTTTATTACCAATTAAATAATGAGCACAAACATAAGTGTTTGATTTTGGTGGTAATTTTTTTGATGTTAGTAAATCCAAGTTTGTATTAAAATTGGGTCCTCCTGTTGAATGTAATACCACAAATCTTGGTGATAATCTACCAAAATTTTCATTTGGTTGTCCACTTGCACCAATTGGATTGTTATTTATATCTATTAAAGAATATTGAAATCCTTGTATTAAACTCATACTATATTTAATTCTTTTAATTGTTTTATCCAACCATTTTCTGTTGGGTTTACGTTATCTTGATTGCTACCACTTGAATCACTTATACCTAATGTTTCAAAATAACTTTTTACAATAGGTATTGTTGCATTACTAATTCTTACACCAGTGAATTTTGTTTCCATAAAATTTGGTGTAATTGAATGTTCTACATTAATAATTAAATAATAACCATTTATTAATGGAATATTAGGAATTCTAAAATAAAGTAATGGTTGTATTAATGCATTACCTAATCCAGTAACAGTACAAGAATAAGAATATTGTAAATAAACTGAATATAATGATTGACTTGTTAATAAACCTTTTCTTGTATTTGATGAATTTGCAATATTTTCTTGTGCTTGCAAAGATTCATTTGTTACTTTAAATTGTTTTTGGTCAAACTGTAAATCCTTAAAATGTGATTGTGTTTGTGAACCTATTTCTACATCAAATGAAAATGGTTTATAATTTATAACTTCAATTTCATCATTATAATCTTTAGGGGTTATTTTATCTGGACTATCATTTAAAAAATCACCGAATACATTACCAACTTTATCATTAATAATATATTTTGAAGTTCCACCAACATACATGCAAATAAACTTTGGTTCAGTTATTACATTTTCTATTGTGTTATATTGACCAAACATTTCTTTTGCCAGTTTATCATTTTCTGGATTAAAATTATTTATAAATGCAGGTAAAGGATGAAAATCCAATTTGTTTTCTGATAATAAATTGGATATAATTGAATAAAGTGGTGTTTTTGGATTATCAAATAAATTTGTTAAACTTTGTGGATTTATAACCAAAATATCACCAATATCTTTATAAAACCGATTTATATAAATAAAGTCTTTCCTTAAATTAAAATCAGAACTTGTATTCGCAATCCATCTATCATATAATGATTTAAATGAGTTATAAGTTTCCAATTTATAATCATTAAATTCTTTTAATAATTCATTAAAATTAGATTTTTGTTCCTTTTCAATTGTATCAATTTTTGTTTTCAATTCACTTTCAAAAGTTCTAAAGAAAATTTCACCAGCATTTTTTAATATATCTTCTATTTCAAAACTTTCGTTTGTTCTATTATAAATTAACGGTTGATATAAAAATGAAACATTATTAGAATAATAACCTAATTCAGTATTAGGATTTTTCCATAATCTGTATGATGGATTTATTAATATTCTTTTTTCTTTTAAGAAATTTTTAAATTTTATTAATTGATTTTTATTAAAAAATAAAAAATCTGAATTATTATCATCAATTCCTTGTGTTGTAAAAAATTCAGTAAATATTTCATTAAAATCAAAATTTAAAAATTCATTAATAAAAACTTCCCTATTGTTTATGTAAAATGATAAATCATTTATAATTGCATTATAACTAATATCAAATAAATTTTCTATATTATTAATATTGAAATTATTATTATTGAAATTATCCCATAAAATGGAACCTATTTGCAATACTGTAAAATAAGGTAATTCAATAACCCCAGCGAAGTTAGTTAATATATTTGTAATTTCTTCCCAATTTATTTTGTAAATATTATTTAAAAAATAAATTGATGTTCCCCCATTAACCCCATATAAATTCTCAAGTTCTATTACAGAATTGTAAAAATCTTTTTTAATATTAATTTCTTCAAGATTTAATGGATTTAAATTATCATCAAAAGTACTTTTACCTTCATTTATTAATGATGGTTTTTGTATAAAATTTTTATAATCTAATAATAATCTTGGTAATTTACTTTTGTCATCAATTACAATATTTCTATCAGGACTTACAAAATTATTTTTAAAAATATTTAAATTTTGACTTATTAAACTATTTAAATTATTATCTGTAATATTAGAACTAACACTTTCATTATCTAAATTTAATATTTTAGATTCAATATTATCATCTAATACTAAATTACCAATTATAGGTGGATTTATATTAACAAAATAATCTGTACCATTATAATTAATTACCTGTCTTAATTTTATTCTTTCTATTATTTTAGAATAAAATCCATTAGTTTTTATATTTTTAAGTAATGTTTTAAATTCATTACTATTTTCAGGAAAAGAAAGTAACAAATTACTTAATTCTATTTTGGCAAGTTGTATTTCAAGTTCGTTTTTTAAATTATCTCTATCATTACCTTCATTTGATAAAAATGATGATAATAAAATAACATATCTATCAATTATTTTATCCAAAAGTTCATTTACATTTGTAATATTTGAGTAAGGTGATAAAGGATTATTTCCATTAAAATAATAAACACTTTCTAAAGGAGATATTGGAAACCAACCACTTTCAGGATTAAGTAAATTATTTTGTCTTTGTGTATTTTCAAAATTTTTTTGAAAAATAATAAATCTTTCAGTAAAATCTAATTCAGGAAAAAAATTTCTATTTTGTTTTACTTTATCATTGTTACCCAAATATTCATGTTTATATTCATTATTTTGTTCATCTTTTATATAATATGCTGGAAAAGGAAAAACATTTTTATTTTTTTTTGTTTCTGGAATATCAGAATCTACACCACTAAAAATTTCTAATCTACTTTGATTTTCTTTTTCTGCACTAATTGCAACTTCTCTAAGTTTATTTAAAAAAATTTCTGTATCACTTAAAATAATATCAAAAACATATTTTATTGTTGGTATTCTACCTAATGTTTTTTTTGCCAAATTATTTATTTTATCTGCAATAATATCTTTATTGTTGTTTAATTTTATATTAATATCATCAATTAATTTTTGAAAAGATTTTGTAACTTCCCCAAATTTTTCATCTTTAAATATTTCAAAAGTTTCTGTTGTAAATTGATTTTGTAATTCTATACTAAGATAAGGTATTGTAATACCACCTGATATATAAGTTATTTTTGTGTTCTGATAAAATGCATAAGGTGGTAATTCTTGTTTTGTTGTATAAGGTCTATTTTTTCTTAATGAAAAATTTTCTTTCGTATAAGGAAATTCAATACCATATTCATTAAGTATTTTTAAATCTTTCCAAAATTCATTACCTTTAATATATGTTTCATTAGAATAAAAATCTCGATTTCTCCAACCCCTTTCATATTCACCTTTCCAATTTACTATTCTATCTAAGATTGGTCTTAAATTTTCTATTTCTTTTGTGGTTTCATCATTTTTTAAGGTATCAATTTGTTCATTTAAAGTACCAATATTTTCAATAAAATCCCTTAAATAAGGTAATTCTTCCCCATTTTCATCCAATTTTGGTTGTCCATTTATATCTTTTGCATATAAAATATATGCAGCAGGAATATCAGTTAATTTTGCATAAGTAAAACCAACAAATTCACAAGTAATTTCAAAATTACCATTTTGTGAATTATACCGTGATGAAAAATCCAACAAAGAAAGTGAATAAGTTACAGGTTTACCATAATAACCCTTAATTGTTAATAAAAATTCTGGATATGGTAAACTAAAAAATGCATTATATGGTGAATTATTTCCCTGACCAATTAATGATGCACCCCTTATATCCACAAATTGTATTGTAACTCTTGGTATATTATTTTTGTCAAATTTAATTTGAATATCTGTCATACCAAAAGTTTCATCATTAACCTTTTCATTATTTATTAATTCATTTGTCCAATTTGTTGTTTGTTCATTTTTTGATAAATCACTATTCAAAAAAGAAATATTAAATGTTCTTTGTGATGAAGAAAAATTACCATCACCATCACTCACTAAAATACTACGTTTAGTTAGTTTTACTTCTAAATTCGCATATATTATATAATTTTCTGGTAGTGGGATACCTTCTTCGTAAATACTATTTGGATTAATTGAATTCATAATTTATTATTAAATAAATAATTGCATTAAGATTTTATGAAAAAATTAGTATTTTTGTTTTATGAAGAAGAATGTAAAAAGAATAAATATTTTAAATAAATTTGCATTTGAAAAATAAAAAAATAAATTTTATCTTTGTTTTATGAATAACTTTAAATACAACATGGAATTCCTATTGGAATACCTGCAAACTCCCACTCCTGCAGGATTTGAAATTCTTGGTCAAAAAAAATGGTTAAACTATGGAAGAAAATTCCTTAATGAAGGTGATTTATATCATCTTGACCATTCACAATCAGGTTTTTTATATAAAAAATCAAAAGTTGAAAATCCTTTAAAGGTTGCAATTACTGCTCATGTTGATGAAATTGGTATGACAGTTGAAAGTGTTAATTCAGGTGGTTATATTTCTGTTTTTGAAAACGGTGGAATTGACCCAAATATTTGTCAAGGAAAACAAGTACAAATTTTAAATAGAAACGGTGATATTATAAATGGTATTACTACAACAGTTGCACCACATTTTAAAACCGCAGAATCAAAAAAATCGGGAACTTCTATTAAAGACATTTATATTGATTTAGGTATCTATGATAAGAAATTGGTTGAGAAAATGGTTCAACCTGGTGACCCAATTGTTTTTAAACAAAATATTCAAATTTTAAATGAAGAATATTTGGTGGCAAAAGGATTAGACAATAAAATATCTGGTTTTGTTTTGGTAGAACTCTTAAAGAAACTTCAAGATGTTGAATTACCTTTTGACCTTTATTTGGTTAATTGTGTACAAGAAGAAGTTGGTAAAAGGGGTGCAGAATTAATGGCAAGATTGATTAAACCTGATTTAACATTTGTTTTGGATGTTGGACATGATACAACATCACCTGGAATTACTGGACAAAAACAACAATTCATGAGTGGGTTAGGTCCTTTGGTATTAACTGCACCTGCAATTAATCAGAATTTATTTAATTTTGTTATTCAACAAATTGAATCTATTCAAATACCTATTAAATCTACTGATAACCAAAAGAAAACAAGAACAATTCCTTATCAAATAAGAGCAAAAGGAAAAGTTACTGGTACTGATGCAGATGTTTTTTCTATGTGGTCTCCATTAACAGGATTATTCCAAATTCCAATAAAGTATATGCATTCCACACAGGAAACATGTTCTTTAAAAGATGTATCAAGATTAATAAGAATTCTTGACACTATTTTAAGAAATTTGGGTGGTAATTTTAAAAATGATTTAAATTATAAATTGGATTAATATGAAATCAATAGAACTAACAGAAAAACATAAAGAAAAATTATTGGAAATGTGTAAAACATTATTTCCTGAATATAACGATATTATTATGTTTTCAAAAGACCAAGAAGTAAATTATGAAGAAGAAGATTTTATTGATTTTGATAATAAACACATTCACTGGTTTGAATTTGTAATGACAACTTTATGCTCTAATTTATATAAATTATTTTTTAAAAAAATGGATACACAAAATAATCTTTGGGATTTATTAACAAAAGAAAAGTTTTATATTTAAGTATTATCAATGAAATTAAACGATTTTAAAAGTGTTTTCAAAAATATATAATTGGTTTTTAGAAGAAATAATATTAAAATTTAATCCAAAAGAAAATGAATTTGAAATTGGTTGGATATGGATTATTATTTTATTCCCTAAATTTTATTTAGGTTTAAAAACATTAATTAACGATTTAATTTGGTTATTTCAATAAAATAAATTTATGAAAAAATATTATCCTTTATTAACCACACTTTCTGTAATACTTTTGTTTGTTGGTGTTTTAATACTTATTGGGGTTAAATCTATAACAACAAATGCATCTATATGTGATTGTTATGGTTTAAAATCCCCATGTATTAATGTAATACCTAGTTTATTATTTTTTGGTTATATAATATCTGTTATTTTATTAAGGAAATTTAATTTAAAACTTTATAAAATTAATCCTGATATTTACCATAAAAAAGTTTGGATTTGGTTTATTCCTATTATTAATACAATATCAATACCCTTTATTTTGTGGGATTTATTTATGGAATCATCTTGGGGTAAATGGTTAAAAACAACAGATTTTTATAAAGATTTAATTGATGAAGAATAATTTATCTATTAAATTTATTCTTCCTGTTTTCCCTTTCATAATGTTCTTTTTGTTCTTCTAATTCTTTTAAGAACATATTAATCTGAAATTTCCTTCTATAAGTTGGCATATTCTGAACATCTGCATCAGTAAAACCTATATGTTTAACCATATAGTAAACTTCTTCTTCAAAATATTTACGATACTCTAATGTCAGGGTAAAAAAAGTCTGGTCCAATACGAAAAAAGGAATTTACCACACCTCCCGATGGCAATTCTACATCTACTTTGGATTCGTAACCAGGTTCTACTTGTTCATAAAATTTTCTTAATGCAAGAGAATCACCTGCCAACATTATTTGAACTTCATTCATAATATGAATACCATCAGTATTTCCATCTATTGATTTAATAAATTTTGTTAATCTATCAGTTAAAAGAGTTGATATATTTGAACCTCTTTTCATTTTTTGTTCAGAAGTTTGAAGTAATTCTCTTTCATCTTTAACTGTTAATAATTTAAATTTTACTACTTTTTTTGAAATTGGTAGAACAAACTCAAATAATCCATTTTCATCAGGTTGATGATTTAAATATTTAGGTTTTAATTTAGTTAAATCTAACGCACCTTCTAATTCTTCTCCTGTATCTGGGTCATTGACTTTAACTGGATAATGAGTTCCGTATGCAGTTGCTCTTAACCAAATTAATATTGCATTTCTATCTCCAATTAATAATTCATCAGTTCTAAAAGGTAAATCTTTTACTTTTCTTTGAAGTAAAATATCAAATACTTGTCCATTTTGAATTAAATTGAAAGAAGTTAATATATTTTCATCATTTCCAACTAAATATTCAACTTTAACTCTATCAATTTTATTAGGATATAAAATACCTTTACTTGGTAATTCTAATACATCAAAAGGAATTTGATATACTGGTTGATTTTCATAATTTGAATTTGCCATAATTATTTTTTATTTTTATATATAACTATTAATAATATTAATTTTATAATAAATTAATATATATTTTATTAAATTATTTAAATATACTAGGTACTTCTGGACCTTATAAAAATTAATATATATATATATATATATATTTTATTAAATTATTTAAATATACTAGGTCCTTCTGGACCTTATAATAAATTAATATATATTTTATTAAATTATTTAAATATTAATATTATTAATATATACTAGGGTCCAGTGCAATATAAGGGAATAAAAAAAAAAGTAAAGTATTTTTACAAAAAAAAATTTTTAAATATTTATAAAATAAATGGCAAACAATAGTTCATCAGTTATATTAAGAGAAATTGCAAATCAAGAAAGAATTAATCTTTTATCAAAAAATTTGCCATTACCTCCAGATACGATTCTTCAAGAATATTCAGTAGATACTAGTGTATTTGTTAGAGATAATGATTTAAATAATCATATTCCAGAATATATTCAAAATAATTATAAACAAGGTAGTGAAGTATTAAATTCAAATGGTTCAAATAAATATACTCCTGAAAATCCTTATAATTTAGAAAATGATAAACTTTCAAAAGTATTTGATGTAATCAATGGTATTTCAGATGTTTATAGGGGTAATTCAATTATAGGTAATATTGGAACTGGAGATTTTCAAACAAATTCAAAATTACAAAATAGTGTTATAGGTAGAATATTAAATAATCCAAATGAAACTGAATTAGGTAAAATTGGTTTACAAAATTTAGTAATTTTATTTGCAAAAAGAACTTCTCAAGAATATTTACAAGGTTTAGTACCATCAATAGATATAAGGGATGAATCAGGAAGAATTAGTTTAAAACCTAATGATTGGAGTATTTCTGCACCTTATGTATCTGATGTAAGAGGATTTAGATACTATTATATAGGTTCACCAATACAAGAACCAAGAGTTATCGGTAGAGACCATTCTTTACCACCCAATACTGTTGGAGGACAAGTAAACTTTAAAGGTATAGATTTAGATGATGAAGGATTTGGTAGATTAGTTTATACTAATACAAATTTAATATTATCTAAAAATGATAAAGATTCTCAAATAACACCTGGTACTGCACTTCAATGGGAAAATCAACAATCTTTAAAAGATAATCCAATTGAAAATGCATTTAGAGGCACAAATCCATATAAAAGAGGTTTATTAAGATTTACTCAACAATTAATAAATGATGGACATTCTGATGGTACTGATAAATATCATCCAGGTAAAATAATCACTATGCCTTTTAAAGAAGGTGATAGTGCAACTGACCCATCTAAAGGTGCAATTCCAAGAGGTACAAGAGTTGGTGTTAATTATAGTTCTGATGGTACAGAAAATGGAACTTATTGTAGAAATTGGACAAAAAATAGAAGATATGATAATGTTGATTCTTTAGTAAGAGGTAGTAACTCTACTTTTATAAAAGGTAATTTTTTAGAAAAACCAAATGGTTCTTTTTCAGTATTACAAGATAATGGTTTTATAAGAGTAGGTTATGATAAAAAAGATATTTCAATTAAAGATTTCATGTTCTCTATTGAAAATTTAGGATGGGAAGGGTTAACAGATGATTTACCAGAATTGGAAAGGGGTAAAAATCGTGGAAGGTTAATGTGGTTTCCACCATATAATTTAGAATTTTCTGAACAAAATAGTGCAAATTGGGAAACAACACAAATACTTGGTAGAGTTGAACCAATCTATACTTATAATAATTCTGAAAGAACAGGAACATTATCTTTTACAGTATTATCTGATTATCCTGCAATAATGGATTCAGATGATTTTAAAGATTTATCTTATGAAGAATTTCAAAAGTTTTTTTGGGGTTGTGAACCAAATTTTCCTGATATTCCAAATTTTGATAAAGAACAAGATTTAATTGTAAGTGGTAGTAAAATAATTAATAAAATACCAATTGGTGAAATAAGTGCGTTTTTTGAAAATGATATAACAACAATTAATTCTTCATGGTCTGGATGGGCAGTTGCTTATCCTGGTGGTTATAGTGATTTTGAAGATAAAATAAATGAAATAAAAAATGAATTAAGTCAATATCCTGATAATGAAATTATTATAACTATTGTAGGTTCTGCATCTAAAAGATGTATTCAAGGTAACAACATACCTAATTGTCAAGAATATAATAATGATACATTACCAAATGCAAGAGCAAAAGAATTTGAAAATTTTTTGAAAAATGAACTTGGAAATAATCAAATATTTTTTAAATATATAATTGGTAAACCATTACCTGCAACAATAGGAGATAATAATCCAGGTGGTGAAAATACTGATAAAGAAATAAAATCACGTTTTGCAAAGGCAACAATTTTAGTAGGTGATAGTGTTAGTAATAGTTCTGTTTTAAAATATGTTAAAAAAACTGGAAAATACCAAAGAGTTGACTTAGATGAAAGAAATGAAAGAACTTTTGAAAAAATAGAAAGTGATTTTATTTTTGAAGATGAAATTGAATTTGAAACATTAAAAAAAGATGCTATAATGAATGCAATGTTTAGAGATAGAATGAAAGAAAAAATAAGACATTTTCATCCTTCATTCCATTCTACGACACCTCAAGGTTTAAATAGAAGATTAACTTTTTTAACACAATGTACAAGACCAGGAAAAACAATTTCAAAAGAACGTTTTGAAGATGGTGTAAAAAAAGTATTAAATACAACATTCTCAACACCACCAATTTGTATTTTAAGATTAGGTGATTTTTATAATACAAAAATAGTAATTGATAGTGTTAATATAGATTATGAAAAAATGTGGGATTTGAATCCAGAAGGAATAGGTGTTCAACCTATGATTGCAAATGTAACTATTAATTTTAAATTTATAGGTGGTTCTTCTATGTCAGGTCCTGTTAGTAGATTACAAAATGCATTACAACATAATTTCTTTGCGAATACTGAATTATATCAAAAATTTGAAAAAGATAATCAAAAATATATAAAATATTCTGAAAGTGAACAAAATATGTATAACAAATCAATAAATATTGATACTATTGGATTTAATAAACCAATAACTTTAAAAGATTCTGATTTATTATCTACAAAATTTTCTAGTCCATTAGGACCAACAATTGCAGCAGACCCACCAACATTACTTATGTCAGGTAAACAATTGGATGATTTTATAGATGACGAATAATAATATTTATTAATATGGCAAATCAATATTTCAATAGATATGATAAATATTTTAATGATGGTCAATTTAAATTTATTCCATTCATTAAATTGGGTATTAAAAGTACTGATAAGTATGAAACTTATAAAGATGGTGTAACAAGATTTGATAAATTATCACAAAAATATTATAATAATCCAACTTACGGATGGTTAATTCAACTAGCGAATCCACAATTCGGAGGGTTAGAGTTTGATTTTTACCCAGATTTACCCATTAGAATACCATTTCCACTACTTTCTTCCTTACAGGAATACCAAGACAAGGTAAATGAAGAAATTCGTTTAAATGGACTTTAAAATTGATTTTTCAATTCTAAGTAAAAATTTGTACTATAAATTGAATTACTTGAGTTATTACTACCCCATTGTACAGTAAAATCTAATGTGTTAGAAATAGTAGTATTAAATGTTGAATTATTAGTAGTATCAAAACCACCACCTAAAACATCACTTGCAAAATTATGAAAACTAAATAAACCATTTGTTTTAATTGATGCAACACCTACACCACCAGTTTCTCTTATAATAAAATCAATATAACATTGCCAGGGTCTATTAGAAATATTAGGAAATGTAATTGTGTCACTTCCCAAAGTGACACTTCCCGATTTTAATCTTATTGTTAATGTTTGTGAGTTTGCTGCAGATAACATACCACTTAATTTTGCAGTATAAATTTGACCAACCTTAAAAAAGTCTGCTGGTATTACTAATGTCCCTATACCACCATCAATTATTGTTGTTTCAACTGTTGTTCCACTTACTGTTGAACTATTACCTGTTTGAGTAAATAATAAATTACTATATTTTTTGGAAATAGATTTCCAACCAGTAAATCCACCAATATTACCTGGTGATTGTAAAATAATATAATCATTATTGTTTAATAAAAACATATTTTCATAACCATCAATATCTTCAAAAATTGATGGTTGAATTTTAACATGATTAGATTGTGAAACTTTTTTAATAACTATTATTTTACCCCTATAATTTGATAAACTTGGTAAATTAACTGTTATGTTATTTAATGATGTATCACATAATAATGTATATAAATCATTAGTGAAATTTACTGTATTATCTGTTGTTGCAGATATTGATAGTGATAATCCACCATCAACACTTAATAAAGTTGATGATTCAATCAAACCATTACCACTATTAAAAATTACTTTATTACCAAATTTATGAATGTAATTATCTTCTGAAATAATTACTAAACCAGAAGAATTAGTACCTTCAATATCATCTGCAAACAATAATACAGAATCAGTATTACCTGATGTTGGTTTAATACCATTTCTTATAGATAATGTGTTAGTAACACCTACTTCATTTATAGAATTATTACCAATTATTAAACCTTCATTATCAACATTTATTTTATCAGTATTATTAACTTTAATCTTTATAGGTTGGTCATTTAAAGAACCAATAAAATCAGAAGAAGTAATAGTATTTCCAGTTAAATTCCAACTGCCAGTTGCAGTTAAACCTGTAAAATTCTTAATTTGCCTTAAAAAATCAACTTTTGTTGTAAAATTACTCATTTTAAATATGTATTATTGGTGCTGGGAATGGGTGAAACTGTAAAGACTTATTATGGTTTTCTGCTTGTTGAGCAACCCTTTCCATTATTTTTTGTGGATTTAATTTTTCCAATCTTTCAGATAATTTATCCATAAATTCTTTTCTTTCCTCTTTTGCTTCATTAAGTAGAGCATCATAATCTAAAGTTACTTCTGCTTCACCAATTTTAACTTGTCCAGAGTATTTTCCTCTAACCCTACCCAACATTTCTTTAGTATGTGATATGAATAATTTTCTTACATCATTTTTTGCAGTTTGATTCATTTGTGTATAAGAAAGTAATTGTAAAGGTACTTGTGTTGGATATTTGATAATATCAGGATTATCTTTTCTACAATCTTCTGGATTTTTATTATTAACATCATAATACCAATAATAAACTTTACTACCATTATATTTCATTGCATTAAAATCAAAACGACCTCCAGGAGTGGGCATTAAATGTAAAATTTTTGTGCCATTTGGTCCTCCTGTGATTTTATAAATTAAATCACCAAATAACATTCTATTTTTTAATGAAACATCTGTTAATCTTAATAGATAATCATGTGCAGGCATTATATAATGACCAGTTGGATTAAATGCTCCTGCTGCATTTGTTGCAACAGTAGGATTAATAAATGATGTATAAAAACCATCATTAAATGCTCTAAATAATGGTGGTGGTGTAAACCACAATACTTCATTAACTTCACGTCCAGCAGGAATAATGTATTGTTGTTGATTTCTAACCAATTCAATAAAATCTTGTTTTAACTCCCAGGGTCCAACAGTTTGTAAACCAACAATTTTTGAATAGGCATAAGAATATCTTTTTTCAAAATCAAGTGTAAAATTAGTAAGAGCAACAGTAAAATCTTGTACTGGTAAATCTAACCCTAATAAACTGGGCCACTGATTCTCTGTAATCCATTCATTTAATTTACCTGAATATTCATCTATTGCCATAAAAAGTGCAGATTCTAATTGTTCATCTGCAATTTCTATTTTTCTTATAGGAGCACCCAAAAGGTGTTTTACTAGTGTAAATAAAAATTCTTTTTCTTCTAATGTTATATCTACTTTCACTTGATTTTTTTATATATAAATATCAATCAGTTCCAATTAGAAAAATCAAAATCTACAAAATTTTGACTAAAATTTTCTGTTAATAATTCTTCTTGATAAAATAAGATAAGATAATTTAAATTTTCATTAACATTTTTAGTGACAATTATTGAACCAACGAGTTTTAAAATTTTTCTATAAAGTTTTTGACCAGAAAATTTTATTTTCGTTGTAAAGAATTTTTTAAACTGATTAAATGTGGTGAACTTATTTTTTAATTTAAAATAATCAAACAAATAATTCACTAACTTTAATAGATTATCTTTTTCTTCATTACTTAATTCATCTAATTCATTAATATCATAATTAATTAATTCAATAGAATCTTTAAAAGGTAGGGAATAATTTTTAATAAAATCTATTATTTCTTCTTTATTTAATTTAAAAATTTCAGAATAAGTTTGTTGTACCCTTGCGTTTATTTCTTCATCCAAAGAAAGATAAAACATTTTTAAAAATTTATCTATAATTTTATTTTTTTTAAATTGGTAGTTTAATTGAAGAAGATTTCTAACATCATAATATTTTTTATAGTTTTTATTATATTTTTTTATTTTTTCATAAAAATGAAGTAATTCATGACTTAATATAGATATTATTTTATCTTTAAGATTTTCATCTTTGTTAATTTTTAGATTAATAATAACATCTTTACCTAAATCTTTATTAATTAATTTACCTGTTGTTTCATTATTGTTTATAACTGAAATAAAGATTTTATCAATATAGTCGTTGTAAACATCAATTATCATGTTATTTAAACCATTATCAAGTAATTGTTCAGTAATGTTTATTGACAAATTATTTATCCAATCAACTTTCCCTAAATCTTCATTTAACATTACTTTATTTTTTTATATAAATAGTTAAATTTATTTTAATGCAAAAAATTTCAGAAAATAAATTAAAACGTTGTTACCAAATAATTGAAGATTATTCTGGTGAAAACCCTTACATACAAAAACTTAAAAAATTATTTAAAACTAAGTTATTAAACACCATAACCCCAAACCAATGTGATTATATTATTAAAAATAAAGAATATAAACCAAAGGAAGTTAATAAAATAGTAGAAATAACAAAATATTTTGCAGAAGAATTAAAAAAACAAGAAGAATTAGAATTTCTACCCGAAAGAATTTTTATAGAGAAAGTAATAGGTGAAACTGAAAAGGCAATGCATTGTTATGTTAAATTAACAAAAGGTGGAGATTCAAAATTAATATGGTTTCCAAAGTTTAATTTAAATGAAAATCTTTTTAAGGTAGAAAATGAAGTTAATATTGATTGGGAAAAATATAACTCAAGACCACCAAAAAATTATCAAAAAGAAGGTATTGAACATCTTTTAAAAAATGACAAATATATTCTTGCATTTGACCCAGGTTGTGGTAAATCTCTTTGTGGTGTTATTGCAGGATTAGAATCCAAATCTAACAAAATATTAATAGTTTGTCCTGCAACACTTAAATTAAATTGGAAACATGAAATAATGTTCTATGATAGTGATGATAATATAAGTGTTATTAAAGATAAATGGAAAGTAAATAAATGGACAATAATAAATTATGATAGGTTAATTAAATTTAAAAAACAAATAATTGAAGAAAATTTTGATTTAATTATTTCAGATGAATCCCATTATCTTAAAAATAAAAATACAAAACGTAGTAAAATATTTGACCAAATACAAAGTACTGTTAAAAAAGTTTGGTTATTAACTGGAACGCCTATAACAAATAAACCATTTGATATTTTTAATTTACTTAGAATTGTAGAACATCCAATTACATCAAATTGGGTTAGTTTTATTAAATCATATTGTAATGCAAAATTAATGATGGTAAGGGGAAGAATGATTTATGATTATAATGGTGCATCAAATTTGGATGAATTAAACAGAAGAATTCAAACAGTAATGTTAAGAAAAAGAAGGGTTGATGTTTTATCTGAATTACCAGAAAAAATTATTAAACCAATATATTTGGAAATTGATGAAAAAGGATATAATTCTGCAATTGATAGATACATTGAATGGAAAAGAAAAGAAGGAAGAAATATATCCGCAAATAACAAATTAGTTCAATTATCAGTTCTTAGAAAATATGTTGCAGAAGAAAAAATAAAACATACACAAGAATTAATTGATGAAATCATAGAAAACGGTGAAAAAGTGGTTATTTTTACTTGTTATACAGAAGTGTTAAACCAAATCTTTGAAAAATATAAAGACATTGCAGTAAAAATTAATGGTGAAACAAAAACAGAAGATAGACAACTTGCAGTAGAAAGATTCCAAAATGATGATAATGTAAAAGTTTTTGTTGGTAATATTATTGCCGCTGGAGTTGGAATTACTTTAACAAGTAGTAGAATTGTTATTTTTAATGATTTAGATTGGACACCTGCAAATATGCGTCAGGCAGAAGATAGAGTAATGAGAATTGGTCAAAACAGAAACGTGGTTATTTATTATCCACTTTTCGATTCAACAATTGATACAATAGTTTATAAAATTCTTGAAAAGAAAAAAGAAGTAATTGAAATGACAGTAGATGGTAAATTAGAATCAACTACTTCTGAAATCATAAAAGAATTTGAGGAAGAATTAGGAATTTAAAGAATGTTCTTCTAAAAGTTCCTTTATTAAATATTCTGAATCATCAGTTTCAGTTAAATCAATAGTATTAAAACTACAATTATTAGTTAATTTTTTGGTTTTTTTATCATAGTATATTAAATTATCTAAATAAGGTATATTACTATAATCAACTATATGGTAGTTTTTTTGATTATAAACAATTTGGAAAGTTGGAATATAATTTAATGAAATAGAAAAATAATTATCTTCACAATCCATGAAATTATTTATTTCTGAAATCATTTCAATGTAGAATCTCCATAAAGGATTGTGTGAATAGATATTATCAAAAAACTTTTTTTTACCATTTTTCCATAATAAAGTTCTTGCAACAATTTTTTCTTTTTCTTTAATCACTAATAATGAAACATTTTTATTCTTACAATAAAAATTTAATTCATTTATTATTCCTTTTGACGTATTAGGGTTTTTACCATTAAATGTCATGCAAGATTTAACATTAGATTTAGTTGAATCATAACCCTGCAAAATATCTTTACCAGATAAAATATCCCAAGAACAATCCAGTTTAGTTAATGAAAAAGATTCATATTCAATATTATTTGAATTATTAAAAACATTATATGGTTTTAAACCATTTTTATTGTTATCTAAAAAAAATAACCCATCTTTTATTGTTAATTTTTTATTTTCTAATTTAGAAAAATAAAGTTTATTACATTTATAGGTTAAATACCACCATTTAAAAAATAATTCAGAATTTAAATCACCAAAAGTAATATTAATTGGTAATTTTGTTTTTAAAATTTTCTTTTTTTGAATATCGGTTAAACCATTTAAACATTTCATTTTAATTAATTTTGTTAAAACCTAACTAAAAAATTTAATTAAAACAAATGCAAAGTTAATTAAAAAAATGTTGGTTAAGTCTGATTACCAATTGAGAAATGCCAACATAAAAAGGGAAAAGAATTAAAGATATTGGTAAAGGAATTGAAAAAATTATAATAAAAGGAATATAGAAAAATAAATTTACCCAAAAAGAAAAACAATAAATACAACCACCTAATACCTTAAATATTTTTGGATGATTATCATAAAATTTTTCTTGAATAAATTCATAATACCAATCAAATATATTTCCTTCATTAAAACAAAAATCAAGAAAATAATTAAATAATCCTTGTCCAATTGCGAAAAATAAAATTAATAAAACAAAATTCATAAATTATTTTTTAGGTTTAATAGGTTTTTTAACTCCACCACAACCACATTTTTGTGTTTTCATACCTTTTTAAAATAAATATTATAAAAAAACAAAAAATTTTAATATTTATTAAAAAACATTAGAAATGAAAAAAAGAATATTTAAGAAAAGAGAATTGGAAGAATTGATTGATAAAGATGGAGCAATAATTGATGGGGATGATAAACCAAATCAATTTCAAAATCAAACTGGTTCTCAATCAACCACAGATGATTTTGTAAAAACATCCAGACAAGACCCATCACTTCAAGGTGGGTATGCATGGGGTGGATTATTTGGTATTTCTGCAATGGGTATTTCTGAATCTTTAAATAAAAGTGAAGAAACTGACCTAAAAATTTATAAATCTGAATTAAATTTCTTGAATAAAATAAAATCTACATCTGAAAAATCCTTAAATAGAAAAAAAGAATTAGAAAAATTAATCCAAAATCTTGAGAAAAAACAATTGGATGAAATAAAGAAACAAAAATTTATTGAAATTTTAAAAGAACAAGAAGAAAATACGATTGGTTTAGAACCAAAATTAAATGATATAATTTACCAATCACCAATTTTTCATAGAACTCTTAAATATATGATTGATATGGGTAATATGGATGTTGTATCTGGTGATGTATTATATGCTGGATTTTATAATTTATTAAAAACTTTTGATTTTTCAACAATAAATCCTGAACAAAAACAAATATTAACAAATTTAATAAATGGGTAATTTAAAACTAACTTCTAGAGCCAATCAACAAGAACTAAAGGCAATAGAATTTTATTCAAATAAAATTAAAAATAAGGAAAAATTTAATTTACCAGTAAAAGTTTTTATATTTTTACCAGATGATATAAAACGAAAATATGTTAGACATAAATTTGATAATGGACAAGTAATATATTATAATGAACTTGATTATTTGGATTTAAATGAAAAAGAAAAAGAATCATTTTATAATGAATTTGCTGGTAATATAAATAATAATATACCAAGTCAATATAAAGGTTATGAAATTTATAAAAATAGTTTGGAAGGTGTTGTAAGTTGGGAAAATGACAAATATTTGTTTTATGCCACACCTTTTTGGGATAATTATCCTGTTATTCCAATACATTTAAGTTATGATAAACAAAAAAACATTGACACAGAGTTCCAAAGTATAATACACATACCTGAAACATATAATAGAATAATTGATAGTATTATATATAATTATAATTTAACAAACAAAGAAATTTTTGATTTTATAGGTAATTTTTATTTACCGAAGGTTTATGAAGAAATAAAAAAATTAGAGATAAAATATGAGAGTGAAAAAATAAATGAAGGTTTAAAACTAACTTCTCGTGCATCACAACAAGAAAAACAAAGGGAAGAATATATTAGAAATATATTATCCAAAAATATTAATGATGTAACACCAGAAGAAATTAGATTTATTGGTGATGATAATGCAAAACCAATTTATGTTAAGATAATTGATAAACTTCAAAAATTACAACAAGAACCATATCATGAAATTGAAAAGGATTTTAGAGATGATATAACAAAAATTACTTTTTCATTAGATGATAGTGGTTATTATAGAATTGAATTTTGGGATGATTTCATTCTTTTAATTAAAACTGAATTAGAAAATTTAAAAATAACTTTATATAAGGAATTTAAAACTGTTGGTGAATTATTGGATTTTTTAAAAAAAGAAAATATAAGTGAGGGATTAAATTTAAAATCTCGTGCTGGAGACCAGGAAAGACAAAGGGAGGAATATATAAATCAAATATTAAAAAAAGGTTTAGAAAATTTATCAAATCCTGAATATAATTTTTTATTAGATACCCACCCAAAATATACTTACAAAATAAGTGATTTCATAATTAAAGAAATGGGTGATTATGATTATGAAATAGAAGAAAGACAAGGATTAAAAGGTAAATTTATTAATTCAGTTACATTTGAACTTAAAGATGTTAATTTTAGATGTAATTTGCCTGATTTAACTTATTCTTATTCTACAATAGAAAGAAGAACATTATCTAATGGGGTTTCTTATAATCAACCAGTTAGAGTTTTTGGTAGTGCAAATACAATAAAAGAATTAATACAAAAAGGAAAAGAAATTATTGAAAGAGAAAAAGAAACTTTTAAAGGAATTTTTAAACAAAAGGAAATAAAAGAAGGATTAAAATTAACTTCTCGTGCAAACCAAAATCTAAAACAAAAAATTGAATATATAAATAAAACCCAAGTAAATAAAAGTAATTGGGGAATGGTTTTGGATGACGAATATAATCCAATAAAAGAAGTATTTGATTCTGTTAATGAAGAAAAAAGAAAAGAAATAACTAAATTATCTGAACAAATTAAATATTGGTATAAAAGAATAAAATATTATGAAAACGAATTAAAAGAAATATTAAATAGAAGGGGTTTATTAAGTGATAATTTAGAATTAAATCCTTCACTTGAAGATGATGATTGGATTAATGTTGGGGTTCTGTATTATGGATATTTTTATTATGATGATATGGATATTATAGGACATTATAATATATATAATGATACTTTTGATTTAGATAAAGATTCTTTAGAAAATATTGAAAAAATATTGACTGGTGGTAACATTGAAGATGATTTTATAAAAGAGGGTTTAGGTGATAAAATAAAATCTCGTGCATCACAACAAGAAAAACAAAGGGAAGAATATATAAATCAGATTTTAAAAAAACCAATTGAAGAATTTACAACATCTGATTTGGGGTTTTTTACGTTGTATCATACTAATTTAAAAAAATTAAAAGAAAAATTTGAAAGGGAACTAAATAAAAAAATTAATTTCCCTATAACATTTGATAGAATAAGTATAATAATATATTCTGATTATTTGAAAAATTTATTTATTGGATTTAGTCATTTCGATATACTTTTAGTACACCCAAATTTACCAACATTTCATGGATTTAATAAATTAGGTGATGCATTAGAAAAAATGAAAGAATATGAAGAAAATGATAATTCAAAATATGATAGTTTTGGTAAACTTAATGAAACAAATTCTGAATTAGAAGGAAAAGAATTTGTAATACCTGGTTTTGTTAAAGAAGAAATAAAAAAATACCAAAAAGAATATGGAATGTCATCAAAACGTTCAAACTACCTTTTAAATCAAAATACTATTTCTTATTATGAAATTAAAAGGTTAAAAAACTTTTTTGACAAAAATAATGATGGAATTGATTTTTATCTTGCAGGTGGATTGGAAATGAAAAGTTGGATTGAAAATATTTTAAATCAATACAGAGGTCAAATACATAAAAAGAAAGAAACCCTATATGATATAGGTTTGGATAATCAGTTTAAAAAAACACATACAAAAGATAAAAATAAAATGGTTAAACCATCATTAGGTATTGACAAAGTTCCAACAACATCAAGAGGAATAAAAAATAATCTATGACAATAGAATTTATTAAAAATATTATTAGTGAAGATAAATTTTTAAATCATTATGTGAATGAAAGAATTAGGAAATTACTATATTTTATTATATAGTTTTATACGGTTCGTTCAACTGCAACTGCATATAAAATAATTAATGATTTCATAAAGAATATTAATCCTGATACAATAAATTTTTCACCACAAACTGATGGAAACAAAAAAGTTTATTTTAATGAATTTTTTATAGATAGGTTACAAACTCTTTTTAACGGTTATGATATTTTTTCTGATAAAATAAAAGAATATGTTTTAATGGTTAAAAAAGAAAAATCTAATGCAGGTGAAGAAAGAATAAAAAAAATAGTTGAGAATACTGAAATGAATTATAATGATGCATTTAATTATGTAAAATACCCACATAAAAGAAAAAATAAAATGAAAGGAATTATTAGAAATGATTTTAGAAAAGAACAATTAAAAAGAATTGTCTATTCAATAAAATATTTTTAGATATATTTATATAAAAAACTAAATATTATGCCATCACCATTAGAATTAATAGGAAATGTACAAAGACCTGATAATAAGGCAAGAAATATATATAACGAACAACCAGGTTCATTATATGACACAAATCACCCAAATGCATTATCTACTGGAGATATTAAGGGTAAAGGTGAATTAAATGGTTCAATTGGTTCTTCTTTGGATATTTTGGAAAGAGGTAATGCAACATCAAGAAATCGTTTTAATTCTTCTTACACTTATCCAGATTTTATTTAATTTATTTATGAGGTATTTATTGGAATTATTACTTGAAAGTGGGTATTTAAAAGAAATGAAACCGACTTTAGAATATCTTTATAATATTATCTTAAATAAATATAACAATAAAAAATGGAATTTAACATCACAAAATGAAATAAAAATTAATTTAAAAGAAAATATTAAATTAAAAGAATATAATATAAATGGACTATTAATAGAATTGATTATAATCAAAAATGATTATACCATAAATCATGGTTGGTGTTCCAATAGATTTGATTTTTACGGTGATTTTGATGTATATGATGCAAAGATAGGAATTACATTAAATATTAATAATGAAGAAAATATAGAATATATTTTATCACATGAATTATTACATCTTTATCAGTTAATAAAAACATTTAATAACAATAGAATTAATAAAGACATTGAAAATACAAAAATATATCAAAAACTTTATAATGAAGATGATATATGGAATTATTTCATTAACACACTTTACTATTTTTTAAATTCAGAGGAATCTGCTAGAATAAATTCTATACTACATCATATAAAAAATAGTAATCCAAATAACACAAAACAAAGTTGGGATATATTTTTTAATTCAGAAGAATTTAAATATCTAAATCAATATAAAAATTTTGATTTTAAGAAACATTTAAAAAATGTTAACAATATTGATGAATATATAAATAAATTTAAGGAATTAAAAGGTGATAGAACAAGAAATACAGAACACTTTATTTCTTATTGGTCAGGAATGATTAAATCAAAAATAAACAATTACGAAAAGAAATTGTACAAAAAAATTAACTTATTGAATTATGAGATGTTTGGAAAAAATCTAAATGAAACTTTTTATTCTGAAATATCTGAACAACCTATTTTTGAATTTGATAGATTTTTGCATCCTTTAAATTCACCTATTATAAAATAATTGATATTTATAAATAATGAAATCAATATATAATCTATTTAAGGAAATTATTTCTGAAAGTGTTGCAAGATACAGAGTACTTGATGCAATAACTAATAGAAAGGTTATTAGATTTTATTATATAGGTGATACAGTTAATGTTAGAGGTTATAGAACAGTTGAACCTGTTGCATTTGGTTTATCTAAGGCAAATAACCCTGTAATTAGGGCATGGCAAAGGGATGGAGTATCTGACCACCCAAATGAAGTTCCAGGTTGGAGATTATTCAGAACTGATAGAATAATTCAATGGCAAGTACTTAGAAATCAAAGATTTGATGAAGTTAGACCAGGATTTAATCCAAATGGTGATGAATCAATGAATAGAGTTGAGGCAATTGCAAATTTTAATGATGTTCCACCAAGAAATAATAATGAATTAACTGATGATTTTGGCGGTGCATTTTAAAATTAATAATTATTTTAAAGTTTTGTATCAATTCTCCAAATATTATATCCATCTTTATGTTTTTTAAAAACAAAGAAATATTCAGGATTTTGATATTTTAGTTTTTTAATATGATAACTAATTTTATATCTTTCTTTGTTTTTTTTCACAAAAATATGCATTTTTACTTTATTTTTTTCTGCAAATATTTATAATTAAAAAATCATGGACATTAAAGTATCACAAAAAGAGGCACAAGAAAGAGCAAATAAATTAACACAATTATTAAATAGAAGTAAAATGGTTATGGAGAAATCTGAATCTGTTGATATTAAAAATATAACCAAAGACCCAATACAACCATCAAGATACCCCATAAATGAGGATTATAAGACTTATAACGAAGTTTCAGAAGATTATGATTCAATGTATGACCAAATAGAGAAAATGTCACCAAATCTATTACAAACAACAATTAACCCACAACAACATGGATTAATGGAAGAAAATACATTTGTTCCACAATATCATCCACAATATATTCCTGAACAACCAAGTGGAAATATTAGGGAAGAAGTTAAAAAGAAACTACCAAAAGATATATTGGAAATAATGGAAAAAACTCCAATCCCAAAAATTGATGCAACTGCAATAACTGGTAATATTGGTGTACCTATGAATATTATAAATAAAAGTAAGGATTTGCAAAATCGTTTGGATGAAAAATATGAAATTAAACCACAAGGTAATATTAAGAAAGGTAATATTCAAAAACCAACAAATTTAAGGGATAGGGAAGTTTTAAAAGAAAATAGAAATTTTAATTTTGATATTAATGAACTAAGAAGTGTAATTAAGGAAATTGTTTATGAAACAATAAATGAGGTTTATGAGGAAAAATTAATTAAGGAAGATATTAATATTAAAATTGGTAATACAATATTTTCAGGTAGTTTAAAACCAATTAAAAAGGTAAAATAAAATATGTTTTCATACTACGGAAGTAAAAGTAAAATAGTTAAATATTATCCACCACCTAAATATTCAAAAATAATTGAACCATTTGCTGGAAGTGCAAGATATAGTTTAAAATATTGGGAAAATGATATTTTGTTAGTAGATAAATATGAAAAAATTTATAATTTGTGGAAATATTTACAATCTTGTTCTGAAAAAGATATTTTAAAACTACCAAATTTTAATAGAGGTGAATATTTTAATACAGATGGGTTAATAGAAGAAGAAATTACATTACTTGGTTTTATTGCAGGGCAAGGTGCATCAATCCCACAAAAAAAAGCAGGAACATTTCAAGGAATGAATCCACAAAAAACTAAAGAAAGAATATCATCTAATTTATATAAAATTAAACATTGGGAAATAAAGTTAGGTAATTATGATGAAATTAAAAATGAAGAAGCAACATGGTTCATAGACCCACCATATCAATATGGTGGTCATAGATATAAATGGAGTAATAAACTTATAGATTTTAATAAACTTTCTGAATGGTCAAAATCTAGAATTGGTCAAATTATTGTTTGTGAAAATAGTAAGGCAGATTGGATGGAATTCAAACCAATGAAATCAATGAATGGTTCAAAACATCAAACAGTAGAATGTTTTTGGACTAATGAATAAAAAGTTAAATAAATGAATGTATTAGATAATTTTATTGATAAAAATAAGAATAAAATTAAATTTTTATTAGTTTCATTTGAAATTTATGAAGAATTAAATAAAAATAATTTTTTAAAAAATGAAACATATAAAGATATAAGAATAATTAAAGATGGTTATATTCCTTATAACGTAGTCTATCCTATATTTCACACCAATAAAATAAAATTAAATTTTTAACCTCTACCATTTAAAGAAGGAACAGATATTCTATTTGTATAAAATGCATCATTTAGTGATTGAATTACTTGTTCTTTAATATTTTCCCTTAATTTAGAATTATTTACAACACTTGTTTCACCATTAATATTGATTTTTAAATCATCAAATTTGATATTAATATCATCAGTTACTTTAACAACTAAAGGTTTTCCTTTTGATTGAGCAAATAGATTAGAAATTACTTTAAGTTTTTCACTATCAATTTTACTTAATTCCACAATTGGTTGAACAACACCTTCTATTTTATTACCAAATAAAGATTCAGTAATTGCAGAACCAAAAGATTTTGTTGATTGTGATAATACATCACCCATAGAAGATAAAACATCTTTTAATTTGGTTGTATCAATAGAATTAACTCCCATAGATAAATTTTTAAAAGAATCACCTAAAGAATTTAATGCATAAGAGAAAGTAAATATTGGAAGTGATAATAAGGTTAATGTTCCTATTCCTGCAGCAATTATTCCAAAAACACCACCCCCAGAAGCACTAATTAAAACTCCAAGTTTTGCAGCTGCAAAACCAAGAGCAACTACACCAGCCATAAGACCCCCAAGTTTACCAATATCAATATTACCCCAATTAACATCACCCAAACTTTTAAAGGCATAAGATAATCCAATTATAGCAACACTTACACCAGCAATTAATGCAATACCTTTACCAACACTTAATCCACCAAAAAGTGATGAAAATATTCCACCTTTACCCAAAGTAGTTGCAGTTGACATTGCACTTGCAGAACCCATCTTATTTAATAATCCACCTGCCATTAATCTACCAATTCCACTTAAAAATACTGATGCAAAAGATAATAATACTGGAGCAACCCCTGCAATAAGTAAACCACCCATCATTATTTTTTTTGCAAAACTATCACCATCTTCACCAAAAAGTGAATCTCTAAAACTTCTAAAGGAAATTAATGCTTCATTAATACCTTTTAAAAGTGGTAAAAGTGTTGCTTTTAATTCTTCTGTAACAGATTTTAATGTATCATCAAAACCCATTGCTTGTTCTGCTCTTTCTTTCAAAGACTGTTGTGTTTGTTTTAAATAACCCAAATCAGCACTTGTTAATTGTTCAATTGCTCTTGTAACTTGTTCTCCACCCTTTTCAAATGTAACATCAAACCCACCTTTTTCATTTAATTTTGCCATATTGGCAATCATTTCCCTATCTTTTTTAGTACCAAAATTAATTTGAGATGATGCCTTAGATAGTTGAGCAAATTTTAATGCAGATTCAGTTAATTCCTCAAAAGGGATACTAGTAACTTCTGCAATTGATTTTAATCTTTGTAATTCAAGAGCACTTATTTTAAATGTTTTTGATTTTTTATCAAAAGTTGCAATTTGGTCATTAGTTTTTACCAAAGATTCAACAAATCCTTCTATGTCATTTCTACTTTTAAATAAAAGTTCAAAAGGATTACCTAAACGAGCAAAAGAACCACCTAGTACTTGTAATTGTGCTGCAGTTTCTACTGCACCCTCAACAGTTTGTACTTTTTCTGCAAAACCTAATGCAGATTGTATATTCATTCTATATTTTTCAGATAACATAACAATGTTACGTAATCCTTTATCTTGACCTTGTTTAAAAAAGAAACCTTGTGCCTTTTTAAGATTTTCACCAATTTTTTTGGTTACAGCAATACCATTTAAACCCATTTCATTTGACATGTTAAGGGTTTCCTCAATAAACATTTTTGTTGAATTAATACCCCTGCCAAATAATTCCATTCCAGCAACAATTTCACCAATCATTTCTGCCTGTAAACCTGTTCCTTGAACCATTAATGCAATTGATTCAACATTTTGTCTATTTAAAAATTGTTGCCTACCAGTTTGTTCAGTAATTATTCTTTGAAATTGTGCCGCATCTGCCAAAGAAACTCCAATTCTACTTAAAAATCCTGCAGATTCTTCCAATGAAATTCTTATGTTATTATATCCTTCCTCACCACCACCTATTGCAAGATTGGTTTTTCTTATTTGTGAATCAATATCTGTTAAATAAGATAAAATTGATGATACTGAAAAATTTTGTTGTACATATTGTTTTGTGGTTTCACCAACACTTTCTAATGTTTCTTTAGTTCTTTTTTTTATTTCACCTTGTATTGCTCTTTGAAGATTACGTTCTTGTTTTATTAATTTTAATTTTTCTTCAACTAATGAATATTCATTTTCTAATTCTTTTATAACACCTTGTAATAATAATTTTCTTTGTTGGTCAGTAGTATTTAATTCTTCTTCTTTTAATTTATTTATTGTATCTTGTGATTTATTTAATTCCTTTTGAATTTTATTAATTTGACCATAAGATTTAACCCAAAGACCTAAATTACCATTAATAGATTTGGTTATTTCTTCCAATTCTTTAAGTCTTTCAATTTCTTTTTCAATGTCTTGTTTATTAAAAGGGTTATTTGCCATAATTAAATTTCTAATTGGGTTATATAAATCACACCCCATTCACAATTATTCATTTTGGGATAAGATTTTAAAATTTTTATATAATAATTTGTTTTACATTTTATAAAAGAACCTGGTGTTAATTTTCTTGGTCTAAATCCTTTTTGCAAAGGTTTATTCAAAAAAGAAGAATCAAATTCATAAAATTCTATTTCACAATTAACTAATTTTTCTTTTGTACTTTCTATTGAAATATCATCAAGTACAGTTACATTTGATATTTGATTGGTTTGATTTTGTGAATTTTGTTTTAACCATTCATTAGTTAGTTGTTGATTTAAATTTTTAGTTAAAGGTGATTGAATTTTTTTAACTTCACCAAATTTATAATCAAAACCATTATATTTTAATGAATAATTTTTAGGTATTGGATTAATTTTAAACCATTCATTATTTAATGTTGTTTGATTTGGTTGTACATTATTTTTTTTAGTGATAACCATACCACTTTTACCAGTTGTTCTATTATATGTTGCCCAACCAATATTTGTTTTTACATAATCAATATTATTATATGTTAAAAATTTATTTTTAGATTCATTTGTTATATACATACTATTCAATATATTTGAAACTGTATTATTAACTTCGATTCCTTTGTTATCTAACCAAACTTTTTTATTATTAATTTTTCCCCACATATTACCTTGAAATTCAAAAGTAACACCAGATAATGTTATTTGAGAACCACCATTGGGTTGTTGATTTTGATTAACATTTACATTAGAAAAATTTAATGCAGAACCAAATAATCTATATGTATCTTGTGATTTTTGACTACCTGGGGTTAATACTGGGTTATTAATATCATTATATTTTATTAATCTAACATAAGAATTCATAAAAAAATCACCACTATAACCAATTGGTATAGAACATTTTCCTTGACCGAAATTAACCCCCATATCCCTTAAAATATCTTTGGATTTACTTAAAGATATTTTTGCTCTGGCAATATCTGTAACTGCTGGGTCAGTATTTTCATTTAAATTATTTTCTTCTAATTTTTTATTAAAATAATTAATAACATCACTTATTTTTTTATCACCCATCCATAAATCTAATCTAATAAAAACATCTTTATCTTCTTTTAAATAAAGAAATAAATAATATTCTGAACTTATTAAATTTTCACGAAAATGGGATGGGAAAACTTTATATTCTATAAATGGATATTTATCTACTATTTTTTTACCAATTATATCTAATTGATTTTTATTTAAATTTAATTCTAAAACATTTAAATCTAATTCTTCAATCGGTTTATTTAATTTATCTTTTATAAATACTTCCCTTTGTTCTAAATTATTTTTAGCACGAGATGTTAGATTTAAACCTTCTTTTAGTTTATTTAAATTTTCTTGAACAATTTCATTTAATATGTCAGAAATTTTTAACATTTATGTTTTTTTTAATAAATATCTCTTTACTTTTTTCTGCAATAGTTTAACTTTAAAAAAAATATATATATGAAGGTATTTTTATTCACAATGCAAGGTTGTGATTATTGTAAGGAAATTAAGGAACTTTTAAATTCTTCTGGAATTGAATATTCAGAAAAAGATATTCATGAAAATGAAGAAGAATGGGAAACTTTTAAAGAATTTTCGGAATATGACCATGTTCCACAATTCTTGGTTAAAACAAAAATAGGATTTACACCAGTTTCAGATTTTGAAACATTAGAAGAGGCAGTACAAGAAGTACTAACCTTATTAGAAAATAATAAATAAACATTATGCCAATTAGAGAAAATAGAATAAGTGATGAAGAATTAGAACAAATTAATAGTCTAAGAAGAACTTTAGAAGAAAATTCATTAGAAGAAAATGAAGTTGTATATAATACAAGTATTACAAATAGTACACTAATACCACAAGAAGGTAGGACAATATTTACTGTTACAGATGGTACTGTAACAATTCAGGATGAAGAATCAGTAGGTGAACAACCTATGCGGAATACTGAAAGAATATGGAAAAAAAGTGAATATGATAATTCTTTAGAAAAAAAATGTACTTTTATTGAAATTCAACCAACTGAAATTTTAGAATGTAATGAACCACATTATATCAATGGTACTCATTTAAAATGGAAAGTATTAAAAGTTGACTTTAAAAAAGAATGTACCCCAAAATTAATTGAATATAAAGATTTAAAAGATTTTGATTATGTAATTGATGTTTATGATAATAAAGAGTATTTATATAGATGGGTAATTTCTTGCGAATCAATATATGAGATAGATTTTTCAAATTCTGAATTTGTTAGAGTTATCATAAACCCAAAAGATTGTAATATAGTTAGATAATATGAAATACGTATTAGGATTAGATGTATCATCAAAAACAATTGGTGTATCAATTTTTTCTATTGAAGGTAAATTGATAGAATTAAGATATGTTACACCAAAAATTAAAACTAAAAATAAGGAAGATGATATTTTATTTGAAAAATGTGATGTTTTTAAGGAGTTTATTCAAATTCAATTAGAAGAATTACCTGACATCTGGAATAATATAGAAAAGGTATTTATAGAAGAACCATTACTTAGAAGTAATAATATTTTTACAATTGCAAAATTATTACGTTTCAATGGTATGATTTCTAAATGTATATGGGATTTATTAAATATTAAACCAATGTATATATCTTCTTATGATGCAAGAAAATATGCATTTCCTGTTTTAATGCAAAAAAATAAATTGGGTAAATCAGTTTTATTTGGTGGTTATCCAAAAGATTGTGATAAGAAAATTATTATATGGAATTTGGTATCAGAAAAAGAACCACAAATAATTTGGCCCCTAAATAAACATTCAATTCCAATTAAAGAATGTTATGATATGAGTGATGCATATTGTGTTGTTTTGGGTGCAATGCGTAAACTTGGGTTGTGGAATTAAAAAAAAATTAAAAAAAATAAAATTATGGTAGAACTATTAAAAATAGAACAAAATTCAAATGAATTAATTAGAAAATGGGAAATTATAGGTTTTTTAAATAAAACAAAAAACAAAAGAAATACTGCATTAGCATGTGAGTTATTCCAATTACATTTTTTAGATAACATTGAAACATATAAAGGTGATATTGCTATAATAATACCTGCTGTTATTGTTAGAATATTTAGTAATAATGTAAAAGATTTACCTATTCAATTTATTTATAATAATGTGATTGAAATAATTAGAACATTCAAAATTAAATTTGAAGAAATTCAAAATACTGATGTATGGATTAATAATGAATTTACAGGAGATGTGGAAGCAGAATTTGTTAAAAATTTTTGTGATAATTTTACTTTGACTTTATAAAAATTAATAAGAATAAAACATTAAAACTGTTTATTTATTAGTCACCAAGTTGGTGCAATTTTAGAAGAGTGTGAAAATGTTATGATTGTTAATGATAAAATTATACCACATAATGAAAATTTAAATGTAGAACATTTTTACAATTTTTATAAAAATAATGAACCAATAAGGGTCTATATTGACAAAAATAAAGAAGATGTGGAAGTTATTGATTTTATGGGGAAAAAGAATATAGTTAAAACTTTAAGAATTGTTTTATAAATTATTTTTTAGATAAGATATTATATTTGATTTATCGTAGATGGAGAATGTTAGGGATAAAATAAATGGTAAGACATTTTTATTATCTGATTATGTTAAAAGACGTAAATCTGAATATATATGGTATGGGAAATTAAAAAAAAAATGATGTTTTTAGATAATGGAAAAATCAAGATACAGACCATATAAAAGTTATTATGAATTTGATTTTAAAATTTTTATTACCGATTGGAAAAAGAAACTTAAAATTGCAAATTTAGGTAAAACAAAAAGTGGTAATAAATCTTTTGCATCAAAAAGAATTGGTAGATTATGGACTGCAATAGGTTATTATAAAAAATATATTGAATTATCATCCAATGTTTTTTTCCCATCTATATACAAAATTACTAAAGGAACATCAAAATGTGATGTTGTTATAAAAAAAAATGAAGAAGTTATTTTAACAACATCAAGAAAAAATCTAAATCAAAATTCTTTACCTAAATGGTTAATTGATGGTGTTAGGGATAATTTAGGTAGAGAAGTTATTTTACAATCAACACATCCTGATTGGGTTATTTTACATGCATCACCCTGGAGAACAGAAGAAATTTTTAGTATTTATTCAGATAAAGAACCAAAAAAAAGAAAAGAATTAACATTTCTTGGTATATATGAAAATTTTATTATAAATAATGATGTACCAAAATTCATATCTTATTTTAGAACAAAAATATATATAACAGATAATCATGATAGAATTTCTTTTTTAATTACCAAATGTGAATCTGATACTGAAAGATTCATATCAGTATTAAAACAAAAATTAATGGATGATAATTCTAAAGTACCTGTTGTTTTTTTAGGACAACTTACAGAAGATAATTTAAAAATTATTCACGAAAACTTTATGAAACCAATATTTAATAAATCTTTAATGTATATGAGATTATACACAAAAGAGTATGAAAACCCATTTGATTTAAAAGAAGATTTTAAAAAGAAATTTGATTAATTGGTTTTTTTTTATTAAATTTACAAAATGAAAAGTTTTTTTGAAACAAAGAAAAACAGTTATATTAAATCAATTCCACCACAAAGTTTATTAATTAAAGAAGGTTTTGATTCAATTCCAATTGGGGATAACCATTCTCTTTATGAAAAAGAAAGAAAAGAATTTTGGGAAAACCGTAAAATAAATCAATCAAAACCAAAAGATATTTCATTACTTTTGAATTTTGTATTATTTCTGTTTAGTTTAGATTATAAACTTTGGATTAGAAATTATCTTATTATAAAGTTTTTTAGATTTTTATCTAAAAAAAATATTTTTCTACAAATTGTTTGGTCAAACAATAAAAGTTTACCAACAACAAAAAGTTTAGGTTTAGGTTATACAAATCAATTTGAAGATTTTACTTATAGATTAAAATTTGTTCATGTTGAAAATAATGTAAATAAAAAAACATTTTCTAAAGATTTAAACTTTATATTATTACCATGAAAAATCCCTATGAAATTTTAGGTGTTACAAAAGATTCTTCAAAAGAAGAAATAAAAAAGAAATTTAGGGAATTATCAAAAAAATATCACCCTGATAAAAATCCTGAATCAGAAGAAAAATATAAAGAAATTACCCAGGCATACGAAATACTTTCTGATGATGAAAAAAGAAATCAATATGATTCAGGTGGATTTAATATGGGTGGTGGAAATTTTGATTTTGATGATATAATAAATCAATTTTTTGGTGGTGGTTTTAGAACTAAAAGACAAAGAAGAGGTCAAAATCTTAAAATTGATTTATATTTAACTTTAGAAGAAATTTATAGTGGTTGCATTAAAACCGTTGAATATAAAAGAAGAAAATTTGTTGATGGTTTATTTCAAACTGAAACAGTTACAAAAGAAATAACTATTCCAGAAGGATTTGATACTGATTCGCAAATGATTTTAAATGGTATGGGTAATGATTGTGAAGGTGAAGGAGTACCAGGTGATTTATTTATTTTTATTAATCAAATCCATCACCCAAATTTAATAAGAATTAATAGTTTCGATATTGGATATAATTTAACTTTATCATATCCTGATTTTATTTTAGGTTGTGAACATGAAATAACTTTATTAGATAAAACAAAAATTAAAGTTAAGGTTAAACCACTATCAGAACCTTTTTCCACTATGAGAGTAGGTGGAAAAGGATTTAAAACAATTTATAGAACAGGTGATTTATATATTAAACTTTTACTTAAAAATCCAAAACAAGTAAACGATAAAGAAAAAGAATTATTTAAAAAACTAAAAGAATTGGAAAATTTTAAATGAGTTTACATAATAATATAAAAAAATTTTTAACATATATTAATGTACCAAACTATTATATCTATGAGGAAGAAGAAAAGGGGTATGTTAAAATTTATATTGGTAATGATGTTTTTGGTTTCACATTAACGGTTGAAAATCATAATTTAATGGGTTTTGGTGAATTATTGGGTGTTAGTTTTATATTAAAAAATTTAACCAATAGTGAAGATTTTTTAAATCATTTTTTCAGTAAAGGGGATTATAAGTATTATGATATAATATTAAAACCAGATGTACTTAAAACAAAAAAATTTATAGTAACAGATTATAATACAACTGAAATATATAATTTAGAAGATTATAAAGAAATTTTTAAAACAATTGCAAACAATTATGGTGATATTAAAAAAACTTATCACGATATTATTGCAAAAAATTATCCAATCATTTTATGATAAAAATTGAAGATATAAAACGAACTGTTGAAAGACTTCTTAAAGAAGAATATGGAATTACAATAAGTAAAACTTCACATTTTTTAACACATGAACAATTAATTAAAATTTCTTTAGTAAAATCAAATAAAACTTTTTTAAGTATTTCAGATAGAAAATATAAAACTAAAGATATTGATGCAGATTTTCTTTGTTTAATATTATATAGTAATTTTCTTATTTTATATGAAGAATTATCTGATTATCTTTTTACAATGGATTATTCAATAAATTATTTAAGGGTAACAAAAACATCATCTTATGTTGATAATAGAACAAATAAAGTTAAATTTATTGATAAAGAAAAAATTATACTTTCTTTAAAAGATATTATTGATTTAACTGAAATTAATTTATACCACTAATGATTAACTCAAGTTCAATTATAGTTAGTTTTGCAAATTTTTGTATTCAAAATAAGTTGAATTATAAAAAAGATTTTGTTATTTTTAGGGGGGATAAAAATCAATCTTATACTATCACAAATAACAATAAACTTAAATGTGACTTAATTTTTAAAAATGAATTTGAAGAATTGGTAATTATTATAATGTTTATGCATTGTTATGGTGAATTACAAACACTTTTAAGAAGAATTTATGTTAATAAAATAAATAATAAATATAATTGTTTTATAGAAAATGGAAATGGTGTTATTATGTTAATATATGACCAAGAACAAATAAGTTTAATTATAAAAAAATGGATATTAACCAGATAGAAGTGTATCAAAAAGGGAAATTAATTTCCACAGAAAAAAAATAAATTGTTTTATAAAAATAGTAACAATTTACGTCTATGAAAAGTAAATATACACAGTCGCTTAAAATTATTCGCTTGTCTAAAAATGTTGGACAGCAGATAGATATTATTGAAAAAGAAATAATGTCAAATTTTTATCTTTGGGCAAAAAATGAAATGTTAATGACATTATGTGGTATTTTTAAGTATAAGGTTAATATTAGTGCAAAAAATATGTATGGTAATTTTATAAGATTTACTGTATCAATAAATGATGATGAAAAATTTTATTTTGAAACAGATAATAAAAGATTAATAGATTTTAAATTAATTTGTTTTTATCTTGCAATAGAAGAATATATTAAATTAATGGGTGTTCCTGATGAATATTTAGATTTTAATAGTTATGTATTTAAAAGAAAATTAACAATGAAATTTTATAGAAAAATAGGATTAAATAAAGATATTAAACTTTTATTGGACACATCATTTTTTAGAAATAAAGTTAAATATTATACTGAAAACTTTAATTATGGTGAATGAAAAAGAAATAAACAGATTATTCCAATTGTATTCAAATGATTTTGATTTAAATTACATGATGCAAAAGGGTGATATTTTTATAATATTTAAAATACCATCCTTATTTACAGAAGAACATATTGTTTTTAAGAAAAAAATTAAAAGTATTAATTACCTTAATTTTTGGGAAGTTTTATTTAAACTTGCAGTTATTTTATTTAGACAAAATAATACCATAAATGCAGGTGAGGAGTTTAATTGTAGATATGTTTCATCTCAAACTAATGATTTTTCTTTTATATTTAGTGATTCTAAAGATACATTATATTATGAAGTAACAAAAAAAGATATAATAAAATACTTAAAAAAATTGTAATATGTTTCTTAATAAATGTTCTGATACTATTTTAAAGGTTTATAAGAAAATAGAACTTTTTTGTGATGCAAATTCATTAGATTTATCTTTTAGTGAAAATAAAGACTATTTAGAAGTAACAGTTTCTTATGATTCATTATTAATAGTTTCACTTAGTAATAAATTTAAAGAATTTGAATTATTAATACAATTATTAGGTATGTTATGGTATTTAAATTCTTCTCGTTTTAAAATTGAAATAATGGATGTATATAATTTTAATGAAAAAATAATTTCATTTGAATATTATCATTTACCAAAAATCCATAATGAAACCTTATTTTTTAATGATGAAACAAAAGAATGGGAAGTTAGAACAAAAAGGATAAAAATAAAAATAAAAGAATACTCAAGACCTACGATTAAAGATTATATGGAATTAGAATATCCTATGATACAAAATTTATTCCATTTATACATTTTTTAATTTTTTTACTTTACATTTGTTTTTTTTATCATATATTTGCATTATTAAGTGCAAATTATGGTAGTAGGTATTACAATAGATGGTTGTTTAAGGGATACTTTAACTAAGTTAAATATGGTATTAAATAAATACCATAATAGAAAGAAAAAAGTAACCACTTATGACTTTTCTAAAGAATTAAAATTCCTTAAAAATAATATTATTAATTTCTTATTTCAAGAACATTCTCTTGAAATATTTGGTCATGCACATGAATCAGAAAATAATATAATTAATTATTTAAATAATCTGCAATTAGAAGGTTTTAAGATTAAATTAATATCCAGAGAATTTGGTAAGGCAATACCTAGTACATTATTTTTTTTATCAAAATATTCATCTACCGTACCAAATATTGTTTTTACTGAAACTTATTCAGATTTGTGGAATGAGTGTGATATAATAGTTTCAGATAATAAAATGATATATGATTTAAAACCTGAAAATAAAAAATTTATTAAATTTAATACAGAAAATAATAAAAATTGGGTTTGTGAAGAAAACATAAATTCATTAAAAGAATTAAAAGAAAAACTATGAGAAACAAAAATCAAAAAGAATATTTTGAAATAGATGGTCATGATTATTATATTGATATTAATGCAATATCAGATATGATAAGAATAGAAGAAAACGATAGTGAAATTATGGATTATGTTTTATCAATGAAATATGATGAAGAAGAAACAAGTGAAACTATTGAAAAGGAAAATGTTGAAAAACCAACAGAAAAAGAAATTCAAGAATTTATGAATGAACCACTTTATGTATTAGATACTGTTAAATTAGATTTTATAAGAATGATGGTTGATACTGTTTTAAATGCAGAAAATAAAGATGGTAAATTAGATTTTGAACGTGAAATGAGTTATGGTTTTAAATTAAGTTTTAATACCCTTTTAAAAAATGATATTATAAAAGAATCATAAAATATGACAAAAAAAGAAAGAATAAAATTATTAGAAGAAAGTATTAATTCATTTAGTAATAAAAGTTTTAATATATATTTCTTTGTAATGGATACAAAAGGTAATCCATTAGGTTCTGTTGCAAACATATATCAACAGGCAAAATTTTTAAATGAATTAGGTTATAATTCATGGATTTTACATGAAAAAAATGACTACATTCCTGTAACAGAATGGTTAGGTGAAGAATATTCTTCTTTACCACATATTTCTGTTGAGTCTCAAAAACTTAAAATATCACCTAAAGATTTTTTAGTAATACCAGAATTATTTTTTAATGTAATTGAACAAACAGAAAAAATGCCATGTCATAGAATTATAATGTGTAATAACTATGATTATGTTTTTGATTATCTACCACCATCTACTTCTTATAGTAAATATGGTATTTCAGAAGTAATTACTAACTCTGAAACAGTTTCAGAATACTTAAAAACAATTATTAAAGATGTTGAATATTATTCAATACCTGTTGGTATTCCTGAATTTTTTAAAGAATCTGAAAAACCACAAAAACCAATCGTATCAATAGTAGGTAGAAATACCAGAGATATTATGCGTTTAATAAAAACATTTTATTTAAAACATCCACAATTTAAATGGATTACCTTTAAAACATTAAGTGGTTTAGATAGAAAAACATTTGCAAATCATTTATCTGAATCTTGTTTATCAGTTTGGATTGATGAAATATCATCTTTTGGTACTTTCCCTGTTGAATCTATGAAATCTGGTGTACCTGTTATTGGTAAAATACCAAATTTAACACCAGAATGGATGACTGAAAATAATGGTTACTGGGTTAATAATGTTTTAGAAATACCTGATATGGTTGCAGGTTTCTTAAAAGATTGGTTAGAAGATGATGATAATCAAACCATTAAAGAAGAAATGTTAAAATTAAAAAATCAATATTCTTTTGAAATGAGTAAAAATAAAACAAAAGAAGTTTATGAAAAAATATTTGAAAAAAGACTTAAAGAACTAATTGAAGTTCATAAAGAATTATTAGAAATAAATGAAGAATTAAATGAAAAGTAATAATATAACAGTAATTATACCAATACATATATTAAAAGGTAATGTAGAAGAATATTTTAAAACTGCAATAAAAAGTTTACAAGAACAACAAGTAAAACCTCATGAAGTTTTAGTGGTTAGATGTTTGTGTAAAGATGTAATTAAATTTGTTGATAATTTTAATTATGGGGATTTAGATGTTAGAATTGTTGAAAATAAAGAAAGTAAAGATTTTTGTACACAAATAAATGTTGGTGTAAAAGAAGTAAAAACACCTTATTTTTCTTATCTTGAAGTAGATGATGAAATGAGTAAAATATGGATTAAAAATGGGGAGAAATATATTAAATCCTATGGTGATGTTTCAGTTTTTTTACCCATTACTGTTGATGTAAATACTGATGGTAAAATGATTTCTTTTACTAACGAACCTGTTTGGGCAATGCAATTTTCTGATGAATTGGGTTATTTAGATAATAATATTTTACAAGATTATCCAAATTTTAATCCAAGTGGTGCAATAATTAACAAAGAAATGTTTGAAAAAGTTGGTGGTCTTAAAAAATCTATTAAACTTTATTTTAATTATGAGTTTCTATTAAGAGTAACTTACAATGGTTATAAAGTAATGACAATTCCTAAAATTGGTTATAAACATACAAACATGAGAGAAGGTAGTTTATTTTGGTCTTATAAAAATGACAAAGATGAACAATTAACCCCTAATGATGCAAAAGAATATTACGAAATATCAAAAAAAGAATATTATTTTGCAGAAGATAGAAAATAATATTTTAAAAAATGGCAAAAGGATATTGGGGTAAAGAACAAGAGGATGCAGTAGTAAGGTACTTAGAAAGTAATTCACAAGAGGAAAGAAATAGTATTTTTAATAAACATTTAAAAAATCCTCTTAAAAAAATGACCGATTCAATAATAAGAAGATATAAACTATATCGTCCAGATTTAAATTATGATGATACTCATAATGATGTTTTATCTTTTTTAGTAACAAAAATGGATAAATTTAAACCTGAAAAAAATAAAAAATCATATTCTTATTTTGGAACAATCATTAAAAGACATTTAATTGTACAAATTAATAAATCAAAGAAAAATACTAAAACTAATGCATCTTATGAAGATATTTCACCATCCAATATTGAAACAATGGAAAATGATAGAAAGGATTTACAAACTGAAACTTTAAATTTAAATTATAATGAATTAATTATTGAGGTTTTTAAAAATTTATCTGTTGTGATTTCTGATAAAATTGAGGAAAATGAAAAAAATATGACAAAAGAAGAATTAAAAGTTGGTTTGGCACTTGTTGATATTTTTGATAACTGGTATCAAATACAAGAATATTTTTTAAGAAATAATAAATATAATAAAAATTTAATATTTGAATATATCAGAACTATGACTGAACTGAATACCAAACAAATAAGAGATTCATTAAAATATTATAAGGATGTTTATCAATATTTTAAAACAGGATATATAGAAGAAAGGGATTATGAAATTTTGCATTAGACAAATCAAAATTTATTTCTTATATTTGTTGTTATATTTAGTTAAACAAAATTTACAAATTAAAACTTAAAATTATGTTAGAATTAGAAAACAAAAGTTACAGAAGAATGTTGGTGGAAGTTATTGTAAAATATTTCATCACAGATTATTTATTTGATTCAAAGGATGGATTAAAAGAAATTTTACAAGAGAATTAGATTTAAACTTACGGTTTAATACAAAAGTTTCAGAAAAATTTCTTTTGAGGATGAAAATGGTATAGTATTTGTTGTTATATTTAGTAAAAATTAATTTATACCTATGAAATACGAAGCACTTAAAAAAGAGTATTATGCGGTAGTAATTGTGGTGATGTCCATACCTACCACGATAGAATTAGTTCAGAAGAATTTAATAATAGAAACTCATAATTTTTTAAAAATTGAACATAACGGACACAGATATATGTAGTTTTTTCTTATAAAAGAAAATTATGAGTAAAGAAATGAGACAACACATTGACAAATTTAACAAGTTTAAATTAACCGAATCAGAAAACTTGAATATATCTGATGTTATGAAACGTTCATTGGAATATTATAGATATATTGATGTTATGGGTGAGAAATTAGCTAAAATCATATCAGAACAAATTGAACCATTATTAAACGAAGGTAAATATGTCGAAGCTAAACAAATGGTTAGAGATTTTTACAAACCGAGTAGATATAAAGAAAGTGATGAACGAGAAGGTGATGTCATATTTATCGAGTATGATATGATTTTAGCGAACATCAATAGAAGGATGAAGAATGTTTCATAACGTTTGGCAGCTAAACGAGGTGGCTGATTAATACCTCAAAACTTAATACGAAAAACAATGGATAATTTAAACAAAAAACTTTCAAACGAAGCAGAAAGCCAGTAAAATTAAAATACCTGATTGGTGTCCTACATGGGACGATGATACTTCATCAGTTGAATGTAGATATGGAACAGGTGAAAAACTACATATATCAAGGTATTATAATGGTGAGTTACAATACGAAGAAGTTGATATAAAATTTGTTGACAATATAATGATAAGTGAAACTGGGTTGGAGTACTTCCCACGTAATAATTTTTAATTAAACATAACGTTTTGCAGACTGGCGTTGTTGCCACAAAGATGCTTAATTGAAACACTAAATTTAATAATATGGAAAATGATAATTTGAAAACGGAAAGCAATAACGCCAATGTGCTGTTATGCGATGATTTGCGTGGGCTGATTAAAGGCTCATTTGGAATAGCTATGAACGCCAATGATTTTTTCAATTATGCGTGTGCAGATATGGTATTGATAGATGCACAAGATTTGGAATGGGTGCTACCTATTTACAAAAAATATAGTTGGAAAGGAATAGATGCGTGTATGGCTTACATAGCGAAACAGATGCCAATAAAGCCACACATTACAAAAGAGTTTGAAGAAGCGTATGCAGAAATTGAAAAAATCAATCCTAAAGTTCATTCGGAGTATTGAGGGTGGTAAGCAAATTTTCGCATAACGTTTTGCGTGTATAAAATCGTTTTAATGTTTTATACACGCTGTTAGTTGTAGTTGCGGATTATTTACTACGGAACTCCAATCAAAGCACTAAGACATTTTTATTCTTTTTGTGTGGTGGATTATTTAAAATAATTTCTTAATCTTAAACTTTCACTAACTGGCTGTTGTTTTTTTTCCAAATTTTTTTATTAATTTTGTGTGTTGGGGTTACACATTGGAAACTTTACTGTCAACCTTTTTTAGTCTAAAAAATTGATATAGACCACTATCCTTTTGACTATCCCACTTAAAAATATCTCCAGGATTTAATGCACCAACAACTTGTTTATTTGTCCAACCTTTAGACATAACTTTACCTCTATATGGTGATAATTGAAATTTATCAACTATTTTTTCTATATTGTTTAAGTCTTTTGGATTGAAGTGCATGTACAAGGATTGTTGTGAATCATTTTGGTCTAACACTAAACCCACAAGATTTGTGTTCGTTTTTATTTGCTTCATATCTTCATCAGACATTCTACCACTCATAAATTTAACTTTAAAACCAGAATTTGTTAAATATTTTCCTAAATCCTTACCAAATTCCCTAATATCTTTATTTAGGGATTCATTCAGCATTCTTTCTTCCTTAATAATCTGTTTTATTAAGCTACGTAATTCATTTAAAGTAATTTTTGTTGTTCTCATATAAAATTGTTTTATTTTTATATAAATATATTAAAAAATTGTTTTTTACTAAAAATTTTTATATTTTTGTAGTGTGTAGGCAAAAAAAAGAATAAAAATGTTTACACAAATGTTTAATTTAAAAACAAATGTAGCAATTGCAACTAACTATTGTATATATCTAACTACCCATAACTAATTGATTTTCAATATGAAAGAAACTAACTATTACGAAATTTGTGTCCAAAAATTGAAATTAAAGGGTTTTTCTGAAAATACTAAAAATATTTATTTACATTATATTTGTGAATTTTTTAAAAAACAGAATAAATCATTTACAAGATTAAATTCTTCTGATTTCCAAGAATACGTTACAAATTACAATTATTCTTCATCTTCACAACAAAATCAAATAATCAGTTCCCTAAAATTTTTATATAAAGAAGTCCTAAATAAAAAATATGATAAAATTTCTTTTATTCGACCTTTAAAAGAAAAGAAATTACCTAAAGTAATTGATTCAGAAACAATTATTAAAAAAATTAATAATATAAAAAACTTAAAACATAAAACAATATTATCTTTATGTTTTTCAGTAGGTTTAAGAGTTTCAGAAATAGTAAACTTAAAAATCGAAGATATTGATTCAAAAAGAATGATTATAAATATATTAAACTCAAAAGGAAAAAAAGATAGAATTGTACCATTATCAGAAAATATTTTAAATCTTCTTCGTGATTATTATAAAATATACAAACCAAAAGTTTATTTATTTAATGGACAAAATTCAGGAAAATATTCTATAAAATCTTGTCAACAAATATATAAAAAATATATTGATTATAAAACATCAATTCATAATCTGCGTCATTCATGTTTTACAACTCTTTTAGAAACAGGAACAGATTTAAAAATAATATCTAATATCGCAGGACATTCAAATGTAAAAACTACCGAAATATATACTCATATTTCAAATAAAATTCTTTCAAAAGTTAAATTACCAATTTAACCAAGATAATCCCTTGCAGTTAATAAATTAAATTTATCATCAACACCAACAACAAAGAATTTTAAAGTTTCATTATAGGTTTTAACATAATTTCCTGTTTCTAATTTAATATCCAAATAATAAATCGTTGGTAATAAAAAACTGGTATCTAATTCAAACCAATTATAAGTATAACCCCTATTAACATCTAACCAATTTGTTATAGGTATTTCTTCTGTACCTTGTTTTAAATATATTCTCCATTTTAATCCATCAATAACTTCATTATTTTTTTCAAAATCTTTTTTTGCAAAAACTGTAATTCTTCTAATATCACCCCTTAAAATTGTTTCATCTTTTTTAATACCATTTAATGATATTGAATAATTGGTTGGTAATTTATCATTATTATTTATATAAAAGAATTTTGTATTTGGTTGTATTGTAAAATACATTTGCACATCAGGTTGTTTTACACCATTATAGTATATATCTTTCCATACATCAATAAAATTAACCTGACATTCTGAATCAGTATCTAAAACACTAAATTCAACATAATAAACACCTTTGGTTGATTGTTTTATTTGTTGGGATGAAAATGTTCTAAAAACATTACCTTCATTATCATATATTTTAACCTGACCTATTTCAATATTTTCATAATTTCCACCAATATTTGCATAAAGATAAAGACGATTTAATTTGTTTTGATAAAATTTGTTTCTATCATCAAGTACAGTATCATCCCAAACTGTTTCTATATGTGGTTCAAAAAGTGTTTGTGTATATTTTGTGAAAAATCCAACATAATATTTTTCATCAGTAACTAATCTTTCATAATCACTTCTAAATGCAATACCAAAACCATAATTTTCGGTTGTTCCAGTAATTAAATCATTTACAATATCTGTAATATCCATTTCAAGATTTTCATCACCATTATCAAAATGTTGTTCCCTTAATATTGTTGGATTACCACCAACTGCACCAGTTAATGTCCAATTTTGGTTTGTTCCCCTTTCTATGAAATTTGATGGACCCAATAAAAAAGTTTCATTTGTTTGGAAATTAATTGAATTTCTATTATTATAATCATATCCAACACCTTCATCCCAAGATTCTGGTATTCTAAAAAGAATTAAATCAAATGATGTTGCTCTAAAATAGTCTTTAAACGGTTTTCCTAAGAGACTTCTATCAAAAGATGATGTATTAGTCATTTTTAGTTTATGAGTGATTGTGGTGGAAGATATGATGGTTTTATCCATATATTTTTCCCTTAATTCAGTTACATCAAACTGAAATAAGAATCTGGAAAAATCTGTTGTTCCACTAAAACCACTTGTATTACCTGAAAATATAGGAACATCTTTACCGTAATATAATTCTGTTACTTGGTTTTTTGCAGTATTAACCAAACGATTTCTAAGTATTGTATTATTCTTTGTAAAATATGTTCTGTAAAATCCCATTTTTTATTTAATAAATATTGCATTTGTTTTATTTGGGATTTTTGACTACTTTTGGAAAAAAAACAATTATGAAATTAAAACAAGAAATCTTAGAAAAAAACATTTTGTCATCTGAAATTATTTCTAAAATAGAAGAAAAAGAAAAATGGTGTAAAAAATATAATTATGATTTTGATAATAATCGTTTGATTGAAGTTATTTCTTCTGATAAAGAATCATTTGATAAATTTCACAATTTAGTAAAGGGTGGTGAAATTTCTTTAGATTTAAAAAATTTATATGATAGTTTAGAAGGACTTGATGAACGTTGTTTAGATTATGGTGTTTGGGATATTTCTGATATAGAATTTTTAGAAATTGGAAACGAAAATAAAATTTTTGATTTTAAATGTAAACATCCTGAATGGGTTATTGCAGATGGTTATGGTTTAGAATGTAGTGTGATTTTATCAAAAAAACCAAATCGCATTGAATATGACGATTTACATGGTTGTTCTTTTGAAGGACATGGTACTTTAGCAGTAATTGATAATTGTCCAAAGAAAATTTTAATTATGGGTGAAAATGATTAAAATATGGGTAATTTAAGTTTTATAGTACCAACAAAAAATAAAGAAAATTTTAATATTGAATTTATTAGTAATTTGATTAATTATCAATTAAATTTTAATGTTGATAATTACTCGGAATTTGAACAGTTATCAATAACTACTGATTTTTTAGATACTTTTACCATTCTAAAAGGTAGATTAATTAAAGATGTTAAAATTTGTGATATTTTCTTTAATCAAGAATGTTATATTTTGAATTTTGAAAAGGATTTAAAATATCTTCAAGAAATGATTAAAGAAAATAAAAAATATGAAGAATTTTTTGTTGACTTAAAAAAATTAGAAGAATTAAAACCTAATTTAAAAAATTGTTTGCACATTACTTATGGTCAGGGAATGTTATTTAAAGAAAGAAACAGAATATTAAATTTATTAAAAAATCATTTTTATGCATATATTTTTGATGAAGGAATTCATCCTGAATTTATGTCACCAAACTTTCAATTTAAAGAAGAAAATTTATAAAACATGAAACTATATATCCCTGAAATCGGAGATTCAATCAAATTAGAGGAAGATTGGTCTTTTCTTCCAGTCAAAGAAAGTAGAAATTCTAAATTATTTGAATTTTTTCTACCAAAAGAATTTATTAATAATATGGTCGGAAGGGTAAATAATACTACATATTATTATGAAGGTCAAGGTTATAATAGAAGGGGTACAAAAAGAAAAATTAATGAAGATTATGATGAAAGTTTTTTGATTAAAAATTCTGAAAAAGACAGTTTACCAAAAGAATTAAAAAAACATTTTTATTTTAATATATTTTCTAATGAAAATAAAGAAATAATAGGTGATTTTGAGGTAACAATACCAAAAGATTCAATTCTTAAAATTGATAGGGTTTACATAAGAAAAGGTGCAAGTGATTATTCTTCTGTTACTTTTTATATTGAACATATTCCTGGAGTAAAATTAAAAGGAAAAGTTAGATTTTTTGCAAATCTTAGTGATGTTAATAATATTGAAATTTCTGTTAATAGATTAAATTTCTTAAAAATTGGAAAATCAAAATCCTTAACTAAATTAATTGAAAGTTTAAAATATCATTCAAATATAGATGATATTAAATACAATATTTTTTTACACTATAATTATAGTGATGGTTCTAAGTTATTTTTAAAAAATATTCCAGTTACTTTTGAAAAGAAAGAGGTTTTAACTTTAAGTCCTATTGCAAATATTGAAACAATTGTAAAAAAAATAAAATATTTGGATAATGAAAAGGAAATTGATATTGTTAAAGATTGGTCAATTGATGTTGTAGAGGATGGTTACACTATTTTTAATTCAAAAAGTGAAAAAGAATTAACTGATTTTATTACTAATTTTGTTATCCAAAAATACATTAAAAAATGAATTTCCAAGAAAAATTAGAATTGATTCAAAGAATTCATAAAGGTGATACTTTAAAAGATATTGCCTTATTCCATAATATTAATTTTTCTATTAAAAAAATAGAAATTGATTATAAAAATAAAAAAATTAGTTTAAAAAACGATAAAGATAATGGTAAGATGTTTAAAACATCACCAAACCTTAGTAAAAATCTTTGTAATATTTTTTTTAATAAAACTATAAAAAATATTTATAATGAGGTTAAAGAAAATGATGAAATTGAGTTAATAATGGATGAAGAAACTGAATTATTACTTAATTTATTCTAATTTTTTGATTACCTAAAATCCTACTTAAATCAAAATTTTTAATTTTTTCTAGTTGACCTGAACCTATATTTGACTCCAATCTGGAACCTGAATGAATGTGTGTAAGTGCAAATTGTTTAATTAATTCCAAAAATTCCAATAAAACATCACCATAAGGAAGTGGGTGAAGTTTATTAATATCCAAATCTACCCCATTAAAACTAACTTTTGGGTTTCCTTCGTGGGATATTAAATTTATTGTATCAGAAATAATATTTGTATTAGAAGTTTCACCATCCCACTTTAACTCAATTTGAGCAGGATTTTTTCTATTTAATGCGATTAATTTATCAAATTCATCAATAATAATATTATTATCATATTTCCCTGCTCTTATTAAAATCGCGTCATTTTGTAATTGTATATCTGTTGAACCCCTACCAATTAATGCAATTGTATTTTTATTTGGATAAACATCATTCATTTCAGGTATTTGTGAAATTGGCGTATTTGATGATACATTTTCAAAAGTTTTACCATTAAATGCATTTACAAAATAACTTTGATAATCTACATTTTGTAATTGTGTTATAACTGGTCCTATCCATTCCCTATTTCTTGTATCTTCACTATTTAAGAAAACTTTTACAGTTTCCCCAACTTTAGGTAAAATATTGAGATGTCTTGGTAGTAGTGGTGTTGCAAATGGTAATTCTGATAAAGGTGTTGTAATTTTATCTATATCAGGTATTCTACACTTTATTCTAAAAGATTCAGTAGGGTCATTATTATCAACCACTTCTGCATAATAAATAAAAGTTTTATTTTCTTTTATTTTTGAATTAATATTATTAAAAGAAAAATTACTCATTTATTTTTTCCTCCACCTTTGTTTCTGATTTAAAACCAGTTCTTTTATTTAATTCTTCATATAATTCAATATATTCTTTTTCTTTTTCTTCCAACAAAATCATATCATTATAAATTTTAACTTTTAAATCCTCATGTTCTTTAAAAAGTTTACCCATTTTTTCAACCAATTCCTTATTTGTTAATAAAATATCCATATAAAATAAATATTTGCATTGACTTTTTATTGTTTTTTTATTATATTTGTATTATGAAAAATTTATTTATTACAGTTATGTTCCCTTATCCATCAGGTAGTGGATTACATTGTGGACATTGGTATAACTACTCAATTGTAGATTCTTATTGTAAAATACAAAGATTTAAAGGATATAATGTTTTTCAACCATTTGGATTTGATTCTTTTGGACTTCCAGCAGAAAATTATGCAAAAAAAATTGGTAGAAATCCTAAAGAAGTAACTTATGAGAATATAGAAAATTTCCGCAAGGAAATGGTTAGAATGAATACTTCTTTTGAAGAGAAATTAATTACATCTGAATCTTATTATATTGAAAAAACACAATGGTTATTTAAAGAACTTTATAAACATGGACTTGCTTATAAAAAAATGGGTTTAGTTAATTGGGACCCAATTGATAAAACAGTTCTTGCAAATGAACAAATTATAGAAGGAAGGGGTGAAAGAAGTGGTGCAATAATAGAACAAAAAGAAATGGAACAATGGTATTTTAAAATTACAGATTATAGAGAAAGACTTATTAAAGATTTAGAAAAAGTTGACTACCCTGAAAAGACTAAAAAACAACAACTTTATTGGTTAAGAGAAGATAATTTTAGAGATTGGTGTGTATCAAGGCAAAGAAGTTGGGGTTGCCCAATACCAATGGAAGGTGAAAGTGATACTTTAGATACATTTGTTGATTCTTCTTTTTATACAATAATGTATGATAAAACTAAACCAGTTGATATATATGTAGGTGGAAATGAACATGCTTGTGCTCATCTTATTTACTCAAGATTTATAACTAAATTTTTATATGATATTGGTTATATTGACTTTGATGAACCTTTTAAGAAGGTAGTACATCAAGGTATGATTCTTGGTGAAGATGGTAATAAAATGAGTAAAAGACTTAATAATGTTGTAGATTTAAATAAATATGAACCACAACTTCTTAGAATGTATTTGATGTTTATTAATCATTATTTTGAAGGTGGTAAATGGCAGGATTCAGGTTATAAGGGTTGTGAACGTTTTAAAAATAGATTATTTAATTGGTTTAATAATTCTACTGAAAACGGTGAAGTAATAGATTTAAAAGAATTTAAAGATATAGTAATCAGTTATTTTGATTCTTGGAAAGTAAATAAAGTGGTATCAACATGGATGGAATTTTTTAATAAAAATAAGGGTAAAATAATTAATATAAAAACAAAACAAGAATTAGAAGAATTTTTTAATGTTTGTTTTTAATATCATTGAGTAATTGCATAACCCTCACCCAAAGAAATGGTTGTACCAACCACTTGTACTGGTCCTAATGGTGAAGTTCCTGTTGCAGTAACCTGAACACCAGGTTGTATAACAACTGTTATTTTCATATCCTCAAGTATTCCCTTAATAATTTCTTCTACTCTAATAGTTTCCATCACTTCATCAGGTGAAATTGTACCATCAGGTAATGCACCACTTGGTATTCCTGCTTCATTTTGACGTTCAATAATTCTTGATGTAATTTTTGTTGCAGATAAACCAGGTTTTCTTGCAGATGCAAGTATTAATGGTGAAGGTATTTGTGGTGCTGGGGTATCTGGTACTTCTAACTTATTTAATAAAGTTCTTATCAGTAATATTATAGCAGAAACTTCATTATCTGGTAATTCAGGTATGTTATCAGTAATATTATTTATAATATTATTTATATTATTTAATCCAACTAATGAACTATAAACCAATTTTTGATTTCTTACCTTTTCCTTTGTTTTTTCTGCAATAATTCTACTTACTAATTTTCTTATGAGTTTTAGTATAATTGGATATAATATATTAATTATGGTTTTAAGTATAGATTTAGTTAGACTATAAAATACTTTTTTATTACTTTTTATAAAGTCAATTAAATTGTAGTCTTGATATGTATTTGTTATCTTTGCTCCTGTTATAAATAAAAAATTTATTTTTGGTGTTATTAAAAATGATATTAATAATTTTGGTAAACCTTTTATAAATTCAACAATAAACCAATTTTTTGATGTTTGTTTATTAATTTGTGAAATATTATCATTTTCTGTAACCACTTCATTTATATTAAGTATTATTTGATTTTTAATTTCATTGTATTTTGGTGAATTTTTAATTAATAAAAAAGATTGTGTAATAGATGATGTTGGTAAATTTAATTCATTAATATCACAAAATACTTGATTTGCAAAACCAGATAAAAGTTGATTAGTTTTAGTATTGTTAAGTAAAGTTTCTTCTTCGGTAAATTCAAAAAAAGAATTATCAATTTCAATTAATTCACCAGAATTCAATAATTTATCAATAATTGTATTAACTTGTTCATCATAATTAATTTTATTTGAAGATAAAGATAGTTCATTTTTTATATTACCAAATATTTCATCCATAAATTTAGAATATATATTTTCTTTTGGAAAAATATTAATTGAATTTATAAATTTTGTATAAAATTCATTAACAGTAGAAACATTTTTTACTTTAAATTCAAATTCTTCACTATTTTGCAAATAAGTAATTTCTAAAAAATCACCCCATGTAGATGTTGTTCCTGGAATTTGCAATACATTATCATAAAGAAATTTATTAAAATTATTGTCATAGTAAAAATTACCTAATTGTGTATTTGGATTAATTTTAAGTAATTCTGTCAAATCAAGTGATGTTATTTTAATTCTCCACCCTTGTGTCATAAAAAGTGGTAAACCATTTCCAGTCCAATTACATAAAAAATTTTCTTTTAATTCAAAAAATATAATTTCTTTAACCTTATTTTCAATGTTTGTTAATTCCAATAAAATCTTATCAAACACTTCTTCTATTTTTTGATAACCATCTAAAGATTTCAACATATCCAAAAGAAAGGGTATTATATCCTCACCAATATCTTTTATTGAAGAAAATTGTTGTATAATTTTGGAAATACCTTTAATTGTTTTTTCTTTATTTGCAATAATTTGGGATATTGCTCTATTTGTTTCAATTTGGGTGAAAATCTTGGTTTTATTATCTATAAATGACATTAGTTTTTTAATTATAAATATTGAATTTGACTTTTTAATTTTTTTTTGTTTAGATTTAATTTATGGTTTTTGGAACAATCTTAAATTCTTTTATAAAAAAATATGTTTAAAATAACATTAAATAATCATTGGAAAAATGTTCTTCTTGAATTACCAGAAACAGGAATGGGTTTCCAAAAAGTTCTTGTTACATTAAAAAATGGTGAAATTATTAGGGGTGTTGTATTAAATGTAACAGAATTAAAAACAAATGAATTAGTTGATTTAAATAACATAATAAAAATTGAATTAGAATGAAAAAAGTATTTTGGTTTCACGGTTTAGGTGGAACACACGAAGAAGAAGTTAGGGAAATTTTAAAAAATTATAAAGTTGATTTCTTTAACCCATCAATGGATTATGAGTTAAATAGAAATAACCCTAAATTTATTAAATATATAATGGAAATCGCAAAAGATTATGATTATATAATTGGTAATTCAATGGGTGGGTTTTGGGCATTTCATGTTGGTACATTATTGGGTAAAAAAACAATTCTTTTTAATCCTGCAATATCTGAAATAACCCTTTCCTATAAATGGTTTTATAAAGATTTTTTTAAGGTAAATAAGGAATTAACTAAAGAATTAAAAGAAAAAACTGATGTTACTTTGTTTATATCAACTGATGATACTGTTGTTAATTATGACAAAACATTTGAGTGGTTGAATAATATGGGTTATAAATATAACTTTGAATGGTTAAAAAACGAAACCCACTCTTTAGATTTTAATTTAATTTTTAAAAAAATATTTACATGTATATATTAACAATACAAGAATCATTTAAAAATTTAATTCCTAAGTCAGAAACTAAAATAGGTTTTGAAATAAATAAATTATTTAAACCTAACACTTTAGAAGATATTTTTAATTACGGTCATTTGGTTGTTGAACAGGATAATTCTTATGATTATTTAGGTTTTGAAAATGGTAATTTTATTTATTGTCAACACAGTAGATTAAAAAATGGTGGATTTGAAAAAAATAAAATATTTACACCAAACATTCAAGGAGTTTTACAACACATAATTAATTCATCTGAACACAAAGGAAGATTTAAAGAAAAGGATTTTTTTAATTTTAACAATAAACTTTTAGCAAAAATGGGAGATAATTTAACATTACACTTTCCTTCTAACAAAGAAGAAATACTTGAGGCATTTAATTATACAAATAATGTAAATACAATTGCGATTAATTCTTGTGCCAATTTTAACTTAAAAAATTCAGGTTGGGAAAAACCTGATGTGAGTTGGTATGAATTTTATTATAATAATTTGGATAAAATTCAATTGGTTGTTGTAAAAGATGAAAAAGGGGTTATTCAAGGAAGAAGTTATTTTTTTCATGGTAATCAAGAAATTGATACAAAAGTATATGGAAAAAAAGAAATAAAAAAAGGAACTTATTTTAAATTTTTTAATTCTGTTTATGGTTTACCAGTTGCACAAGCAAAAATAAGAGAATTTTTCAAATCAGAAGGTATTGTTCAAAGTAGTGAAGGATGTTTTGTATTAAAAATTAATTTTTGTAAAAAATTCCCACCTGTTGATAGTTTAGTTGTTGATGAAGAAAAAGGTTATATTTGTACTATGAATCCTTATAATAATAATAACTACTTACCTTCAGCATATAAATACATTAGCAAAATTAAAAAATAATTGATTATCCAATTTTTTTTCTTTAAATTTTTAAAAAAACAAACAATATGAATCAAAACACACAAAGAGATATTAATCTTGCATTAGAACAAAATAGGGGTGTAATTTGTATCCAAATAGCAGTAAGGGTAATATCACCTCATGGAGATGATTTTGTTTATGAAACAAATCCATGTATAGCAAATTCTTTAATAGAAATGGGTTGGAATAAAATTTAATAAAATAAAAAAAACAAACAATATGAACTTTACAAATGAATTCACAAAATTCTCAAAAGACTTGGGATTGAATGAAAAAGAAATTAATTCAGAAATTTCAATGATGACACCACACATTGTTGAAGAAAGAGAAAAAAGATTTGCAATCATGTCTGTTTTTGACAGATTAATGATGGATAGAACAATTTTCTTTGGAGGTCCTGTAACAGATACAGCAGCAAATGTAATAATTGCTCAATTATTATTTCTTGAAAATTTAGACCATAAAAAAGATATAATAATGTATATTAATTCTCCTGGTGGTTCTGTTCAAGCAGGATTGGCAATATATGATACAATGAATTGGATTTCACCAGATGTACAAACAATTAATGTTGGTATGTCTGCATCAATGGGTGCAGTTTTATTATCATCAGGACAAAAAGGTAAAAGATTCTCTTTAAAACACAGTAGAACAATGATACACCAACCTTTAGGTGGAACTCAGGGAAAGGCAACTGATATGGAAATCCAAATGGAAGAAATGAAAAAGTTACGTAAAGAACTTTATGATATTTTATCTATTAATACAGGTAAATCTTATGAACAAATCGCAGAAGATTGTAATAACGGTGATAAGTGGTTTACAGGTCAAGAGGCAGTAGAATACGGTTTAGTTGATGGATTAATCCTTAAAAAATAAGTTAATGTCATTATTTGTACAATTTACTGATTTTATTTTCCCATTTTCTTTTAAAAAACTTTCTTTTAAAAAAGAAGTTAAAGAAACCTTTGAAAAAATTAATTTAAATTTAGATTTATATAATCTTTTAAATAATTTTTCTTTCAAAGGTGTTTTTAAAGATTCTCAAATAGAATTGGGTTTAAATAATAAAACTTCATTGTGTGATAAAACACTTAAATATTTGACATTTTTATCTGTTACAAATAACTGTCAAGTAAGTAAAAAAATTGTTAATGATTATTATTTAAATAAATTAAATTTAGGTGTTTTTAAATATATCAAAATTGAAGATAATGAAATCTTTGGTAGTCATAGTGACAAATCAAAATGGAATAAAATAAAAATATCTAAATTATGTAGTTTTGTTAAGGATGATGTTTTAATACAGAATTTTATTACGAATTTCAAAAACCTTTTAAATATATCTAAGATTAATTATGATATTAAGGTTGTTTCAGGTGAAGAAATAACCTTTTGGTATTCAGAAAAAAATTATCATAAAGACAATTTTTTCTATGATGGTCCCAAAACAGTTTTAGGTAAATCTTGCATGAGAAATTCAAAACAAGGTTATTCACCAAAATTGTATGAACATAATCATGAAAAAGTTAATATGTTAATTGTAACTGAAAATGGTAAATTAAAAGGTCGAGCATTACTTTGGAGATTAGATAACGGTCAAATTTTTATGGATAGATGTTATTATTTAAATGAGGAAATCGAAAAATTAATGTATTTGATTGGTTTTTTAAATGGTTTTATTGTAAAACTTCATTACATAAACAGATATTGGAATGGTACAAGAATTGTTGAATATTTGAAATTAAAAACAACAATCAATAACCTTAATAATATAAAATATCCTTATTTAGACACTTTTAATCGAGATGATTTATTTAATCAAGTGGCACACAAAAAATCTAAAATTTTATTAACTAATTAAAATAAACTATATGAAAGAAAAATTAATTCAACTATTCCACAATTTTTTACCAAAAACAAGTATCCACAATTTAAGAATAAATGAAAATAATTTTTCATTTACTTTTATTTACGAAGAAAATAATGATGTAAAAAGTTTTGAACTTTTCGTTGAGTATAATCATGACCTAAGAAAACATTTCATAAGTTTTTATTATCCTTACATAGATGTTTGGACACAAAAAAACTTGCAATCCATTAATAGTATTGAATTATCACCAAAGGAATATGAAAATTTAAAAAATATGTTTGTTGACCATTTTAATAACCAAATAAATAATTTTTTACCAAAAATTTAAAATATTATGATTTTTAAAGATAAAAGATATATATCGTTCCCAAGAGAAAATAATGAAGATGTTTTATTTAAAACATTCAATTTGGGGGATTTAGGGTTTAATGATTATGATTATATTGTTGTTAATGCAACAATTAATAATGAAAATAAATTATCCATAACATTAAATGAAAATTCCAAAAAGGCAATAAAATTAATGGATATTCCAGAAGAGAATGTTAAACTTCTTTTGAAATCCATTAGAACCCATTTGAACGAACATAACATGATTATTTTTGAGGAAATTCAAAGACAACAACCAGTTAATTTAATGTATGGTGGTGGGGTTGCAGAACGTTTAAGAAGAAACATACTTGAAGATTATAATATTGATAATATTGATTTAAATCAATATCAAAATATTTTAATTAATAATATTGTAAGTATTGAAGAAGGTTTTGAATTTAGAAATATCTTTATTGATAACTTAAATAGGTTGGATGATGAAAATGAAGTTCAATCAAAGATTAAAAAATCTATTGTTTGGATGTTGCATGAACAAGTAAACATAGGAACTGTAAGAAACTTCAATGAAGAAAGAACTTTTTATTCTGTGAAGGGTGACAGAATAGTTAATTTAAATACTGTTGAAATGATTGAAAATTTGGGTATAGACCCTAATTTTGGAATTTATTCTGATATTCTTGTAGAAGTTTATGGTACAGTTGAATTACCGTTTAATAATCAAATAAACCATGTAATTTTATTTGAAGATAATTCGATTTGGTAATATTATTTATGATTAAATTTACTTTTAAATAAAATCCATTATCTTTCTAAGAAAATTTTAATATGTTTTCTTGGATTGGAGGTAAAAGTAGAATAGGTAAATGGATTAAAGAATATATACCAAACGATATTAATTCTTATTGTGAACCTTTTGGTGGTGCATTTTGGGTATATTTTAATTTAACTACCGAACAATTGAATAATTTAAATGAAGTTGTTTATAATGATATTAATCCATTAAATGCAAATTTGTTTTTATGTATAAAACATCACGAAGAATTTTATAATCATATTAAAGACATTCCTGCACAAGAAAAGGAAAGATTTGATTTTTATCAGAAAAATTGTTTTAATAGTGATTTTAAATATAATCCCGAAAAACCTGATTTTGAAATTGGATTAAATTATATATATGTTGTTACACAAGTTTTTTCTGGTACTAAACCTGAAACAAGTAAATTTGTTGATTTAAAAGGTAAATATAAATCAAAATTTTTAACTTTTAAAGAAAGACTAATAAAACCTGAATGGGTTAATAAAATTGATAAAATAACAAATATTGAATGTTTAGATTTTGAAGAAGTAATAAAAAAATATCCTGAATCATATTTTTATATAGATGCACCATATTTTAAATTGGAAGATTATTATTCAAATCAATCTTTTAATTATGATGACCATCTAAGATTGGGTAAGGTTTTGGATTCATTAAATAATAAAGTTTCTGTATCTTACTATGATTTTGAAGGTATTAACAATATATATAACCCTGATAAATGGATTTATTTAAATAAAGAGTTTGTTAAACCAAGTATGGCAAGACAAAATCTAAAACAAACAAAATCAATAGAACTATTGATAAAAAATTATTAAATGGATTTTTTTCCTATATTAATAGTATTACTTATTTTTGCATTTGCATACGGAATTTCTTTTTTAGAAACATCTGATGAATCTTTTACAAAATTTTTATCCACAAAAGATTCTTACATAGAACCAAAAAATCTACCAAAACAAACCCAAAAAAAATTAATAGAAGAATATTATTATTGGTTGATAAATTCTGAATATATTAATTTTAATGATTACAATAAATTTTTTCCTTATATAAAAGAAAATTTTAATCCACAAACCGAAAAACAATGGATAAGTATTTTGCATTTAATAAAAAAAGAACTTACTTGATTTATTAAAAATATTTTGTTAAATTTTAAAAAATAACTATAAAATGAAGGGAAAGGAATACGAACTCGAAAATAATTTCTTTAGAGTTAAGTGGGGATTTACGACTATAAATAATCCTGAAAGTTTTTACATCACCATTTGCGGGTGGGGTTTACCAATTTATGAAGATATTTTAGAAAGTAGAAAAAAAATAAGATTCTTTGAGGGTGAACTAAAAAAAAGAATTTATAAACGTATTGAAAAAGACAGTAATTTTAATAAGAATTTTATCTTAAATTTTGAATTTCCTGAATCAGGTTTAAAAAAAGATAAAAAAACTTATTTTTCTTTGGAATTGGTTTTTTATGTTAAAAATAAGAAACACATAAAAGATAAATTTTGGGTGGAAACAACTCAAAAAATAAGTAGAATATTAGAAAAATATTTTTCATCATCTAAAGATTTTTTATTTTATAAATTTAAATAATATGAGAGATTTAACTTACGAGGAAAATAAAATAGATAAAAAGGGAATATGTTTTTTTATTAAACAAGAAAAATATAAAACTGAAAAAATTAAAGTTGAAGATATTACATATAATGAATCTCAAACCAAATTAAAAGAAGATGGATTTATAATTATGAAATTCTTTCCTTATGGTACTGTAATAAATCATTTTGGTAATAAATTAAAAATATCACCAGGTTGTTTTGATTAATTTGCAGTTGTTTTATTTGGATTTTTTATTTACTTTTGTAGTATGATTTTAAAAACAAAAGATTTTTTTAATGTAATTTACTCCCTTTCCTTACAAGGTTGTAATATATCTAAAAAAATTATTGACATATTAGATAATCCCCATAATTATGATTTTATAAAAAATCACGGTAATTATTTGGATTTTGGTATAAATCCTGATGAAGTTTCATTAATACATTTAAAAAATATTAAAAATGATACTGATTCATGGAAATCAAAATCAAGATGTTCATTAAAGATTAATAAATTATTGAAAAATTTAGTTAATCCTTATGAATTTTCTTTTATTGATAAAGATATGGAAAAATTCTCAAATAAATATAAAAAAATGGTTAGTTCAGTTAAAAAATCAAAAGAAGTTAAAGTAAATAGAAATCAATTAGAACGTTTGAAAAAAATTGTTTCTATTCAATCCTATCATTCTGGTGAAGAAGGTATGATGGATAAATATATTACTGATTTCATAAGGGGGTTAAAAGGAATAACCTATTACATAGAAAAAGATGAATATGGTAATAAAAATTTCTTTATAACAAAAGGTAAATCAAAAGTTTATCCTTGTATTGTTGCACATAAAGATACTGTTCATAAAATAATTGAAAAATATAAAGTATATCACATTGGTGATACATTATTTGCAATTGATGGTTCTAAAATAGAACAATATGGAACTGGTGGTGATGATAAAGTTGGTATATTTGTGGCACTTCAATTATTATTGGAATTACCACAAGTTAAAATTGCTCTTTTCCATAACGAAGAAATTGGACAAATAGGTTCATATACTTGTACAAAAGACTTCTTTTCAAATGTAGGTTATATATTACAAGCAGACAGAAAAGGTAATGAAGATATTGTTCGTTATGGTGATTATACTGAATTATTTAATGATGAACAAGAATTACTTTTAACACCTACTTTTCAAAAGTGGGGATATAAAACAACTGTTGGTAGTAAAACTGATGTTGTTGCTCTAAAAAGGGAAGGTGTTAATGTTTTAATGTTAAATGCAAGTTGTGGTTATCATAAACCACATACCAAAGAAGAAGTAATTCAAATAAGTGAAGTTTTTAATACAATAGGTTTATTTAAGGATATAATAAATTTATTGGGTAATAACACTTATTTTCATGATGATAAGTTTAAATATGAACATTTATTTGGTGATAAACCTAATTCATTAGAACAGTTTAAAAGTAGTTTTAAGTGTAACGAGTGTAAATTAAAACCATTTGAAGAAGGTTTTAATTGTACTAAATGTGATAAATATAAAACTAAAAAAACTGAATCAAAAATAGATGGTAAATTTTTAGGTGAAGATGTAGTAAAATTAAATATTAAAGAAGATTTATTAAAAAATCTTGATAAATATAAAGAAACTGTTGATAATGATTCTGTTAAAATAGTTAATATGTTATTAGTTGGTAATCGAATTGGTTATCCTAAAGAATTCTTAAATGAAAACTATAATGATTATATTGCATATTCTAAAAAACAAGGTACTACCAACCTTTCTTACTTAAAAATAAAAACTTTTGAAGAATCAAAAGGAACTGTATTACAAATCCAAGACCCTTATATAACAACATCAAGAAAGTCTTGCAATATTAAAGAATTTTTAGAATTAACTTTTAGTCCAGACTTTTTAAAATCAATAATATTAAAAGAAGAAGATTATTTGAATTTTGAAAAAGAAATTACTTTTTTAAGAACTGGACAATACCCAATTAATTTCAATAAAAATTTAACAACCACAGTTGATTAAATTTGCATTTTAAAAAATTGAAAAAAATCATTAAATTTACATTATGAGAAAACCTACAAGTAAAGTTACAAAAATTCTTAATTTATCACATAAAAAGGCATTAGAATTGGGTGACTATGAAGTTAAACCTGAACATTTTTTATATTCTTTGATTATAAATGATGAAGATTGTTCTTTTGTAAATTATATAAAAGATAAAGGTATTTTAGATAATCTTTTAGTTAGTTTAGAAAAAACTTTTTCTTTAAATAATAATTCTAAAAAATTAAGAGTATCTAAAGAATTAGATGAAATTTTCAACATTGCATCTGAATATGAATATAAAAAGTCAAAAGATACTTACACAACAACTGATGTTTTATTTGCATCTTTAATTCATAAAAACAACAATATTTATAAAATTTTAAAAAACCACAACATGACAAAAGAAACTTTCACAGAAATCGAAACCAAATACAAAACAGTAGTATCACAAATGGGTGGTGCAACAGAAGGTGATGAAGAAGATGATAAAAAAGAAAGACCAACCAAAAATACTAAATCTAAAACACCTGTATTAGATTCTTTTGGTGTGAATATTAATAAAAGGGTTGAAGAAGGTAAAGTTGACCCAGTAATTGGTCGTGATGTTGATATTGATAGAGTTTGTCAGATTTTAGGTAGAAAAAAGAAAAATAATCCAGTAATCGTTGGAGAACCAGGTACAGGTAAAACTCAATTAGTGTTTGGGATTGGTATGAAAATTGTCAATAAAACTGCGCCTAAACCACTTTTAAATAAAACACTTTATATGTTAGACCTGAATTCTTTAATAGCAGGTACTAAATATCGTGGACAATTTGAAGAACGTATTAAGGCAATTCTTGATGAATTAGAAAAAAATTCTGATGTTATTCTATTCATTGATGAATTACATACTATTGTTGGTGCTGGTTCTGCAGCAGGTAGTTTAGATGCTGCCAATATTCTAAAACCAAAATTAGCAAATGGTGATATACAAATCATTGGGGCAACAACTTTAGAAGAATTCCGTACAATTGAAAAAGATGGGGCATTGAAACGTAGATTCCAAATGGTACAGTTAAATGAACCAAATCATGAGGACACTATAAAAATTCTTAATCAAGCAAAATTTACTTATGAAAATTTCCATAAAGTAACTTATTCAGAAGAAGTTGTTGAAAAAATTGTTCAATTATCATCAAGATATATTACTGATAGATTTCAACCTGATAAATCTTTTGATATTATGGATGAAATTGGGTCAAGATTAAAAATGACTCAAGTAACTCCTGAAAAAATTAAAAATTTAGAAAAAGAAATAGAAATAGTGGTTAAAGAGAAACAAACCGCAGTGAAAAATCAAAATTATGAAGATGCAGGAAAAATTCGTGATAAGGAGAAAAAATTAAGAGATTCACTTGAGTTAGAACAAAAAAAGTATGAAGAAAGATTAGACAAACTTCGTATTGAAGTTACCGAAGATAATGTTTATGAAGTTATTTCTTCAATAACAAATATTCCTGTACAAAAAATGACTGAAAATGAAAATAAAAAATTGTTAACATTAGATGAAACAATTCAGTCTAATGTAATCGGTCAAGATGAGGCAGTGAAAAAAGTGGTATCTGCAATTAAACGTAATAAATCAGGTATTCGTAAACATAACAGACCAATAGGAGTATTTTTATTCGTAGGACCGAGTGGAGTGGGTAAAACTGAATTGGCAAAACAAGTTGCAAAAGAAATGTTTGGTTCAGATGAAAATGTTATCAGAATGGATATGAGTGAATACGGAGAAAAATTTAATGTTTCTCGTTTGGTTGGTGCTCCTCCAGGATATGTTGGTTATAATGAGGGTGGTGAATTAACCGAAAAAGTTAGAAGAAAACCTTATTCAGTAATTCTTTTGGATGAAATTGAAAAGGCACACCAAGACATATATAATATTTTCTTACCAATGTTTGATGAAGGACATTTAACAGATTCAACAGGAAGAAAAATAGACTTCAAAAACACCTTAATTATTATGACTTCAAATGTTGGGGTTAGAACATTAAATGATTTTGGTGGTGGTGTTGGATTTAAAACATCAAACAGAAATGAAGATGAAGATACAAAATATGTTCTTGAAAAAGAACTTAAAAAGAAATTTTCACCTGAATTCTTAAATCGTTTGGATGAAGTTGTTTATTTTAAATCTTTGGATAAAGAATCTTTATTAAAAATTGTTAATATACCCCTACAAGATTTGACAAAACGTGTAAATGATATGGGTTATGGTATAGAAATTTCAACAGAAATGAAAGAATTTTTAATAGAAAAAGGATATGATTCTAAAATGGGGGCAAGACCTTTAAACAGGGCAATTCAAAAATATATTGAAGATTCAATTGCAAATAAATTATTGGATGGTTCTTTAGAAGAAGGTGATATATTAACTGTAAGTGTTGATAAGGAAAAAGAAGAAACCATAAT